TTGGTCACGGTCGCACATCTCCTTTCCTCGCTTTCTTCCAAACCAGTGTTTCAAACTTGCAAGCAAGGCAATAGGAAGCACTATAAGTATCAGTTTCAGCCAGTTCATGAAGTACCTCGCGATTGCAGTTAGCGCACCTCTTCTTGCGCATGCTCGTGTACCGAATGGTTTTAGTAATCGGTTGCAGAACATCGTCCAAACTCATTTACATTCCTCCTTTTATAAATATCGTGAAACGAACGAAATCGCCAGATTAGCCAGAACACTGCCCAGAAATAACGCCAGTGCGGAATACGTAGAGAACTTGGCAACGAACCCTATCTGCCACTTCTCCAGCTTCAGTACTCTTGCGTCCAGCCCTATCACGGCCGCCTTAACATCACTCACCGCGCCGAGCAATTCGACACGATAATCATCGCGCGTCTTCTCAATCACTTCATGCTCCTTGGAATTGACCGTGATTAGATTGGTCAACCGTTCCAAGATGATGTCTGTATTGACTTTGCTATGTGTGCTTTCTTGTTCCATATCCCCTTTATGGTTAAATTACATTAAGATATTTCCTGAATGAATAATTACCGCCGACATCGGCAATGGCCAGCTTATCACCTGCGTTAAAGTCCAAAACCACGTGCGTGCTGGAAGTATAAGCCGTGCTTGTGTACGGATTAGTGCCGCTGCCGCCGGTAACGCTCACCAATACGTCATTCAGCCAGAGACAAGTTACGCCCAAAATGGTTCTGGTTATCTTCCATTTGTACCACGTGTTGATAGTGATATACGCAGCCGCGGTCTCCAAATGCACCGTACCGGTCAACCGCGCTATCTGCACCGTCTCCGTTGCTGTGAACGCCAGCTTGTAGCCGCTGCCAGCTATGCTCGTTGGCGAATCGCAGATGAACGCTATATTCATAGTTCCAGCGTCACTCCCCTTGTACGCCCAGCCCTCCCACGTACCATACGCCGCCTCTGATGTACTGCTTTCACCGAATATCGAGGTCGGAAGCGACAATAGCCCGGCCGTGGTACATTCTATTACCTTGACCAGCTTGCCTTGGATAGTGTCCGTTGATACCTTGTAGCGCGCTGTAGCATCCCCAAACATGAAATTACTCCGGTCGAGATATTGTGAAACTACGCCGCCTTCCGCTGCGATACTCGCCTTAACACCCCAGTCAGTTTTGAAATTCTTCTTGGAAAACGTCATTAAGCCGACATCATCGAACTCTGCGTAACCGCCTGAAACAGTCGCACTGCATAAGAACCGTATCGGATTGAAGCTTGAGGCCAGCTTAGCCGTACCGACAAACTCGAAATACTGCCACGTATTCGCCGTAGTCGAGGTCGCTACCGTTACACCATTGAAATTAACGTAAGCGTAGTTCGTACCATCACCTCTGAACCAGCCCCACACCTTAACGTACTCACCTACAGGGTATCTTAGGGAGCTGACACTGTTCTTGGCATACGCAGCGTTGGTGTCAGACCGGGCCACCCTCAAACACTGCAATCCACTGTGCGGAGTTGTGGTTTCTTTCGTTACCGTAGCGTTATTACCGGCCTCCCAGAACCCCGAAATCCCAGAACCCTCCATATCATAATCGTAGAACTGATTGTCCTTGTCGCGATTGAATCTGGAGAATGGCATTGTCGGCCACGTGGTATTATTCAACTCGGCGCAAACTGCCGCCATCTCGGAAGCGGTCAATACGCGACTGCATAGCAATACATCAGCAATGGTATTCTGTGAGTTCTGCGACCCGGAATAGATATTACCCAGAATCAATGGCGCGTCATCGGCCGCTATTGTTACAGCACCCGAAAAATTACCAATTGACAGCCCATCAACATACCCGATAGGCGTTCCGCCTGTAGCAAAGGTAACGCCGATACACCGCTTGTTATTCAAGCTTGTGGTAATCGTTCTGTTATTAGTCCCATCAGAAAACACCAATTGCGTGGCGTTAAGATATAAATCATACATCGTTCCGCCTGCGTCTTTTTTGGAGACCAGCGTTTCAGTCGCCGTCTGCGAATTGAAATTACCAAAAACTATAACCGTTCCCGTAGTCAGCCTTAAATTGGAGCTATCCGCAATCGTTTCGAGCGAGGTAATCAATGGGAATGAAGCGCCTCTGTATCCCAATACCACCGATGTCGGTGTGCCGTGATTGCTGTCACCCAAATCCTGAAAATGACCGGCACGGTATGCGCGCCAGAGTTTTAGCACCCCCTCAGCTTTTAATTTTGCTAATACTGATTGTGCCATATAAGTAATAATTAAGCGTATTGATTCAAATGCTTTTCCTTACTCAAAACAAGACTAACCGGTAATCCTTTTTTAAATCTTTTCCATAGGGTAGTAACCGCCATGTCTAATTCTTTCGCCCATTGGCTAATCGTTAAACTTTTACCATCGTAAATCAATCTACGATTATTACTTCTATTATTTGCTTGTTCTTTAGGAGTAGCCCATCGACAATTTTCTTTACAATAATTGCCATCATTATTTATCCTATCCAAAGTTAATCCCTTAAAAAATCCAGCTTCCATATCTTTTTTAAAATTATCAAAAATCTGCCAACTATCACTTATTTCTATTCCTCGTCCGCCATATCTTTCATATCCTGAAGCTGTTTTTTGATAACATCTGCATCTCATCCCCAACCATACTTTATACAGATTAGTTCCTGTGCTTCCGTGAGTTACAAATCTTTCTTTTGCCCACATTATTGCCTTTTCCTTGGTTATACAACCACAGCTTTTAGTGTGTTCATTGTGTAAATTATATCCATAAATTATCTTTTTATTTCCACATAAACAACGACACAACCAACGAGATTGACCTCGCTTATCAGACTCTACTCGTTTTACTACCCTCAACCTTCCAACTGTTTTATCTTCCCAATTTATACTCTGCATATTAAATCATGTTTAACTGCTTTCTCGTAGTCAGATAATTATCCAGTATCTGGAGCGGTGTCCAGTTCTCGTATGAACACTTGAAATCGTACATCTCGCCGTCCACCATTACGCCGTCACCTGCACCGATTGTCATAGCATTGGTTGTAGAGCCGTATGCGGCGGCTGTGTCTTGCGATACTTGTACGCCATTGACATACCACGTCTGGATAGTACCGTCATGCACCAGTGTGAAGTTCACAGGCCTGCCGTCACCAACTGCGCCAGTTGCTAATTGAGAGGTAAGACTTCCTCCACTAATCATTTCCGCTTGAAGCGATGTGGTCGCGCCAGCCTTTAAAATCTTCATTCCATCAGTCGCGCTCTTCTGCCAGATAACACGCTGATTTAATACCGCTGTGGTATTCAGCAACAAAAAGAAACTCAACGTGAAACCCGTTGCCGATGACGTGATATTAACCGTTGTTGGAACGGTCAAGTACTTGCTCACCGCCGTTGAGAACTGATACCCTCTGCACTGTTTCTTCACTAGCCCGCTAACATACGTGGCGTGATTGCCACGACCTGAAGCGTCCAGCACTTTCAAGTTGGTCGGGTCGTGGTACTCCATTGTCATCGGGTAATGCACCTGCAATTTATAACGTACGTGTAAGTCGCGTTAGCGAAGTAATCCAACGCCTCTTGCGTTGTGAGCTGCGCCGTCCAGAATTTCAAGTCGTCCATTATGAAGTTGCCATAACCTGTAATATATCCAACCTGAATATCATTACAGTCAATCGCGGTCGCCGTGTCTATCTCAACAAAGCTCTTAGCCGTGGTTATAGTAGTCGTTGCCACGCCATTCACTCTGATTGTCGGAGAAGCAAACCCCGTAGCGGCTAACGTACCCGCTGAAACGGAAATGCTGTGCGAAGAGGTCAACTTGATAATCTCCTGCGTGGTGGTTGTGAGCGTTATCCAGAATGAGATTGTCTTGATTCCCAGCTTGGTGTTATAAACAACCTTTTGACTGCCTGAAAACAATGCTCCGCCGTCATTATAAGTAAGCACTCCCGTAATCGTACCTCCGTTTTTGGCAATATCAATAGCATTGCTGAATCGTTCTGAGAACGTACAGCCTCGGGCGCGTTCGGCCGGTGTTGAGTATTTATTCAACAGCATAATTTATTTGTTAGCGTTTTCCGCGTCTATCTCAGCGATAATCTCCACAAAGTAGTCAATGGGGTAATGCTCGTTATTGGCGTACTTGCCGAAGATGTAACCCTCCATTACGGAATTTGCCAAAGCACGGCGGTCAGTCGCCTCGTCCCACTCTTTCAATAAGTTGGCTTTAATTTCAGCCCGCTTATCTTCTGTCTTCTCCAACGGCTCGGAAGCCACTGCGTTTACATCGTTCATAAAATTGTAATGTTAAATAAGTTAGACAGCAGCTAGCGCGCCATCATCAGTTCTCGGAATATAAATAACATACCATTTCATATCAACATCCGTGTCAGCATCTCCATTGAATAAGAACTGAATATAAGTCGCAACTGCCAGTTTCTTAGTAAGCCTGACAATAACATTAGATGCTAAATCCGTTAAAGCTCCTGCGTCATTATTGTTTCGCGCCAAAGCCACTGTCGCAGACGCTCCGTTTTTAAACACAACGTCTCCTACGTTGATGCCTGAACAATCAAGCGGCGTGCCGCTGTCCGTCAATTCTAAAGTGGCAGTTCCGTCATATAGAGCGAGTGAACAAGCTGCCAAGTCCGTGGCATTCGTCGCTTCTGTGCAAACTCCGTAAATACCAACAACATCAACAGTGCCGGTTAGGGAAAAAACATTATCAGCTTGCGCTCCGTCACCATTGCACGTGATAGTTTTTGTCACCAATAGACCACCTGTCCGCCGCGTAATCGAATTGATGGAGTTCGTTACCGGCAATGCTGGAATCGGTGAATTTAGTCCTATGCCTTTCATATAATTATATTGTTAATTACAAAGCCTTTCTCTTGGATTTAAGGATAGCGGTATTGGTCGAGCCTGAATACACCACTTTCCAACGACTAAACCTTGCGCTGTTATTATCCGAATCTAAGATTCCCGTCATCGTACCGTTAGTCACCGTGAACGAAGAAGCTCCCGTAGCGTCCGCGTTCCTATCGTACAACGCCTTGGTATCATCAACCCAATCCGCGTTGGTCTGGTCTTCATCATTAGTGGATTCATGCGTTAAGGTAATAGTGCCGTCCGCGTCAATGAATTTATACGATGTCGATTCGTCTTTTGTACCGTCATTGGAATAACCTAAAGCAGACGGATAATATACCGTAGCCGCGGCTACATTGGTTGTATCTACCCAGCTGTCAGGAATAGTCTGATACGATAGCGGGTTGATGTTGTCAATTCTCTGCGAATCACTTGAATTTGTTATGGTTCTTTCAGGACCTTGCTGGTACACGACAAATGTATCACCGGCAGAAGCAGCCATTCCAGTTACCGTATATGTAGACACTCCGCTTGTCGTTGAAACAGCAATGACATGAGAATATGGAGTTATAGTCTCCTGATAAGCACCGGCAGAACTGAATCTGTCAATCTTAATCAAAGCAGCTGGATTGGGAGTGAAATTATGTCCGCTCACGGAAAACTGAGTAGCTGCGACATAGAGCGTAGTTCCAAGCCTAAAAGAATTCAATGAATCAAACACGTAAGTCATGAAACCGCCTCCACCAACTCCTCCACCACCCTCGTCATACACTCGCTGCCTGCCGTATATGTCAAAATAAGGACGTACAATAGCACCAGTCGCGACGGCAGCAGGCTTTGACGATGACGCTATAAAATTAGTCTTACTGATGTTGGTATAAACAATAATCGTATCAGTCGCTCCAAAAACAGCACCTGCAACGGTAACCGTAGTCGGGTCTGTGCCTGCAACCGTTATGGTTACATCATCCCTACTGTAAGAAGCAACCACTACTCCAGCTGCACTTATCTGCCTGATTAACTCAATGTCCTCGCTCTTTATAGCGGCAACTCCAACAGGCAAAGTTGCGCAAGTAAACGTAGTGTCACCGGTCCTGGCAGTAACAAAATCCCCATTGGTTCCAAGCGGTTTTCCAACGTAGGCGTTAACATTGATTGAAGTCTGGTCAACATTGACATCTCCAGACATGGTAGCTGTGGTCCTCACCGCTTCGTTCCCGTTAATGTCCGTAATAATGGCATCCGCTATGTTCTTAGTGGTTCCATCTTCCTTAATGACCCTGCCTGTAGCAGGGTGCATGTTTGGTAGTTCTTGAGAATACTCTCCCATATTGTTATAAGTTAGGTTTTTTATTAAAAGCTCTAGTTTTAGCGTTCTTAAATGTTCCAGCCTTAAACAGATTACTATTGCGTTTCTTCTTTTTGGGAATGACGTTTATAAGGTCATTGTTAGTCTCTGAGTAGATTATTATATGTATTGTGTCTTTCATACGTTAGAGGTCAATTTTGAGCCTTAAGAGAGGTGTTTATTGGGGGTTAGAGGGCTAGGTATTTCTACCCAGCCCCAAAAACCATCAACAAACTTAGGACTACGGAATGTTTGTAAGTTTCTTGATAGCGTACGGATTAACTACATTACCTGCAATGCGAGAAACAACACGGACAGCTGTTTGGTCATGGACAACTAAATATTTTTAACAAGCCAGTTTTTTATCTGACTTTTCACCAGTTTTATTCATATCTGGTGGTCGGCATATATCATAATCCATTAAACTAATGGATTGAGGACGCTCGTGGAGTCATTATCGTCCCGGAGGGACTCGGACTCTATGCTCTGAACCTTCTAAGCCATTACTGGCAAAGCTAGGCTGCTGATAACCCATTTCAGGGCTTCCCAGCAATTCATCCTCTTTATACTGCACTTGTACGATGTACCAGTTAATGCAGTCTCAGTGTCCTGAGTTACCTTCACTGTCATAGACTTGCGGTCGCCCAACCAATAAGCCTGCTTCAAATCGCCAAAGGCGATAACTGACTCAGGCAGATTGTTGTCTTCAACGACTTGGTCAATTATGTTATCGCAAGAACTCTTTATTTCTTGCTTCACTGATTTTATTTATAGTCAGTGTTCAGACTATATCATCACCTTTTTCAAGGTGGACGGCACTCTTGGGGGAAATTATCATCCACTACGTGGACTCATCCCCTAGTCGTTGGACCTTCTAAACCATTACTGGTAAAGCTTGGCTGCTGATTGCCCTGTTTTGAAACAGGGTTTTCCAGCAATTCACCGTCTTTTCTGTTATGATTACGCATAACAGGGACTACCACTTAATCCGTGCCATGTCGGGGGCTGGCCAGGAGCAATCGGGTCGCTCCACAAAGGACGTGAATTGGAATCCACCATCTTGCGGAGTTCTCGAATGTTGTTCCTGTGCGCGAAGAACTTTGCATTGCGATGATATTTCGCAGGCAAAGTGTACTCGAGGTCTACCATGTTGGCATAACTCAAGTTGCCAGAACATGCTATCGTTCCAGGATTGGCGGAAGTATTGTAGCCGGTAGGCTCAGTAGTTCCGTTACCCGCTGTGATAACACGGTCTTCTTCGGTTCCAATCGCTTCAGAGAACAAAGTAACAATGAACTTAACGATGTCGATGCTATCAGAATCTTCTACCAATTCGTCCGAGATGTACATTCAATTTGTTATCGCAAAAGCTCTTTATCTTCTGCTTCTTACAGTTTCCTGTAAGGTCGGACTATATCATTATCTATTTTATTTTAAACATACATTGACAATATGGACATTGAATTTCTCCTTGATGTTTGTACTTCAATACAAGCTCTAAGTTTTCTGGTCTGTTATCAGTTTTAATTCCGTTTCTATGATGGACCTCTTCGTAATGAACAAGTCTTCTTCCAAGTTTCTTTTCCATTACCAATCTATGTTCTAAAACTCGTCCGTTAACATTGGCATCTGGATGCTCTGGAATCAATACACCGATATATCCGCCAGTCATTTTGGCTCTTCCTCCTTTCCATAACGGATGCTTATCACCAATTCTTTTTTCTGCCATTCGTTTTATAATTATACTAGTTTCTTTAGTCAACCCTTTACTCCATGAAGCTTTTCCCTTTTTAAACGAAGCAAAACTTTTGTTGAAATTATCAATTACTAATGGGTCAGAGTGATAACATTTCTGTGAACAGTAAAGGCCTCTTCCGTCTTTGAATTGACTTTCTGTTATCCAGAACTCTTTTCCGCACATAACACATTTCACAAAATAACTTAGCGTTCCAAGTCTGTTTGTCTTTTTATCAAGGATTATTCTTTCTCTCATACAATATCACAATTAGTTTATAAATAATTGTATTATATATAATGAGAGTGTAATTGTCAATTGTCAAAGTTCAAAATAGATATTCGGTTTTCGTGAGTGGATATATTCTATATATATAGTTTCACCACCTAGTCTCTGAACCTTCATTGGCCATTTAAGCCAAAGCTTGGCTGCTGATTGTCCTGTTTTGAAACAGGGTTTTCCAGCAATTTACCGAATTTTTAACTATACTTTTCAGTATAGTGCCACAATGTATTTTTATGGCGGCCATCTTTTTGACGGTCAAAGTCGCCTCATCGAACGTAGCTGTCGTTGTGCTTTTCGCGGCATTCTCAGCCGTCCAAGCTACTTTCGGGCCAGATGTCAATGTCGGAATCTTCATGATGTCCCTCTTCATCGGAACCACCGTAACTTCATTCAATTTTGTTATAATAGAAGTTCTTTATCTTCTATGTCACTACATTACTGTAGCGTTCAGACTATATCTTCACTTGAACTTTACTTATAATGATTATACATATACAATATATATATAATAATTAAACTTAGATAATATGTTGAGAAAAAAGATTGTTAATTTTTGCATTGATTGCAATAAACAAATTCCCAAGAAAAATCTTAGATGCGCATCTTGTAACTATAAACTTCCTGAACGTGGAGCAACAATCTCTAAAAGACAGATGTTATCAGGTAATCCAATGTGGCGTGGGGGCAAGTTTAATACAGCAGACGGATATGTTAAAGTAAAAATGCGTAATCATTATTTATCAGATTCTAATGGATACGTTCCCGAACATCGTTTAATAGCTTCTATTAAATATAACAAGCAATTAACTAAACAAGATGTTGTTCACCATCTAAACGGCATTAGAAATGACAATCGCCCAGAAAACCTTGTGATAACAGACAAAAAGGGAAATGGTGAGAAAACATTTATTAAATGTCTTCAAGAACATATCAAATTTCTTGAGTCTCAACTATCTAAGTTGTAAAGAGCTAATGTCGGGCACTCGTGGATAGGTTATGTTCTCAATTAAGAGGTTCACTATCTAGTCGTTAGAGCGTCATAAGATTTTAACCTCATGCTTGCTACGGGATTGTCCTTGTTAGGGAGTTTCCCCGTTTAACCCGATTATCCTTGCTTACGCAAGGGCGCAATGTTGTTTACGCATATACATCTCGTTGGACAAATCGCGAACTACCTCGGAAACAAACTCATCCATTTATGTTATCGCAAAAGTTCTTTATCTTTTGCTTCACTAGTTTTATGTATATCTAGTGGTCAGACTATATCATCTTCTTGTACTTATCTTGCTATGACATTTTTTACAGAGAGTTAATCCATTGTCCATATTCCACATTTCTTCACAGTCCATTACTTGCTCAAAGGTTTTAAAGTTATTTTCTGAAAATATCTTAGAAAAACCTTTGATGTGATGTGCTTCTAATTTACCACCTCTAACGTTGCAGTCTTGACAAGTGTAATCATCTCTCTCGAAAACAGACTTAATCCATTTCTCATATTTTTCTGAATTTCTTACTCTCATTACTAGAGGCTTTCTTCCGTCAATATAAGCAGGATTATTTTTTCCAGTAAGCCATTTGTGCTTTTCGGACATCATCTTTCTATAATCAGGATTTTGCCAAAGTAGTTTTGTCTTATTGGATTTTCTCTGTTTTTCTTTGGTCTTGTCTGAGTGATGTCTTCCCTTCATTCCTCCTATTCCAGCTAATACTCTTTCTGAAGACAATCTTCCCCACCATTCTGGCATCTTTTTACCCTTATTCCATGCAGGATGTCCAAAATGAGCAAGACTAACTCTTTTTCTCTGTTCTAATGTCATCTTAGAGCCTTTACGCATATAATTTAATTATTTATTATAATTACATTATACAACATATCAGCTACAAATTCAAGAAGTTGGGCACTCGTGGAGGGATTATATTCTTTTAACAAGTTTCACCCTCTAGTCGTTGAGCCTTCTAAAGATTTTAACCTTTAGCTTGGTTGCTGATTATCCACTTAGTGGACGTTCCAGCAGTTCACCCAATTTTCATACTTATTTAGTATGCCCCAATGAATCGTTTAGGGAAAAGATATCCTCCATCGGCAGCAGTCATTATGTTATCGCAACTTTTTTAATTTTGTTGCATCTGCATATTACTATGCAGTTCAGACTATATCATTACTGCTAGTTAACAATTAAACTTGACAAATAATTTCTCCAATACTCTCTGTTTGAATTTGTTTTAGAATGACACACATTACACAATGAAATGAGATTGTTAATGTTGCTATTCTTTTTATCATAATCAATGTGATGAACGTTTAAAGACTCTCTTAGGTCTTTTTCGTTAACTCCACAAATCATACAGACTCTATTGTCTCTGTCTTTAACAATGTTCTTAGTATGTTCGTTAAAAGAGGTTGTATAAGGTTCAAACGACTTTCCACACAGCCATCTTCCGTTTTTATCGCCAACGTGCTTTGTCTTGTCTCTTAGTCCAGGATTGTTTGCGTAATTCATTTTAACAACTCTACTGTTGTCATAGTCTTTACACCGTTTGCTACAATACTTACCACCCCTTTTTGCATCTTTAACTTTAATCATAACCCTTGTTCCGCAAACCATACATTTTATCTGAACCTTTCCACCCTTCCAATTAGGATTAAGTTTTCCAACAAGAGAAACACGTTGATACTCACCTCGACAGCTGTTAGAACAATAAGTTCCCTTTCTTAAATTGTCATAATCCCATTTTTTTATTCTGAAAGGCTTATGACAATTAACGCATTCCATTACATAGCCAATTCCTCTGGCAGTTTTTATCTTTTGGAGAATCTTTCTCATAAATACAATTTAATTATTATACAATAATTTTAAAGTAATTATGAGAATTAGTCAAGTTTAATTGTTAACGAGCTAGTAATCGGCACTCTTGGGTCTGTTATATTCTGCTATACGCAGTTTCAAGACCTAGTCGTTGAACCTTCAGTCGCCATTTAAGCGAAAGCTTGGCTGCTGATTGTCCTTTGAAAAAGGAGTTCCCAGCAATTCACCGATTTTAATGAGGGCTTCTGCTATCTAACCCTCGGACAAAGCTTTCATGACGGTCTGGTTGTTCTGAACCATGGCCTGAAAGAATCCGATGATTTTCTCTTGTACTGTCAACTGATTGACATCTTTCTTCATCAAGCCTGCAAGGTCAATTAGAGAGGCGGTCTTAGCGTCAATCCCGTTATCTTTGCTTGTGGCCTGTTTGAGCTCAGCAATTGACTTTCTCAACTCATCAATACCCAAGGATTTGAGAATCTTCTGTGCTGTTTCGTCAATCACTTCCTCGCTTACACCTTCTTCCTTCACTTCTTCCTCCGTTGTTTCAGGAGCGGCTCCCTCATCTTCGATGTAGGTTTTACCGTTGATTGTAATTTTCTTACTCATATTTTTCTATTCAACTTGTTTAAAGCGTAGCAAGATTGCCCCGCTATTTTTTGTAGAACCCGTAAAACTATTTGGTCTGATGTCTCCATCTGACCTATGGTTTTCTGCTCCATCCGTTTTTGGGGTTCTGTCCGACCTTTAGCTAAACTCTCGTTCTTGTTAAAGGGTTTTTGAGCTTTGGAAGCGTCATTCATTGCTGATGACTCTTCTAAAAGTTTCTCAAGTACCTGAACTGAGTTCTTTTGAGCAGTTATCGCTTGGTTAATTACTTCAATGTTTTTAGTTGACAATACTCTTCCTTCCTTTAATTTCAGATTAAATGCCTTTGACTGTATAGTGCTTATCAACTCTCTCTGTTTCTTTATCTTGTCAAGACTCTTTACTAAAGCCACATCAAGACTGACCGCTTCTTCTTCCGATATCACTTTGGCGTATTCAACCAACTCTTTAATATGTGCACCTGACATTCCTTCTGTGTCATCAATAACCTTGTTAAGATTATCCGTGTCAACTGAATCAATGGAATCTCCTATGAATTTTACAATCATCTCTGACCTCAATGCCTTATTAGGAAGTCCGAATTCAAGCACTTCATGGAATCTTCCTGGTCTGTCAATCAATGAATCAGGCAGGTTCTCAGGATTGTTTGACGTAAGGATTGTAAGGATAGCTTTGGTGGAATTAAGCCCGTCAAGTTCAGTCTTCAACGCATCAATAACATAATCCTTAATCCATGTATCAATATCTTCAAACAAGATGATTGCAGGAGCAATCTTCCTAGCTAAAGAATAAGCCAAACTTATACATTCAACCGCTCCGTAAGCCCTTAAATCCTTGCTTGATACCCAGATGAACGTAGAATCAGAACTATTCATTATGGCTCTGCACGTTTTAGTCTTCCCTGTTCCTGGCGGTCCCATGAATATCATTCCTCGACTGGCGAACTCAATGCCCTTCTTAACCATCTGACTAGATGTGTTCACGATTGATTTCTTAACTACTGCATCTAGCACAATATCATCAAACCGTTCATCAGTCTTAACCAAGAACTCACCGCTTAGAGCAAACATTTCTCCTTTTAGTTTATTGTTCTTCTCTGCGTAATCTTCAATTAACTTCTTTATGTTCTTATTGAAATCCTTGTCATTTCTGGAAGTCAATATGTCGACACTCATTCCTCCCCAGACTGGCTGATACTGTACAACAAAACCCTTTCCTTCGTTTTCGTAATACTGAGTTCCTTGAACAAGGAAGTCGTCTGAACTAGATGAGTTCAATTTAATGACTTCAGATAATGGTGGAATTTCATTTCCACTCCACAAATCATATCCCCTAGTGCCTTTCAAGTTATATCCAGACAATATATTCTTTACAGCATTTAAGTAATTTCCAATCATCGGAGACGGAACGAATGTACTATTAACAAATACGTCCTTCACGCTGCACTCAAGATACTTTGTGTAAATCTTAAACATCGGGCTATTTGTTATCGACGGAGCATTTTCAATGTCGAACGATTTTGATAACGACTTGTTCCATCTCTCCTTATACTTAAACTCCCTCAAGCCAGTCTCTTCTATCACAACCTCCTCATCTTCATTCCCCTCTTCAGGCTGAACATCTAATGAATGAGTGTGAGCAACTTCTCCAGCTTCTTTTACAATAAAATTTTCAATGTCATGATAGTGCATTTCAACTTCATTGGTTTTTCCGTTTCCAGATTCTTTACCGAACTCAGCCTCGTGCGTGTGTCCATTGGTTTCTCCCGTTTGCATCTTCATCATTTCAGGCTTATCGCTTTCAGACTCTTCTGCGTCTTCGGCAGGCTTATCCATTGGCATGTCTTCAGGGACCGTTTCGTCAGGCAATGGAACGTCCTCTTCTCCTATAGCTTTAATGTCAGGATGTTCTTCAACCCAAGTTTTCGCATCTTCTAACGTCCGGCCCTCATCTTTAGAGAAAACAAGCGATTGGATAGTTGTTGACTCTTCTCCGATGAGCTTTCCAATAACAGCATTGATTGATGGCTTGTCTTCTTTTATGGCAATGGTTCTAAAAGAATCTTGCTCGAATAATTCAGGGTTTTTGACTCTATACCTTACCTCTGTTTCAGAATCATCCCAAATCTTTTCATCAACACCTTCTTCGGGTGCTTCAACAACTGGCTCTTCGACTGGCTGTTCAGTTAACTCGTCATATTCTTTAGTTACCCACTCTTTTATATTTTCTATAACATCATTATCAACACTCTCCAATTCTTTCTTGCAACTCTTTAAAGAAGTCAAAGCATAAGGGTTGGCAGGAACGGCAACTGCTGAAACCTCAAGCAGTTGATTCTTCTTGATTTCTACGTTAGATTCCTTGGGAATAAAGCCAACACTCCAAGCAGTCAAAAAACCCTCTTCATACATCTTGCTTATCTCTTGGGCAAGTTTTGTGATGTTATGAAACTTTGGCGTGAACGTAACTTGTCCGTTCTCAACCTTAAGATTCTCTGCAATTCCAATCGTATACTGAGGCCTGTAATCATGGCCTGCCTGAAGGACTGGATTATTTTGAAAATGCTTAAAATCCCAATCTTCAGCTTTCAAAGAATCTCCGACTCTATCCTTATTCTCAGTTGACGCAATCGCAAGCAGTGAACCATTCTTCTGTCTTTTGGTTATCGCTTTTAAGTATTTCTTGTCCATACTGTTATACAATTATTATCTATTTAAAAATTGGAGCTATTAAGCATCTGCATTGCGGGTGAAGCGGTGGAGTGTCTAACGTGTCCCAGCTATTTGTTATCTCGCCTCCATCAACACCTTCAAGGTCGTCACCCTTACCTGCGAAGCCTTCCTCTAACGATACTGTTTTTCCATCCATTTCTTGACAAAACTCACAAGCGTCAGGGTTGACAACCCATTCCTTTCCGTCAACAACTCCTGATTCTTTATAAACATCGAGAGTGGCTTGCTCGCTGTATCTGGCTGTCTCGGTTCTTGCTATAGACATAGCCCTGCCCTGCTCTGCTTCGTCAAATAAATCGGAAATTCTCTTGGCAAGTTTTTCGTTACTCTCTCCATTAGCGATTCCTTCAGACAATCTGCCCCTTATCAAACTATTAGTAGTGTCAGTTATCTTGCCGGCAACTTTAGACGTGGCTTTCTTGATATATTTTTCAGGAGTAATTTCTGACGTGTCAACGTCTGCATCGTGATTCTCTCTCATGAAGTCTGACGTAGCAGTTGCGCTTGAATTGAATATATCTGAGAACAAGGCAGACATGGCATCTTTATACCGCTTAGCCTCTTTCTTTTTGTCCAGCAATAACAAAGCAATCAATTTGTTTATATCAAGAGCTTTTTCTTGCGGGTAATTTTCTTTAAACTTACTCAGAACCTCAACTTTCTGCTCTTTAAACACTTTTGATTGAAGCTTGTATGCCTTGATAACATTCTTGTCGTAAATAACGCTCTTTATCTGATAAAAAGCCATCTTCGTCTCGATTTCCCATGACTTTTTTTTAACGCTAATCTCAGCATCTTTTTTCTTCATCTTATTGGAAATGTCTTTCCGCAACTGGTTCTTTATCTTGTTTAACAATTTCAACTTCTCACCCTCTACTTGATAGTATTCCTTGTTTCTTGACTTTATCTCCTTGCATCGTTCTTGGTTGATTTTAATTGATTTATTAGGGGTGTATCCGTATCCCAACGGCAACACAGGCGCGTTAGCTCTCAACTCATCTCCACCATCAACAGAAGGAAGATTCTCCATACTCCTAACTTCGTTTACTGTCATCCACCCGTTTACTATTCCTGAATTGTAAAGACTCAATTTGTAATTATCATCTTCCGGAATGGGATTAGTGTAATCAAGATACAATCCTTCAGAATCAGCAAACATCGGGATAAAAAACTCATTCATTTGCTGAATAAGCCGTTCCATTTTAGGCTGGATTGTCCATTTGGCAAAAGCATATTGAGCCGTCTTTGCAGCCGCAAAACTAGACGTTGAAGTTTGAGCAACTACTTCCTTTGGCACTCTGAATATACCGAGAATCTTATCTCTTGCGAATTCTTGCTGTCTTACGTAATCCATGTCCTTGGGAGCGGTTCCAAATGGAGTTACTTCCATATCACCAAAAAGAATCATAGTTCCATGCGCCTTCTCAAGCCCTTGATATGATAATGCGATAGAAGATTTTAACTTTTCCATCTGCTCTTTTGACAAATTCTGATTCTTTACTTTTAAGATACTATGTGGTCTGGCAGAGTTTTTGAAAAAGTTTCTGTTCCACGTTTCTGAATAGTTGTCAAGGTCAATGGTTTTTGCAGCAGCCTCCATTGTTCCAAAGCCTCTAAACGGATTAGCTGGGTTGGGTAGCTTGAAAAACACAACCCGTTCCAACGGCAAGGCAATCTTACTTCCATTGACACTATAATTATATCCTGCGATTATTCTAGTCTTGTCAATGATAGGCTCAACTTTATCTGGTTGTAAAAAATAAATGTTATCAACAATTCCATTGTTAATATCCAAATACCAATACGCCTCTCCAACAGCCTCAAGGAACGCTTGCGTTATCCAAAAATGGTCAAATCTTGTAGTGAAATCATTGACCTTATACAAAACATCTAAAATCGGGCTGTCCACAACTTCATCAGCCGAGCCGTCAGGCTTTAATCTATACAACTTCAAATCAATGGAAGCTATCTGGTCTGCTATGGCCGAGATACAAGTATACGACCAACCTTTAATGGAACTCAATAACTCTTCCTGACTACTTCCAGCAACTTCTTCTGAATATCCAACACTTTTAACAAAAGAATTATCTACATTGTTAATCTTGGGAGCATCTTTGCTCCTAAAATTAGATAATCCTTGTCTTATGGATTGAAATATATTCATATATACGCAAAAGCACCCCACTTAAAAATGAAAACTAAGCTTTCACTCTTGAGTTAGGTGCTTGTTATAGCATTTGCTCGAAAACAAATGCAATACGTTACCTAGGTTATATATTGTATCTTTACTGTACAACATTATTATTGGATTGACAACAAGTAGAGTTATCCACAGTCTGTTTGGCTAAACTATCAGCAAATTTCTTTATATTGCGTTTATTATTCCGCATAAGTTCAAGACCTGTGTACTGGGCAAGACATCTCTTGCACTCGTACTTTTTGTTTTTAGGCAATACTAACTCATTACTCTTTAACACGATTGAGCCGCAAGAGACTCTAACGCAATACCAGATATATTCTAATCGTGTTGATTTCATAATCTTTATTAAAATACGCTCTAAAAATAAACTGCTTATTTCAGACTCGCTTAACTTAACTATTCTTCTCGAGATAAATCTCATCAATGAGAGCCTTATACTCTGATACACTTTGGCGAACGTCATATTGTTCTATCGCTATTTTACGTGATTCTTCGGCATCTTTTATACGTTCATCACAATCTATAAGACGTTTCAAATCAGCTAAATCCTTAGCTACCGGAACTCCCAGAAGATTGGCTGTAATTGTCTTGTTCTCACTCTTATATCTCCACTTTCCCGATTTGCTTTGAGGATTTATTGCAATATCTCCTTTGATAATATCTCGATTAACTGTTTCAATATCCCACTGATAATTTTCTATGTTTATATCGTAATGGGACGGAGCCGTAAATGGCCTATCGGAAATCACAATCAAGGTTAATCCAAGCTTTTCTAGGAACGTAAGAACAGGGAGCAACATCTCGAAATTAGAGGAATACCCAAACCAAACAACTCTCCTTGCATCTCCAACGTGGACTTTCTTCTCGTTGTGGAACTCTAAGTCCATTCTATCCTTAATCCATTTAACTCGCTTGTTGGGGAAAAAATTTCTAAAATCATCTACCAACGCTTCAGTTGATGTGGTTATTGCGTCACATTCATTGGCCATCTCAATAACACGCCCCTGCCACCACAAATAATCAGGGTCTGTAATGTCAAGAATCTTTACAGGTTTCTTGTAACTACCATCACTATCAAGACAATAATTGAACGCCTTGGCATGGTCCGTGAAATACGCCTTCTGGTAAATAACAGACTTATAACTCTTGCCTTGAATAAAATACTCAGCCTCAGGCCAGTATTTTAACAACCACTCGCCCCTTATCCTGGAACTTCCCGTGTTTTTCTTGCGCCCGTGGAATTGGTCGAAAGTAAGGATTCCACAATTGATTTTAGAAGTTAAATCTTCCATATTGATATAGGATTATGTTTTTATGATTATCATTCGTTGTAGAGCAAAATAGAGGGGTTAAGAGAGGGGTTAGGAGAGGGGTTAGGGCTTATGTGTAACCTCCTCAAGGAGGCCTCTCCACTGGGACTCGAACCTGTCCTTGGAAAACAACTCAAGTGCAGTCTTCTTGCCCTCCTGTCCAACTTCTATGGCCTTTTGATAATTTTTTATAAGACCCTCTATGAGAGTTACTACATAATCAGGATTGCGGATAGCCTTGAATCCATTAACTCCGTCTTTCATAAATAATTCAGAATCTTGATTGAACGTAGTAACAACGCAACAACCTGAAAGCATAGCCTCTGTTCTCGACCTTGGCATCGGACTCTCTTTTGTGGGATTGAAATAAATAAGACTTCTTCCGAGGAAATCTCGGTACTCATCGAATGACTTGAACTGCACATCAACCGTAATATGACAGTGCATTATGTCTTTTTCTGACAATTTGTCCTTAACGGCTTTTAAAAATGTCCTATCGTAATAACTATCTAACCCTCCAGGACTAATCATAGTAACTACACGAGGCTCCTTGGGAAGGTCAAGCCAATCAGTAGCTTCAAGTCCATGCCAGATTGCAATAGCTCTAGCGTCATTGTCAAATCCCCATTGGCTCTTGGCTCGTCTTGAATTGAACACTATCTTATCAAAGTCTTTAACCGCATCTTTAAATCGATTGATAAGTTCGCTGCTCATGTTTATCTGCGACTCTTCAAAGCCCAACTCTTTATAATTGAAATCTTGAATATCAGAAGGAAACATCTCGGGATAAAAAGGCGTTCCGTGCATGATTACAATCTTAGGCACTCCATAAACAGAACTGTTAACCTCTCGAAACAAACTTCCCTTTCCTCTCTCCCAAAGACTATCCTCGAAACATTGCTGGTCAAGATGAAGCAGTACTGCGTCATATTTTCCTTTCTCGAAAAAAGGAACCGACTTTACATTATACTTTTTAAGAATATCACCTCTTACTCCAGTACCATACTGACGTTTATACTGAGTGAGCCACGACCATTCAGTTGCTGGAATGGAAAAAAGAGAATTCTGATGTGATAAATGCCAGGAATAATTTAAAATTTTTATTGTATCCATATTTACTATGTTAATAAGTTCAAACGATATAATAAGAACTTCATGTCTATAATGTCTTTTCTACGCTCATCGCCACGCTTGTGTGCGCTTATCATCTCAGTAGCGTTTATATCGCTCAAGAACATAAATTCATTATCATTGGTCTTTGGCCATCTCATTCTTATGTCTTGACTCATACCGCCATAAGCTGTTATCCGTTCATTAAACATTCCGAATTTAATAAACGCATCTCGCTCAACGAAAGAAAAGTTCTCTACGAAAGTTGACTTTCCATTGCCCTTGTTTCCGAAATACCACATCTTCTTCTTGCCGTCAATGGCAAGCTGTCCCTTGGCAAATACAACAAAATCTTCTACGGCGTTTATGTCAGGAAGGATTCTACTGTCTAAGAACATAAGGAATCTTCCTTCTGATTCGCACACTGCCATATTCCTAGCCATGGCTAATCCGTATGCCTTCTTTCCTGTTTTTCTGATTATATCATTGCCTGTATGCACAATCTTGACAGTCAAATCATTATTGGAATACTTCCATCTGTTTATATCATCCATAAAACCTTCTTCATCCGACCCGTCATCGGCAATGATAACTTCAATGGCTTTATATGTCTGTTCCTTTATCCTGTTGAGAATTGATATAACTTGTTCCTTTCTGTTGTAAGTGGGCAGAATTACAGAAACTAAGTCATTGTCGCCAAACATCAATTTATTATAAGCTCTTGAATAATCATAGGCCATTCGTTTCTCGTTGTAATTTTTGATAAAATCCCAGGCATTGTTTCTTAACTTTTTCCTTAACTCAAAGTCATCTCTTAACTTTATAATGGAAGTCTTTAATGCTTCCCTGTCTCCGAATCCAACCATGAGGCAATTCTCGTTATCCTTACCAAACTCAGCCGCTGTCCCGTTAGGCGTGGTAATCACAGGCACTCCACTGAACATGGCCTCAAAAAAGGATAATGGCCCCTCTTCGTATCCATCATCAGAGAAACTAACGCAACACGTTATGTTTCTGTAGAAATCAATTCTCTCTTCGTCCTTGCAATCCATGAATGAAAAGTTTATTGAATTCTTTGCCTCGTCAGAAATAGTCTGCCAGTAATCTTCCTTGTCTCTCATTCCCATAAACATTAAAGGGACTTTCAACTCATGACATATCTCTGCCACATCTTTCAACCTCTTCCATGGCACTATACGTCCAACATATCCAACAGTGAACTCTTCTGGTTCTTTGTCTGAAAAAATGAACAAATCGCTATCCACTCCATGCTTGATTACATCAACGTGTTTCTGATTGCCTCTTTCAACCAATATCTTTTTGCATTTCTCTGTATGCGTGATGTTTTGATTAACGCCAAGAACCTCCCAGTCAGCAGACAGTAAAGCTTTCTTGTCCCTCTGGTTATGATGAGTAAGCATTATCTTGTACTTCTTCAATTCGGGAAACGCTACTAGAAGTTGTGAAGCCGTTCTGAAATACTCGAAATGGATTATCTGCGGGTCAAATGCTCTAATCTTCTCAATAAAAGCATCTTGAATCGGCTTTTCTCCTGCATCCCTGGGGTGGACAACAAGATACTCGAACTGGTGATGAGAGTTATGCTTAACCTTGGCAATGGCAAGTTTTCCTATGGCCCAAGAAGGGGAATCTACGACTATGCAAATCTTCATAGAGTTATTTTTTAATTGATTTAATTGTCTTATCAAATTCAGTACGCTTCTTCTTCATTTCCTTCTCTCCTCCTAAATACGTTATCTCCCAAATGAAATGAGCAAGTATATCCGCAAACATGAAACATTTCAGAGTAACTTCATTTATAGGTACATTAACAAGACAATCATAATCCACAAACATCAATGACCAAGACTGCTCATCTCCTTCATTCTTTATGTTAATGCCGTAATACTGCTTCTCATCTCCAGTCTCTAAACTCTCCAAGTAATGCCTTCCGTGAACCTTGAACCACTCTGAATTAACATCAATCCCTCCATGTACAACGAGTGACTCTCCAATCTTAACTTTCTTCTTCTTTCTGTTAGGAAAGGATAAAAACAGTTTCTCGTAATCATTGTGGTCATCTGGATAATGATATTTGATTGAACGTTTAACGTCTTCCCAGTTTGTAACTTTAGCAATATCTCTGATTGTCATATTATTTAGTTGCCTCAGCAATTAGTTTCCAACCCCTTTTATCACTTTTTATTTCATAAGAACGAAATTTACAAACATCAAACACGTTGGACAATATCTGCTTGGTAAAGATGTTCTTGTGAATATCCGCAGTTCCGGTCTTTTGTGCACCTGTAAAAGCATATAGCCATCGAGTTGGATTTATCCTTCCTCTTCCACCACACTCAAAGCAAGACTCCTTACCGTACCCCTCAAACTCATCTTTAGGCTTATGCTCAACACATGAGCATATCTTTCCATCAACATAATACTCCATCATCTTTCCGCAATCAGGGACTTGGATTGTAAGCTTTCCGTTAACCTTTAGGATTCGCTTCCACTCACCAAGAACCTTTACAGTATCCCTGAATGATAAATGCTCAAGAACCTCTATAGCCAATATCTCGTCTGCTGAATTATCATCAGCGAATTCATAAGGGACTTTAGACAAATCCCACAACACATCCGGAGGAACTGACCAATTCAAAGCATCAACATTGACATATCCTTTCTCGTATTTATTTCCACATCCAAAATTGTACTTAGTCATACTATTTTTTGTAACAAATAAATGTAGGCCGCTTTCCTCTGTCATTAGTGAATCCCGCAAAAACAACCCTCTTAAATATGGCGTTAAGCTTTGTTGATGTTTTTTCTTTATCTTCTCTGTCATGCCCTTCATAAACAAGCAACTCTTCAGTAATTTCAGCCAACTCCTTGGGGATTCCAAGCGAGTAACTCATGGCTAAGAAAAACACTATATCAAATTTTCCGTACTGCGTGATGTTCTTATCCGTTAGTTCTGAATAATATAGTTCAGTCTTGTATCCTTTGTGCAATTTGTACATGTCAGCGGCCTCTATAACTGGCTTTAAGTCCACACCAACAGACCGACTTGCTCCTGATTCCATGGCGTAATTTGCAATCAACCCAAGATTGCATCCTATGTCAAGCACGGTCTTTCCACGATAATCAATCTTATCCGCGCCAAGTGAAACAATCCTATCTTCAATCCTTCTCTTGCCGATTACTCCATCAAAATCCTGATAAGCGAATTTGTTTCCAGCTTCATTCTTATGTCCCCAATGCGTGTTGTTGTTTATCAATCCAACAATCCATCTGTAAAATTTGTCATCGTCAATTTCAAATCCATGGAAGTCTATATACTTATTTCCGATGTAATTATCTTGGTTAATTAAATCAACTTCATAAACCTTAGTAATCCAATCAAGCTTGTTAAGTTCTTTACGCACCTCATCCTTGATTTTGTTTGTGTCATTTGAATTTTTCTTGTTAGCTATATACTCAACGTCAAAATAAGGATACTCAATGCCACCGACAGTTACAACTCCGCAGTCATAAATCTTTGGACTCAGCCCCCTGTAACACAAATACTGGCCAACTAATGATAGCTTTCTAACTTTATCTAAATTACCAATAAAATCAGGGCTTACTTTTATTTTTATACATCTTCCTTCATGGTATTCAAGTCCAACGCTCTCAATGTTTTCCTTGGACACTAAGAGCCTTGACTTCCTGCCGAAGTCATCATACTTAATCAACTTATCAATATCTCTTTCGTAAAAACATTTACTTTTTCCAAGTCCAGCATCCATATTTTAGATATATATTTTTAATGCTTACGAACCATCTGTCTTTGCTGTTGGTGTTGTCAAGACAACTTTCAACAATCTCATCAGGGAATAGCCTCTTAACTATGGAATGAACCATTAAATGGTGCTTGTGGCCGTATTCTCCTTTTGAATTATGAGTGTGGATAAAGTCAAATTTCCTACCATTGCCAATGAGATAATCATTTATAGCTTTTTCAGCACAATCATCTTGTTCGTTTATATTAAGACATTCCATCTTTTCCTTTAACGGATGCTCAGCGAATACGGCAAGTCTTTTCACATCGAACCCAGGCTTATCATCTCTGCCAAGGAAACAAACAACTATCTTGTCAAACTTATAAGGATTGAACCACAGTATCTCATCGTCAAAATGGGCAACTATAAGCAGTTTCTTTTTCATATTATCCTCCTATCTTAAATCCTTTGCTTATTAACTCATTCAAAGCATCAGTCTTATAATTGTGCGGCAACTTGCTGGTGAAATTTTGTCCGTCATTTATCTGTTCACATTTTTTATCTATGGCTATTAACTTGTAACCATTTGACTTGGCAATGAAACACAGATACAAGTCCTCTGCCAGTTCGCACTTACATTTTATGTCATACAATGAACAATTATCATCGAACAATTTACGATTAAGAATCATTCCTCCTGTGCCTATGTAATCAACTAACGTACCTTCCGGAAGGAATATTTCCTCGTCTCTGTAATCATTCGACTTAAATATCTTGTTATACCAACCCAAAACGCAATCATCTCCAAATTCACAATACTTATTATAATTGTAATCAATGAAATCATCATCAATAAGCTCATCGTCGTCTATGAAAACAATGACATTGCCCTTAACTAGCTTCACAAGATTGAATCTACCTATGGCTCCTATGTTTTTAGGAGAATCAACTATCATCAGTCTTTCCTTGGGGAAGTCAATGGATAACTTCTGTCCACTGTTATTCCAAATGTTAAGATTAAAGTCTTGTCTTGTTTGACGCTTGAACATTTCTACTATTTCTTTCAATCTTCCAACCCTTTTATATATGCACATGCAGACCTCTATCATACGTTTAGATATTTATACCAGATTGACCCAATACAACCATCGATTTTCATGCACTCGCCAACGGCCATCTTCACGTCTGGAAAGTCATAATCGTGGCCGCAGATTAACTTTAATGTTTTTGGACTCCACGCTCTTATGTCATTTATCACTGCCCTATAAAGATGAGAACCGTCAATGAACACCATATCGAATGCTTTGTCTTTATACTTATCAGCAGTTTCAAGACTGCTATTCCTTTCAACTATTAGATTATCAAACATTCCCACATTCTTGATGAATTCTTTATATACATAATCATCTTTTGCCAAGTCTAACATAAACTGCTCTTCCTTGTTTCCAAGAAAATGGTCAACTGCAATAACATTTCCCTTGCAACCAGTCAACAAAGCATAAGTACTCCTGCCCATCCAACTCCCAATCTCAACAATAGAACTCATCTCTTTAGCTCTTTCGTGAAGCCAGAGCAGTTCCTCTTCGCTCATCCAACCTTTAATGTCTAAATTTATACTATTCATATATTATCTCTGGATATTTTTTGCTGTCGTTGAAGTGGAACATCATGGTCTCATCACCGCAATTAAACAATGAGCCGTCTTTCTTCATTTCAAGTTCAAATGAACTTCTTTCATTACTCATCCAATGAGCAGACCGTCTTCTTAGATGACCCACTCTAACCTCATTGTTAACTAAACTAGTAAATCCGAAATCACCATCTCTTCCGTCCTCATTGAATATATAAATATACCCATCCTCCATTATCTGTTTCCAGTTAGCCTTATCCTTAAAAAGATTATTAACCTTACTGCAATTACGCAACAAACTAAATGGGCCGCACATCTCATTCTCATCATTACTGAATACATCAACGGCATTAAGCAGTTCATCAGTCACGTATTTGTCCAGCCGCCCATACACGATATCAAGGTCTGTGTATCCCCAAAAGTCGTAACCTTTTAATTCTTCTTCATAAAGCAATCCCATGGCTGGGTGAAAATCACTCATCTTAATGGTATTAGGTGGAATACAAGGCTCAACTCTTAACTTGTCCCGTACTCTCTGTTTGAAATCTTCAATGTCTGTTATTATCTTCCACTCGAATCCGTATTGCTTTAACTTTTCAATGTTGTCTTTATACTTATCCATCCAATTGGGCAAATCACCGCAATAAGGAACTAGAAATAATTTTTTAAGCATATTTTTTAATTTTATATAACTTAACGCCCATGTCCTTTAATTTTTCTGAACTAGGAATCGATGTCTCGTAGCAAGAAACCATCTCATCGAACCGATAAACGAATGTCCCTCCATCAGTTCCTTTTCTCATGAATCCATTCATACAATGGCTATACTCAGGGTCATGTCCCTCCATTATCCATACTTCCTTCTTGCACACTCTTATCATTTCATGCAATGCAGTATTAACATCGGAAGGCGGAACGTGCTGTAACACCTGATAAGTATAAACTAAATCAAACGTATCATTATCAAAAGGAAGTTTAATCACGTCTCCCACATAAGAATCAACTCTCTGATATTTAGTGGAAACATACTCTGACAAATAAGGATTTATATCAATGGACGCAAACTCTCGTTTCCTTAACTTTTTCGATAAAGAGCCAATCAACCTTCCATTTCCTGCTCCAACTTCAAGAAAAGATTTAAAATCACATTTCCTTACATCGTCTATAAAAGAATGGATTGACTGAATATCAGTATTCACGTCTTCGGGAATACTGTTTTTTATCTTCTCAGCCCTATCAATCCATGCACTTGCCTTATCTCGTGAAGCCCACACTTCTTTTGGAATTAAATCACTCATAAATTTCTTATCTTAACGCATTTAATAAGTGAACCAGTAACATTGTCATCAACGTCAGTTTTCCCTCTCATCCTATCACCTTGATAAAAAGCTGAAAGCAAGCCGGTATCTGATATCCTGTCAATCTTATCTATAATGGAAAATCCTGTTTCTGAGAGAATCTTCTCTATTCCGAATGGAGTATATCTTAAACAATCTAATCCCTCGGGTGGATGACACTTATAAACAAAATGAGAAGATAGATACAATAGGCCATTCATTCTCATCATCTTGTTTATAGTCTTGAATGCCTGTACCGGATTCCATACATATTCCAATACCTCTATCATAAAAGCAATATCAAAATCACAAGAATCTAACAACTCTAAATTTTCAATTTCATAATTCAAATCAAACATTAAACTTGGAGAAATCTTGTTCTCGTGAGGAATTTGCAAATCATGAATAACATAATCACCTACATCCCAACTCATAGTTCTTCCCTTAATCTCATTCTGACTTCCACCAATATCAAGCAATCTATTGCACTTTACGTCAATAGTACGTAACCATGATTCAAGTTGAACTCTCGAAACGCTTGACATATTTAGTAATAACTTGCTTTCTCTGCTCTTCCAAAGAAATCATAACCTTGGCATTTGTGAGAAAGCTTAATGAGTGAATCTTGAATAACTTTAGGGTGTTCAGCTATAGCCATCCTAGTCTGTCCTCGTCTTAAATTAGCTAGACACATATTCTCATAATGCTCCCATGCAAAATCATTGTTATCGCATACTTGCTGATAAGTATGTACGCCTGAAGACACGCTTGCATTATTATACTTTAAATCACGTTGTCTTAACTCAGCCTTGTAATGCTTTAATCTTTTACGTTTAACCTCTTCAATCGTTGAGAATACATTGTCATAATTATACACGGCCCCGCCCTTGGGAACGCACTGGTTTCCACTATTCCTTATCATATCTCCAAACCATATCCCATTCTCTTCAAATTTAGGGACTATGAAGTCATACCCGAATCCCCATCTTTCCGTATCCATTCCGAACACAACCTTCACTCCAGAGGCGTGTTCCAACTTTCTTCTGTCTATCCCCAACGTTCTTTCAGACTTAACAAAGTACCTGTCAGCAAGAACAAAATTCAATCTAGTAACTGCAAGTGCTACCTGAGAACTGTTATTGGCAAAGTTATAACAACTGCCCCTGAAATACTTAGGGAGTGTGCCATTCTCGTGAAGCACATAATCAATATCGAACTTGATTACAATATCTCCAGTACATTCTTGCAACCCTCGATTGAAGTTCTTTCCCATTCTTGAATAAATCCAGTCATCTTCCCATAAAGTTTCAGAATCGCAGATGATTTTAATCTTACTGTCTCCTATCTTGTTTATCTCTTTGATTGTATCATCGGTTGAACCGCCATCAATAACAATAAGCTCATCCAATACTGGGAGCCAACTTCTTATGCTTTCCATAACAGGATAACCATTTGACAATGAGTTTGTTGTCAAGCAGAAAGCTGAAATCTTTGGCTTATATTCGTTGCTCATATTTTTTCTCCGTAAACTCCATTAACCAAATCCAAATCCTTACCAGAAGAACGCAACAATTCTATGTTCTTTTGCTGGATTATAATAAGCAAATCATTGCCCATCATGTCTTCGCCAACATACTCCTCATACATCTCTGCATACGCTGCCATATCCTTGACGAAGCAATTGTGCCAAACTCCATCTAGTCCAACGTAGGAATTATCACCTTCTACTTCAAGATTATAAACCAAACCAGTATATTTAATTTTTTCTATCTCTCTGATAGACCTAAGCAAATAATTATCCTTAACAAAAGCAGTATGCCTAATCAGTTTAACATCTTTTACAAAATCATAACCAGTAATATCTGCTATCTTCTGAGTTTCATCTATACTGCTAACACAAATATAATAAGATTTTTTATGACACAGTCCATTCTTGTCAACCTTTTCATTCTTGTGATGAGAATTGTAAACTATCCCAAAACGATAAAGCAAGAACCTTAGTTGCTCGTCAAGCTTAAATGATATAGTGGCAGAAGTAAAAACGTTTTTACTAAAACTTCCATCTCCCCTAAAATAGCCTCTCAACAATTCTTTAAGATACTTATCTTCAAACAATAGCCATTCGTTTGGTATGTGTATATTTTGAGAAAGTCTATCGAACAAATCTCGAAACATTTTAGACATTTTAACAGAATTGATTCTTATATTATATTGGTGACGTTTAACATCTTTATTGATGCACGCATCATAATCAAATAGTCTCTTTATTATGCCAGTAACATCTTTGTGATACTCAACCTCGTTTATATTAAACCCAAAACTAACTCTTTTTCTGTCATTGCAACCTTCAGCTATATAATACCCAGCCAATCTCATAAAATCTAGTTTATCTTGCTCTGATTTTAATTCTAATCCATCTATCTTAAAACTAACTGATTTTTGAACAAACTTTGGGAAACAAATATAGTCTCCAATACTAAGACTTTCTGATAAATTAAAATCTAACTTTATCTTGTCTTTGTTTCCATTAGTTAATTTTCTTTTTTTAACACCACAATATTTTCTATTCGATAAAGCTGAAAATACAGGGTGCTCATTTGTCACATAAAACGGCTGAGTACCCTGACACTTAATTACATTTATCAATTCATTGATTTCTCTTTTTGAAGTATTGATTACCTTTTTAAATACTCCAGTGTGAGTCAGCACTCTCTCGCCAATTTCAATATCACAAATGTTTTTAATTCCTTTTTCTGTAATTATTTTAGTGTCCGGCAATAAACAGCGGCCACCTGCTCCTCTGCCACCCTGATGGACAACGTCAAGATGACTTCTGCCTATTCGCTTGTCAGCTGCCATCATGTTGATAACGCTCTCGTAATCAATACCTAACTTTTGGCTCAAATCATAAACAGTATTCATAAACACAATCTTAAAATAGAACCAGCAGTTTCCTGCATACTTTACTAGTTCAGCCTCTTTAACAGGAACGATTGATTCAAATGGAGCAGGAGGCAATACATTCATTACATTCTGTGATTTGGAAAATGATTTCTCGGTATATCCAACTATGTTTCTTGCAGGATTGGCTGCGTCATAAATAGCAGTCTTTTCAGTCAAAAACTCTGGCGAATGAAACAAGTAAATATCAGGATACTTTTCTTGCAGTTTTTCAGTAGTTCCCGGCAGAACAGTTGACTTTATGACAGCAATCTTTTCTTTACCGATAAGCTGCAACACGTTCTCAACTATGGAATAATCAAACCCGTCAGGAGTTGAGGGCGTAGGGACTGCAATAAACGTAATATCGCACTCAGCAATCTTTTCCTTGTTTTCAACAAACTTATCTAAACTATATCTGATGACTTTATACCCCCTCCTTTCAAAGTCATCAGAGTAAGCTGAACCTATGAACCCTTGCCCTACGAATCCTATTGTTGGTTTCATAAAATTATTTTATTTTATTAAATTCTTCTTTTATTCCGGTAGCAACTATCTTCTTAATTAGTGCAATGACTTTATCATAGTCAGCTTTCTTGAAAAATTCATTAGTAAGTTTGAATTCAACATTCAAGCAGAACTCATACATCTCAGTAACTTCGTTATAACTCGGATTAAAAACCTTTGTTATTTTATTGATTTGTGACTTTGTCATAATTCTCTTTTGATTATTTTTTTAACATTCTCGTAAAACATCAATCTAGGCCTGAATCCAAGAACATTATATGCTTTTCTCGTATCTGCGTAATTACACACTACATCGCTGGCCGGCATGTCAAGCATTACCCACTTTAAACCTTTTATGTTATCCGTGAATACACTAAACAGTTCAGCCAATCTCACTTGCTCATTTCCGCCAAGATTAAAACTCTCGCAACTCCACTTACCTTCGTATTCCTCAACAAGCTTAACTACAGTTTCCACTAAGTCATGGACATTAACATATCCGCGAATGGACTCACCGTCTCCATAAATAGTAATGGGAAGCCCATTCTTGTGTTGTTCCAACCATTTATAGATTACTTCATCTTTACGGCCGTTCTCTCCATAGACAGTAAATGGAATAACTATTGTCTTTTGTGCAATCTTAGCGTTTTCAACTAACTTCTCACCCATCAACTTAGTCATTCCATAAATACTTACTGGATTTTTAGGGTGGTCTTCTGATATGGGCGGATTTCCGTTTCCATAAACAGATGAACTGGAAAACGAAACAAGATGTTTAATCTTATACTTCTCGCACATCCTTACTACATTTAGCGTTCCTTTGATATTAGTGGAGATATAATCATCTGGATACTCTTCACCTCTCCTTACTCCAGCCAGAGCCGCCATGTGAATAACGTGAGTGATTTGATTTCTTTCAAAGAACGCATCAAGATTTTGAGAATCTCTTATATCGTTCCCGTCAGCTAAATCATAGCCGACAAACAGAATGCCTCGCTTCTTTAATTCAGAAGCGAGGTGCATTCCGATAAATCCCAAATTTCCCGTAACCATGAGCATATTTTATTCAACTTTAGCAGTTTCTTCGGCAGCCTCTTCTTTATTGTCCTCAACCAACAACAAAGACATCTTGTCATATAGTCCAATGACACTCCTAAAATGAAACATCTGCTCGCTGATGTTCCGCAAGTTTTTATCTGCAATCGAACGCGCCCTCAAAAGAGAATCAATCTTGTTGTTCAATTCCTCTTTTTTCCCATTCAATTCCATGTACTTAACTTTCTCTTCCTCAGTCAATGAATCATTCTTAATCTTCTCATCGTACTCAGCCTTGACTACATCAAACTCATCCGATACCGCTTTCAAGTCGGCCCTCAATGCAACTTCGTCATAAGCCAAAATCTCAGCATTGACCGATGCAGAATAATCCTTAATTGACTCAAACTTAATGAGGCTTAAAAGAATCTCATCAATTACCTCGCCATACACTTTGTTAAAATGCTCCAACAGATACTCTTTCAACACGAAATCAGTTCCCATAGATTTGTTTAGTTATTTATAAAATTAAAATAATCTTTAGCCATATCGTGAATACTGTATTTGTTGCCATTACTCCACAACTTCTCAACTTCAACTGAACCTCCTTCAGGATTGATAAGTAATGGTTTCAATCCGCAGGCCATTCCCTCCGCCAAAGAATTTGGTGAAGCATCTGCATAGGCGGGGAAATACAGATACTTGCACTGACGCATGATTGTTCCCATTACTGCTGGGTCTTCTACTGGCGGAATATAACTTATCTCCTCTCCATTAAAAAAATCAAAGTTGTAATCCATGTTCTCTTGACTGAACTTACCAACTATTACAAACTCTACATCTTTATATTTTCTGGCAACTTTATAGAAATCCATAGCCGCTTCGGGAAATCGTTTGTTCTCGTCACGGTTATATCTGACGTACAGATACTTATTACCCTTGCGTTCTTCAGGATTGTCATTACAAAAGAAATAATCGGAATCAACTCCGTTATAGATAACTTTGTTGTTATAAAAATTGGGAGCCTTGACAGTCCAGTTAATCCAATGTCCCACATAATCCTTTGCCCACTCACTCTGAAAAATAAATCCATCTGCAATCAGAGAGAAATCCCTCATTCTTGAAAATGCTGTTCCTCTGTTGTTGGAATCTTTAGGCATGTTGTCTATCCGAAAGAAAATCTTTTTACCATTCTTCTTAGCCTCCTGCATCTCAGACCTGTCAGTCATGGTTGCTCCAGTAATAAGAATCACATCACACTCTTTCCAAGTGTTTACGATATTAAAACCTGCGTCTTTAGAGGCTTTGATTAGTCCGCGTCGAAATGTCCAGCCACCGCCAAGGTCCATCTTAGACGTGTTTGGTAAATAGATATTCATAAATAAATTTATTTAACCGTTCTAATGACGAGGGGCGTATTTGTTGTTGGGCATTACCCAAAGGCAGTTACGCCAGCACGCAGAGGCAAAGCCCCTCGTTCTCTCCCGAATGACAAGCATTTCAGGAAAAGGTTTATGCCTCATCATTAAAACAGTTTGCTTTCATCCAAATAAAGAACTCCTCAAGTCGCGACCATTGCGACCATTTTTCAACTTCTCGTGAGTGACCCCACAAATGAAACACGCCAGCACCACGGTTCCTAGCTTCAAGAAATATTCGTTTGGCATATTCCAACCAATCACTCTCTGGCTTATACTCTTCCCTGCCATCAAACACATGGACTGAAGTATGCTTAACAAAGCTAGACCTTGCATCTGTTACTCCTACGACAGTAGTCCTTGCATACTTGTATCCACAACCCTCAACCAATAAATCAGTCTGGTCGCTATGTCTTCCTCGGGGATAACAGAACCACCGCAACTCTTTCCCAAGAATCTGCTCAAGGTCTAACTTATTATCGTAAATCTCATGGAAAATCACATCAGTTGGCCTTAACTTCAGGTCATGAAAGTGATGTACTGTGTGTCCCCCTATCTCAAATCCGCTCTTATCAAGCCATTTAATCTGCTCAATTGTCAACTCATGATTGCTCGGAATAAAGAAAATGGCAGGAATATCGTACTTCAAAAGAAGTTCTGCCAATCTTATGTCAGTCTTAGTCCCGTCGTCCCAAGATGTTTCTATACGCATAACAACATTTTGTTAAAATAATCCTTCCAACAATCTCTATTCTTGTTTGTTTTTATATGACAACTTAAGCACCAGTTTTCAGTCCCTTGTTCCACGGAATAAACACTTTTCTTAAAGACATAATTAAACTGACTTCTTTTTAGTTTGAATCTTTCTCGAAACAGTAGGAGCAGGAAGCCCGAAACTCTTTGCAACTGGAATGTTGTTATGCCAAACATTTTTGGCTTTCTTCAATCCTTTTAACCGTTTAATCTTTTTAGGTGTTGGTTTCATAGGTTTAAATGGTGCTGTGAGGCCTGATTTTGCGTTTTAAGGCCTCTTGAATGATAATGTTAGGGTTTATGTGTTTGGACGCTTGAATGGCTTTAAAAGCCCGAATTTTCGTTTAAGCACTATAGACGGATAAAACTTAACAAGATTCTTGGGATTGACTGAAATACGTTGCTTTGACCGCAAGTCCAATACCATCCTCTTCTTGCTTACACTAACTCTGAATGTTCCAAGTCCTACAATCCTTACTTTCTCGTCACTCTCAAGTCCTTTGATTATCTCTTCTTTAACCTCGGACAAGACACGCTTCACGAGACGTTCTTGGACATTCAATGCTTTTGAAACTGATGAAACTATCTCTTTTTCTCTAATCATACTATATGAACATTATTACAGGTTCTGAATTAGTCTTTTCGAATATGTCTTTTGCCAAATTGGCATAATTCATGGCGTGCAGATAATGGTCGGCACTTGTTTCTTTATACTCAACCACGGGTTTTGAACCTTCCATATCAACTATCCTTGACGTTGACTTTAAGTGAGCAATGAATTCAGTATGCTCCAAGATGTTCTTGGGCATCTCTAAGTCTTGCGTCTTAATACGGTTGAATAGAACGTCTAATGATAAAGTCCTGTCCGTACCCACCTTGTCCTCATCAACCTTCCACCATTCATCAGTACTTGGTTTTGAAAAAGCATAGAAACAATAATGTGCTCGGCCTGAGAATGAACTTACAACCTCTTGTGAAACTCTGGTCTCGGGCAATGCGTCAATTACCATTCCTTTGAAATTCCTACCCGAAAGGAAGTTTATCAGTTCTTCTTTTGTCCTAAACGACTGTGCATCCAAGAACCGATTAACTCCCAACACCACAACATGAAACACCTTACCTACATCAATCCCGATAAATTCAGTTTCTTCGTTGGCTGGATAAACATAATCTCTGATACAACTCTGGATATCAGCATTGTTCAACTTTGCTCCTTTAGGCTCGTACGGAAGACCTAAGTTCTGATTGTAAAATTGCTGTACATCTGAATCGGAAGTCTTTATTGAAGCCTTAATCATGTCATGCAAATCAAGTTTAGGCGAATAAAGTTGGTTGATGTAATATCCTCTAACCTCTGACTCCTTGGTCTTGACCCATTCACCGCTCAACGTCCATGGAATGATAATGTTATGACATCGCTTGCAGATAACCGTTTCATTAACATCGTCAACATTATCCCAGAATGTAAGTTCTTGAATCTCATTGCAATGGCTGCACTTAACCAGATAAATATGCTGGTCGCTTTCCATCCATTTCTTGTCTATCCCGTAACCTGGAACGGTTGGTGTGCTTGCCCAACGCTTCCATTTTAAATCGGAATTCAATAACCGTTTATCAAAATAAGGAACGTTCTCCATTGTCATCCTGTCCAGCTCATCAACGAATATGGCATCAGCTGAAACAGAGGTAATCATTGCAGGACTATTGCTTCCTCTGAAATAGATATAGCCTTTGGACATCCGCTTCAATCCCACGTTGTCCGCCTGCTTGCCCATTAACTTCTTGGCTCTTGCTGAAATCTCTCGCAAGAAATCAGAGTTGTTCAATGGCATATCCACACGCTCCTGAACCAAGTCTGACATGGTAGTCGAAGTCGGAAATAGATAAAGTGAATTGTTTGGCATCTGGTCCGGAAGCCATACCGCCTCTGACACCATCCTTTCAGTTATTCCCACCTGAGCAGATTTCTTATAGACAATCTCTTGGCTTTGGTCTTTATAAACCTGCTCAAGATATTTTCTATTATTGAAATCCAACTTATTTCCCCTGCTTGACCAGTTGTCCTTTACCCAATCAAAGTAACTCTTCTTCCATAGGCTCCGCTTCCCTTCCAGTTTTATCTTCTCCATTTGGACTATCATTTCCAATATCTTCATCTGGTTGGAGCGTTTCTTCTGGTCCATCATCCTGAACTGACTGTCCTTCAACAAGGATTGCTCCAGATTGTTGTTCTCCAATTCCATACGTTTTTGAATAATATCCCATTACTTTACTCATAGTCTTCTCAAGATTATCGTCTTCAAAATCTTCTACTTTCAATCCAATCTTACCCATGACATCAACCTGCTCGTCATTCATTGTCATGATGTTGTTCTGCTGGGCAAAAATGATATTGCGTTCTTCTCTGGCTGGCATAAGTCCGAACCTCACACTCAACTTATCCAACTCACTAAGATGCTCTGACCTTGCTTTCAATAACTCCTTCATGTTAAGCAAGGCATCCCACAATGGTTGTGGCGGCAACTTAGTCCTCTCCATCAAATCCACTATGTGAGCAATGGCTTTCTCTGCTATATCTACTGAAAAACATATCTTATCATAGATGTCTTTCACCTCTTCGAAGAAATTAAACCCATCCATCGTCTGCAATATCTTTATCTCGCTCTTCATGGCAAGGCCAATGTTAGCGTCGTCATTCAAATCTTTCTTTAACTTCCTCTTATAGTTATATACCGTAGCTTCACACGGATACATCTCTTCATCAAGCTTGGGAAACTTTTCTCTCATTCTAGCAATAAACACTCCAACAGGAATACTCTTCTTCATTATCTCTTCATGAAAGAACTCTCTAAATCCAGGCTCAGTCTTCATGAGATGACTTATCAATCCACCTTTAGCACTCCATTGATTTGCCTTAACGGTATACCCTATCCTTGCCTCGGTACTTATTTTGGGATTGACAACTTCTTCCATATATTATATTTAAACCACTTAAACGTATTTTATCTAAACTTACACAACTTACTGGAGTTAGCTGTTTAGTCTACAACATTTTAATCAATAAGTCCATAGCTTCAACAAAGTCTGACACCTTGTCCAGTTTGATAATCTTCTTGTCATTGAGAGCTTTAATTATCTCATAGGCTTTCTTGCCGGAATCAATTGTTCTTTCTTGGACGTATACAGGATAGACTTCTCTTATTACATTGGGGTAATAATAATCTTGCCACCAATTCCAACCAGTCATAGGGACTGTACCACTAGGAACCGGAAAGCCTCCTACTGCATAAGAACACACGTCCCCGTCAAACCCCGTATCTCCAGTTCTTTTAGGAACATCAATTTCTGAGCTTTCCTTTATTCTAAGATTGCTGTCCATGAAGCAATTCAACATTTCACTTATATTCTTATCCATACGATTATAACGCAAGGGCATATTTGTTTTGACCTTGTGGTATTAGCCAGTAAGTTGTGTAAGGTACTATTTGCTAAAGAGGTTGCTGGTAGCCAGTTATTCCACTCCTAGGGCTACTCCGCGAGACTCTCATGAGTTTCGAGAGGGTTACTCTCTCATCAGTCGCTTTTAATTGGAGTGCTAGATGTATCCTGCGTACAACCTCATGGATACCCACGAAGCGTCAAAAGGGACTTGAACCCTTTTACCGAGATTGGAAATCTCAGATTCTAACCCATGAATTATTGACGCAACTTATTCTCAAGTTCTTCTATCCTGTCAAACAATTCAACAATTATTTTAGCCAATTTACTTCTTTCTAAAAACAATTCACCAGTTGCAGTTGAGCGTCCCGTTATTTTATCTTCAACTACTTTAGATTGTTCTTCTGTTGTTGTTTTCATATTATTTCAAGTACTCAATGAATGTATCGTTGATGTCCTTGCTTTCAGCAGTACACTTGTTTTTTATTTCAACAACTTTTTTCCATAAATGGTCATTACACTTAATCCAGATATTGTCCTTGCCGCCATAGTCAAACATCATGAAACCTTGCTCTAAAGTTGAGCCATACTCTCTAAACAAGCGGTTCAGGATATTGCTAAGGTCGTCTATTGTTTTAATCTCATCTTTAACAGCATCGAGTTTGTCTTTCAATTCATCTGGCAAGCCAGAACGAACTTTCTCGTAGAACTTCCCAAACTCAGCCTCATCAGTGAACCCCATCATGTCTGACAAAATATCGTTTTCATATTTGTCGTTTAGACCATTGACAAGTTTAGTGAATTTCTCTACATCAATCTCTCCTTTGAGAATGTTACTCTTAACTATCTCAAACTTTTGCTTATCATCATCCCAGTCTGTGTGTATAAAAACTGGCACTTGAGACATATCCAAATACTTTCCAGCACGCCATCTATGTTCTCCTTCAATAATCCTATATCTACCATCCTCAAGAGGAACAACACTAATTGGGTCCTTGAATCCCTGTTCTGCTATTCTCTCGACCAACTTATTAAATTTCTTGTCAGGCATCTTGTTAGGATTGAACTCTGCTGGCTCTAACAAGTTAATGTCTATAAGCTGATTCTGTTTAATTTCAGTGGACATAGTTTAAAGTTAAGTTTTAATAAATGTTAATTCCTCTTCACAGGTATCTTTATAGCCAAGCGACATAAGTGACTTTATATAGTCAAACTTGTTTACTCGCCTAAAGGTTGGCTCATACAAGTCTATTTTAGTTGCTGAGTATTTCTTTAGCATTTCAGCAAACTCGGTTATGGTAATGTTATTTGGAAAACCAGCCTTTTCTACACACTCTCTTACTAAGTCTGTTTGTGAGTCGCTAGTTGAAGTGTAAAGAGGCAAAACATCTTTCTTTAGCCAGTCAAGAACTTTTACTGAGTTTTGTGATATATCATACTCTTCCTTTAACTTGTTTCTCTCAATCAAATTTCTTTCAATCATTGGCACTGGATTTTGAGAAAACTCTTTCAAGGTGACAAACGCATCTTTTAAATTGTTCCATCTATATGGATAGTCTTTGAAAAATCCATCAACCCAATTATGTTTAGGGAACAAGCCAACCTGTCCAAGATAAAGCTGTTCCATATAAGCATTAGGGGACTGCAACTCATCTATTGCTGAAATAAAGAAATGACAAGTAGCTGCTATCTCATAAAACTGAGGCTGACTCAAGCCACAATGAACATCAATCTTCATTCCATTTCTCTTCATTTCACTTATTCTTTTGTGAGCATACATTCCAAGAGCAATGGTTGGAGTGGTTATTATGAATCTTATGTTTATTCCACTTTTAAAAATGTAATCAACAACATCAAGAATTTCCTCTAACTTGTAATGAATTGCTGCTCTATTGGCAAAATTTATTCTAATCTCTTCTCCAGCCTTATAAGTGTTTCCAGTATAATACTTATCCAAAACCTTCGTGTTTAATCCATAAATGTTTTGAATTTTAGACTTTTCCTTAATCTTCATTACATGAGTTGGCAGTAAGTATTTCTTAGCAACACTAAGGCATTGACTAGCATTTCTTTCATTCTCAAAAAGATTGTATCCAGACATCCACCCAAGACAATGACTAAACTCAATTTCATCTAGTATGTTTTGAAATCTACCCTCTTTTTTTATTAAAAACTGAGTCAATGTAACATAGGGCAGAGTGTCAAAGCTATTTACCTTAAACTTTCTACTTAACATTATCTTAACAAGATTTGCTATCTGAGCCTTATCACAGAACACCAAATCATAGTAATACTTGCCAACGTCTGTGTTGAATAGAGCATAAAGACTTTCTGGCACAATAACTTTCTCGTCATACTGGTCTCTTCCAATCATTGGCACTGGAATCTTCTTTATTCTTGGGTGATTAAGAGCGTCATCGTCATAAGAATACTTAACATTGTCTGGGACAAGGAAATAAACAAATACACTTTCATCCGAATCAACCCATGCCCTAAAAAAAATCTTCATGGTTTATAGATACTACAACCATTATGATTGCTACTGTTGGAGAAGAACGGAATGTATAATACTCTCATAATTTAAAAAGACTTATCAGTGACTCATAAAAAACAGTGTCGTTATATTTTAATTTTATGAAAGGGATAACATCATCGTGAATGTACTTATTAGCCGCTACGTAATCAGAATGAAGCTGTCCTACTACAGACACAACGTGATTTTTGTTTACTATATATTTATAATCTGGAAGCAATTTCCTAATCCAAGGCTTATCTACAAACACACCAACAACACCACTAGCCAATAACTCTAAATAATAAAGTCCAAAACTTTCGTAATTAGAAGTTGACACAAAAAACCCAACATTCTTTATGTAATTGACATAATCTTCCCTTGATGAATACTGGAACATACAATTATAAACATCGTCTACGCAATCAAGAGATTTTACAAAAAAATTATTCACAAAAAAGTATGCTTTGTGTCAAATCCTTTCACAGACAGATAGGTTTTAATAGAACTACTTAGTTCACAATGCAACTTATAATTTTTTTGTTGATTATTCTTTCTGTTGAAGGGAACTATGAAAGAATTTCTATTGTTAGACATTGAACTTTTTATATGCTCAGTATCTATTCCATTGTAAAGCAACACGAAGTTTTTAAACATGTCAAGACACACAGACGGAGAGAAATAACTTTTACAAAACTTAATCGCCTCTTCATAAGAAAACAACGAAGTAAACACTATCTTATTATAAACACCATTAACTAAAAAAGAACATCGTTCATTAGGACTATATTCTTCGAAATTTGGAGTAAAAACAGTTACCATGTCTTTAATCTTAATGAATCTTCCAAGGTCTTTAATTTTATTATGATGATGAGGAAGAAGATTTATTATATTAACATCATTAAGATTGTTAAATTTAAAATCAACAACAACATCGTGTCCTTTAAGTTTTAGATACTCAACAAGTCTATCTCCTATATTAGAAATAGCACTCCCGTGAATGTTCTCGTAATGAATGCAATATCTTCCCATGTTATTTTAGAGTAACTGCTTTATTTATGTACCAATTCATTATTCTATATACCTCATTTTTAATAACACTAAAAATATACTCATCTATTTTTCTATCAAACTTTTCGCCTCCATCACAAGAATACCATACAGCTTGCATGTTTTGTGAACCATCATAAATTCTTTTTAAATTTATACAACTCATCTGTCTCCACAAAAAAGAACCAGCAACTCCTTCTATCCCTTTCAAATCTTCTAGTATTTGGTTTGGATAATACTTTTGAAGTAAATCCACAAAGTATTCTTTTTTAAGCATTATTCTTAAAAGAGGAGTGCAATGAAAATCAGCAGCTTCTGGAATAATGTCTTTTTTCTCCAACATACAAACATCATCGAACTTCAAACTAGATTTTTTAAAAAACTTACACACATCGTCGAATGTCCAGCCAAGATTAACAAACCTATCAACCCATAAATAATAATAATTATTCATGAATACAATATCTCCTCTCATGCCACCAATTCCACATCTGTATTTTATACCAAACAGCATGTCTTTTATATTATCTGGCAACGAAACAACTTTATACTCTGAATTTTTTCCTCGCAAAACTATATCATTTCCATCATTGTCAAGATATGGTCTATCTCTAGTTACCCACACGTCTCTCTCTTCTGATTCTGCAACCTGAAAAACACAATTTATTATTACATCTTTTTCTTGAGTAGACAAATCACGAAAACCTTTTCCACTATTGAGAATTTTAGCTATAAAACCAATATCTGGGTGTAAAATAGCATCTTCTATTATAATTATTAACCATCTTCTTAAAAACTGATTTAAATCCATGGACATCATTAACTTAGAAGACCTGATAGCGACCTCAACTTCTCTTCTTCTGACAGCCTTTTGAACCAAGGATTTTATGAGAGACAAAGGAATTTCTTGCTTTTCAAAATTAAATCCGAATGCCTTATTAAGATGTTTACATGGGATTCTCTTGTTTGTTTGAAATGCTGGACAGGAACAGGTTGAGTTTTTTATATCAACCTCATAAAACAACCCACTTTGCGAAAACGACTCTACTTTAACAATCTCTGGCTTATGGATTATCTTACTTATCTTTCCAGTTAAATCATCGACTGACCTTCTTTCAACATCACCGAAAAGACTATTTTTTTCTACATAAGACATACTGTTTTTGTTCGTTGTTTTATTGTTTTATATTGTAATTATAGCATTGTTTTTATAGGTTGTAAAGGTCTTTTTGGGGGTTTTGAGTGTGCATAAACCAAACGTCATTTATATTGTACAACTTAACCTTAATTAGTCAAACTAAAATACTGTGGATAAGTCCACAATCTCTATATTCCGTAGACATTTTCGTACCTCATGATAGATTTATATGCTGGACCATCAATCAAGATGACCTTCTCGCAAGGATAATACTTCTTCATCCTATTGAGTTTAGTCTTACTCTTGGAATCCATATATCCCTTAATCTCGTGATACTCTTGTGACTTATCGTTATTGGTTATCCTGAAATCTGGAAGATAACTCCGTGTTCCTTGCTTGATAGCCTCAAAAAAAAACGTGCAGGGTTCGTATTCCCAACAAACTATCTGCTTCTTTCTTTTTAGGAAATCAAGATACATTGCATACTTATACTCCCATTCGCTCCTAAAGAATATCTCTGTTCCGTTGACATCATACTTTCCTCTCTTGCAATGGCCGTACTTGTTTTCATTGCTTATAATAATCATAATTTAATACCCAGCCCTAAAGCCTCTTCCACCATATCGTTCTTGCTCTCTAGAAGAGTAAACGGACTTTCGCTTGTTTATGCTGGAATAGGAGGGTTGCTCAAGAGGCTGGGGAGCCTCGCTGTAATAATCTTGACCTTTAGGACAATCGTAAAAATGAATTACAAGATTGAATGAAACAGGAACAATCTTACCTCTGTTGGTCTTCATGAAAAATATATCCTCGCCGCAAAATCTGCACTGCTTTATCTCTACTCCCATCTTCTCTATCCTGCCCCTAACAAACTCAGCGACCTCTTTCTCTTTTTGTTCAACTTCATTGATTTGATTCATATTTTTATAAAGCTAGTTTATCTTCTTGCATAATCTCCATAATGATATTAAGTTCAGCACCCATCAATGAAGTCAATTCGGCAACCCTCATCTTCTCGCTTTCAGGAGTTTCAATGACAAACTTTCTTGGAAAACTGCCGCTTGAAGTGCTGGTTATGGAAACAATAGCTCCACTTAACTTCTCAAGCTCAGCTCCTTCCACCCAAAAATCAAGTGGTAACTCAGCAGACCTCAACTCCTCAAGTTTCATGAAAGCCTCTTTATCGCAGGCGAACGTAATCCTAGCCTCGCCTTTCTTTTTCACATTGACAGAAATCAATTGCGTGTGAAACGTTTCTGTTGTCTTCATAGTTTTTGATTTTAATAGCTAAAATTTAACATTTTCTCAGCATACTCTATAAACTTTTTATCAATAGCCTTTACATTATAACCCGTGGTTAGCAAAAATCTTTTTGTAATCATGAGATATTTAATCCTCACCTCTCTGTTTGTTATCTTTCCATCAGAATGACAGTTATGACAAATAAGAATACTGTTTAATGGCCTCGAGGACACCCGTCCCAGAATGTGATGAAGTTCTAATACCCTGTTGTTTCCGCAAACAAGACACTCTCTTTGCCAAAACCATAACTCTCTAGTCTTAGAAGAAAACTCACAAGACATATTATAAATTTTTTATGCAATCGCACTTAGTTACGAAACACTCACTGTCTTGAACATACCCATCATGACACTTACCACAATCTTTTATAGCTTGGGCTATCCGTTTGTTCCTTTCAAGCAAATCATTATCTATGCAATCGCATTTCGTCCCCCTGTCATGCCAGACTCCTTTATCGCATCTCCATTGCCCATTCCTTCTCTTAGACAAGTCAATCATATCCTCTGGTGGAACTACGGCAGAAATATCAACAACATTAAGCATTCTTCCTGCAATTTTGATAAATCCCTTTATCCTTCCACTGTGCAAATCGTCCATTAAAGTTTCTGCAATCTCAGCGTCAATATATATCTCTAAACTATTCCTCAAGCAGATTACCATCTGCTTTTTTGTCAATGACATCATAGTTTTTTCCTTGTTTAGACGGTTTCTCAATACTCAAACTCTTCTTATAAAACACAAAAACCTTGGCAAGCTTCTGCTTTAAATCCCAAGGCGAGGTAACTGTTGGAGCATATTTCTCTCCTTGTATGGAGATAGCGTATTTACTCATTTTTTCCGTCTTTTCGTATCCGAACTTTTCAATAAGGAACTGACAAGCATTTCTCTGGGTCTTATTGCCGAACTCTATTACTGGATTGATTGTCTTGTGGAATAGGGCAATAATCTTTGAAATCTCCCTACCCTGTAATGGACTATAGTAGAAATCATCCTGTGAGGCCTGATTTTGCGTTTTAAGAGGGGTTGACTCTTGAAGTTGAGAGTTATTATGTGAAACGTCTACTGCCTTTGTTTTTGTCATAGTTTTTTGTTTATAGAAGAGCTGGGACTCGAACCAGCGACACTCCGCGTATCAGGCGGACACTCTACCAACTGAGCTACTCTTCTGAAAAGAACTTACTCAACATATCCAATTCTTCTTGGGTTAATAAATCCTTAAACATAACAGTAGGACTGCTCTCTTCTTTTTTTTGCTGTCTTTTTGCTTTTTCGTAATCGTCCATACGTTCTTAAGTCAACGCTCACAACGCTATATAACAAAAACTTATCCATCTAAAGCTTCATATTTTCTTATTCCTAGTCTCCACAGTTTAGCATATTCTTCATGAGCATTTTTTAAACTTATAGTCTTGTTGTCTATCATTAAATTGTGTACAGCTTTATGACACTTCCAGCAAAGTACAACTAAATGCTTCTGTTTTTCTCTTCCTTTTTGTGCGTAACACTTGTGATGTACCGTTAAGAAGTCAAAAGACCTACAAACATAACAACACTTCTGCAGTCTAACAGCCTCATTTCTAATTTTCAGCCAAATATCAGACTTTAAATATTCATCATAAGTTCCAGTAAAAAGCGAAAACTGATTCTGGTTAGGGTCTTGCTTTAAATGCTTTGTCTTCTGCTTTTTGGGTTTAATTGTGATTGTAAAACATGGATTATTGCGTTCAATCATTGCTTGTTGCAACGGACTAAAGCGTTTCCATCTATTTATAGAAACCTTTTTGTTGATATTCTTTTTCATGTAATTGCTTAGTCTGTATTCAAACTGAACCTTACTCGTACTCTGCCTTCTCTACTTTTATACCAAACTCTTTATCTATAAGCAAGCCCAGATTTTTAGTCATCCGCTTTATAACTTCAAAGTCTTTAATTTTACACAATCTAATTTTTTCTAATCCACGTCTGTCAAGAACATAATCTCTTAATTCCCAAAATTTCTTTTCCATGTCAGTCCCTAAAAACTTGCTTGGAAATTTAATATCCCTTAAATGGTCGCTTGCTACATTGCACCACAACATCACAGCCATATCATCTCTGCCTCCAAGAGCTCTTGCCTGACTTATCTCATCTTCAATCCTTCCAAAATGCTCTGCAAACAGTATGAGATTATAAATAAATCCGTCACCGAAATCACTTGTTTCTTTTTTTGTCATATTTTATATAAATGATTAGTCTGGGATAATGCCATGCTAACACTACCCCAGACCTATCATTACCATTGAAATGGTTAGAATGGACACTCCTCTACTGAAATAACCTCTAAATCCTCCTTGTCATCAACCATTGAGGGGATATTAACATTTCTGCTAAAAGCATTTAGAGCGATATTAAGAGACCTCTGCCAATCCAATGCTTTAATAATATCAATAGACTCTCCCTTTGAAAACTTCATACAATGGAAATCACCGAAATCATTGCTCTTAGACTCTTCTCCGAAAATAGTAACGTATCTTATCGAAGTGTCATCAGCAGGGAATACTTTCAGATAATCGAACCATGGCTTCATTGAAGAACCTCCAACTGACATCTTTACAAGTCCTTCGTCACCTCCGACTTCCTTGATGTAAAGCACTTTTTCCATGGTTAAACCTGGGATTTTTTCTTTTAACTCCTTGTAAGTCCCTCTGCCAACAAGTTGATTGTTTCCGTTAAAAACACTAATCTGCTCCGTCTGGGTGTTATCGAACTCATCACTCTTGAATGAGGCCAGTGCGTTTTTGGGATTGAATACGTTTACTCTGTTTCTGTTCTTTAATACTATCCCACTGTAATTCGGCCCCAAATCCTCCTTGATTGTCTTTCCGGATTCATTCTTCATTCCTGTACTCAAGTAATATGTCCCCTCTTTTCCGTTGAATGAAACATACTTTAGACTTAGTCTCATCCCTTCTCCAGAGTTGCTTCTGGCCTCGGCAATGAGTTGCTTCTCTTGTTCTACCGTTAACGCTACGCTTTTTGATTCATCTGTCATAAGTTTTTTTAGTTAATTGTTAGACTGAAATGTTATTCGACCTTTTTGATTTTATTCTCTATCTTTTCAATAGTTTCGTTAGCTGATTTTATAACTTTACTTATCTCAGCAACATCTTCATTGGAAACTTCAAGGGTCTTTACCGAGAAATTAAGTCCTACATGTCCTGAAACCATCATCCAACACGCCATGCTGAATCTGGTAAAGTCTGGACTTACTACAACTCCTATAAGTCCCATCAATCCAAACACTAGAGAACCTGCTGAAACCAAGACTGCCACATCTTTATTTTTCATAGTTTATAAAGGTATTATAGCTCATTTGTTAGTTATTGTAAATAGAGCAGAACCCTCAATTTGGGGATAAGTTTTTGGCCTTATATTCCCTGATTATATCCCTATTCTTAATGTACGTTTCATGCCTCTTGGCCTTTGTCTTAACTATGACATCTGGCCGTTTAAGATACTTCCTTCTGGCACGGTCAATTATGGCTCTATTTTTCTCTGGGTTTTTAAGCGCCCACTTTTTAGTGGACTCAGTTCTTTTTCTCTTGTATTCGTCATCTCCAAGAATCCATCGCATTGAACTGTAACATCCATAGCAATATACACCTTGCTTGGCAGGCTTCACTAAACAGACACAACATTTTTTATTTTTCTTCATATCCGAAAAATTCTTTTAATTCTACCGCATCAGACTCTTCGTTAGCCCACTTCAACCACTTATCGCACTTTAAGATAACATCAGATTTGTGGTATTCCTCCGGCGACAATCTCTCAATGATATCCATAAGAGAACAAACTAACTTTTCAACTTCATTACACATATATTCTATCTCGGCTATCGTTGGGTCCATGCTATCGAACAAATCAATTGATATTTCCCTACCCCTTTCAAGCCCCTTGATATATGCTTTCTGACAAAGAGCATCAGTATCGTGGATTCCCGAGTTCCAATTGCACTCATCAACATTCATTGACTTTTCGTAACCTATATCCTCATCAAATTGGTCTAAAATAAGATGTTTCATATTTTTATTCGTGCATATTATCTCTTATTAGTTTCTCAACGCAACCGATATGCCATCTGGCTCTTGAACTTGGAGTAACTACCACCAATTGAGTTTCTCCTTCTTTTAATTTGCCTTTACAAAGCTAACAAATCCCCTTTCCTCCAGCTTTAGCTAACGACATTCTCATGCTCATACGTTTTTGTTTTAATTATTAAAATACTATATGTTCTTTGGGCATGCCTCCGTCAATTAACCTTTCACGAATAGACTTCTTTGTGTCTTCACTCAATAAGTCAGCCAATAACACCTGATTGGATTGGTCGAACATGGCCACTATAAACATAAAATTATCTTCAATGTTTTCCAACTCTTTAATACTTCCAATCTTCTCTTTTTTGTAATTATAGTCACCTATGCTAGACCATAGAATTATGGCCGCATCTCTAACTTCATTGAATTGCTCGATTGACGGTGGAGTGTAATACAACTCAACTGTGGCTGTTTTCATAGATTGATGTTTATTTTTACGTTATAAAAGGTTATTTAAGGGTGATTGTGAGGCCTAAAATTGCGTTTTAAGGGGTGTTTGGGTGGTTTTTGATAGTTGGGTATTAGCGGTCTTCTTGAAGGTCGAAAATGACCTCTTCATAGCCCTGTGGTTTTTTGCTGTCTATCAAAATGTGGTCTCCAGCCCAAGAGCCGATAATGGTTTGGCTCGCATTCCGTTCCCCCGAAAAATGAAGCATCATCGCTGGACTGCACTGCGAACCAAAATTTTCCATTTATGTCGCCAGAGTAATTGCGTCCGATATGATTTAGAATCTGGAATTATTTTTTTTCCCAGTTCTTGTTAAACTTAATTGTTTAGTAATTTAAATCTCATGTCCGAAATAAACCCGTTAACATTAGCCCACAACACCTCTGAATAATTCATTTCTCCTATCGCTACCCAGTCTTCTTCTTTTAAATCGTCCACGGTTTTTATGGAACGGTCTTTCTTGATGAGATTGATAATGTACTTCTCCTGTTTGTTGGTTATGGCTCTCATATAGATTTTTCTCCTTTCTCGTATTCCTCTACTGAAGGAATGTCATCGTAATCCACATAATCTCCCAGTCCAATGTCCTCAGCCATTAACACCTCATCCTCTGATAACTCGATGTTGTCGATTTTTGGCATACTTTTTTTATATTAGTTAGTTAGTTTGTAAAAGCCTGTCAGAGTGCCAGCAGTGGCCGTGGAAAAAGAATCCCAAACAATCACAGGTAGCTATAACTTCACTCCCTGAAACTTCCCTGATTGTGCAGTATCTTACTCCCTTCTCTTTTCTGCTTTTGTAATGCGTTTTGTCGTGGCTGATTAGATAGTTTTTCATAGTGTTTGGTGGAGTGTTATTTTTCTAATTTGATTTCGTAGTTCAAACACTGGTTGATTTGCCAGTTGTTGGGAGTGAATAATGAATACTCCTTGATTTGTTTTTGCCATCTCTCACATTCCTTAATCTCTGTGAGTCTTATCCCTACAGAGAAGATGTAGAGAAAAAATGCTCCGACCATTAACAAGATGATTACTTTCATGATTGTTGATTTCATAGTTTTTTAGGTTAGTTGATTAGTTTGTAAAAGACACCCACCAATGAGAACCGCTAGCGATTGATTGACCACCATGAAAGGGAGACCACTTTTCTCCACTTGAGACTATTACTGCCTCTGGGAAAAGTGCCTTAACCTTTTTTATTAAACCTTCAACTGTTTTTCCATGAGTGTAGAAGAAACCCTCTCTGATAGTGATTACTCCATCTTTCCTACTAATTGAATCAACCCCTAAGCTCTCTTTGATGTCTCCAAGCTTTTTGATTGCTTTCATAGATTTGTTGGTTAGTTAGTTTGTAAATGTTGTTTATATGTATATTAGTATTATAGCATGGTTTTTAAAGGTTGTAAAGGGGTTTTAGGGGTTTTGACTATTGTCTGTTTTTGTGTAAATTTAGTAATTTAACAAAGGGGTGTGGATAAGTTCGTTTGGGGGTTATGGTTAAAAAAAGACAACCATGGTTAATGAGTTGCCTTTTTATGACTGTCCCAGAACTTACTTGATTGTTCGCCCATCCTTTTACTAAATCCTTTGTCTTTAGAATACTTCTTCTTCATTTTCTTGGAATACTTCTTCTTGTAACCTGGCCTGTCCCAGACTTTCTTGGCCGCTTTGGATATTGTCTTTCTGAATTTCTCAGTACTCTGGACATTTACAGCTATACTTGCAAGTCTTATCCTCTCTTGCTCTGAAACTATCCTTGTCTTTCTTCCATCATCTCCTTTCTTAAAAGCAAAATCAGATACTAGATATTTAGACGCATTATAAATCTTATTATAATGCCTTCTTAATTTTTTGATGTATAGAGCCTCTAGTGGCTGCGTAATGCAGAAACCCCATTTTTCTTTATATTCAGTTATCGTCAATCCGTGCAGTTTCAAGTGAGCGTGGACTAACTTCTTGAACTTAACTCCACACTCTTCGCATAATATGGAATATTCGGTTATCACAGGGATTCCGTAAGGCATATTACTTTATACATTCTTTAGACATGAAATCAGTCAGAAAATTTACATTCGTAATTAGACCGTCAACATTATTAACCGTTCCAAAAATAAGCTCATCCTGCTGTCTGTTGTCGCTAAAGTTTATTGCCTCAAGAATTCCCAACAGCAAGACGCAGAATGACAGAACGATAACTGAATAAACTAGATAATTTCTCATATTTATTTTCTTTTACTATAGCCTTTCGTGGCGTTTAAAATGAATTCTAACTCTTCCTCTGTATAGCCCAAAGTACTTCCCTCTCGCTCAATGATAAGAGATTTATATGGAGAATAAGCAACTTGCCAAGAATCTCCTATTACTTTTTTATTAGTCCTAGCCTTTGAGATATCAGCATTACTTATAAGACTCCAGTCAATATCTTCAACTTTTATCTTATAGCGGAATTCGCTGATAGGCTCTTTCCTTGGCAAGATATTATTGTAATACAACTCTGCCCATCTCTTATAAGTATCTTCCAAATCAAACTCTATGTCCAAACATTTGAATTTTAATCCGTTTCTTTCAAGAATGAATTCTAGCAACTCACCAGTACCTCGATTGATATAAACCAATCGTCCAATATCCGACCCTATAAAATCCATGTAACAACCAAGCTGTTTGAGATATGACGTTCTGGCTTTTCCTTCTTTCAATTCTTTTGCCTGATAGTCTCCATAAAAACTTTTTACCTCAACTGGGGTTCTTCCGTCTTTTAATACTGCATCCATGTATCCCGTAATCTTTACTCCTAATCGTTTCATATCAACCCTTACCTGCGGTTCTTTCGGATTGAATTCTATCAGGTCCAAGTCATTCAGCGTATCAACTAATGACATCTCTACCATCTTGCCAGTTGACATTATCATCATGCCTTCAGCACTTGAAGGATTAGTTGGCGGAGTTCCAATCCATTTATGATAAAGGTCAAATAATGGTGCTTCACACTCGCTGCACCAGAAACTGTCTTTTACTCTGGCACTTCCGTCATCTCTCTTGCGTTCTTCTTCCGCCTTACGGTTTAAATGCTCTTGAATCTTGTCGATTAGCATGAACATAAATTTTGTTCTTTTAAAGGTCTTTAAAATCTTTGTATTTTATCTTAGTGATTATTCTGTCTCCACGCCTAGTCCTTAACTCAACTTCTGGCCTAACCACCAACCCCTCGGCAATGAAATCTCCAAACGTGGACTTGAATCCGTTTCTAACAAATTCAATGGCTGAATTTAAATTTCCATACCCCACAATGGGAACCACATCAATTAGGAATTTAGTGAATATCTCCTCAACGTCTTTTCTCAATAACCATATATTACCTATCCTAATATCGAAACCTATAAAACTTTTATCTTTACGGTACTTTCCACCTCCACCTTGAATCCCCGCGCCGTATCCCTCGCCGTAAAAAGTAACATCGGTAAGCCCTTCTTCATTGGGCAAAAATGTATCCTTGAATAATTGCAGTTTTGAATCAAACAATTCATGCAACTTCTCAACTAAAGCAAATGGAATTTGAGAGTTTACGGTGTGTCCGCCAAACGTAATCTTTTCTCCGTCAAAATGGATTAAAATGCTAGTGCCGTCAATTTTTTCTGTCCATACCCATTTATTATCCTGTAACCATCCGAACTCTGGAGTAGCCCATTCTCCAATCAATATCTTTCCGCCATTAACAGACTCTCTTTTGAACATTGAATTTATTTTATGGTAATAGTGCATATCAGTTTCCTATGTACTTTATATTATTAAGACTTATTCCAGGAGGAAACAAATCAAGATTGAAATATCCCCAAAAAGTAGGCACGCCAAGCAACCACGCCCAGACAATAAAGATAAAGACAACCGCACTTACACAACATCCACCACAGCTTCCAGAGTAGGTTTTGTTTTCATCACTCATAATGTTGGATATTTATTTAATCTTGTCTCTCCGACCAATTCAACAATCTCATCAAACGTAAAATCACACTCATCACTTTCCCAGTCAGCGATAAAATACAATCTATCACTCTCATTGATATAGCCGAATAATATCGGGTCTTTCATTTTAGCCTTCTCCTCTGGAGTAATCTTCTGAGCCTTAGAAACCTTATCTTCAAGAGCATCATTGTAATAATGATAAACAACGAAACCATCAAACACGTCAACGAGTTTGTTTTTAATCTTTATAACATCATCGGGAACTATCTTGGTATAATCCTCAAGCTTGGTATCGGCAATCTTTCCGTCTTTCAACTTATTCTTTACTTTCATAACGTCATCACGTTCAACATAAAGCTTTATACCCTTGGCATAAATAACGCTTTCTTTTGTCTGCAATACCACTTCATTAAGAAACTTTTTAGCCAGTGTGTCCTGTCCGTTACTAACCGCAACGCTAAAGGCTTTCTCTAATTTATCAAGTCTTCTTTTTAGAACAGTGCCTTCAAGAATGCCAAATTTCTTCTTTATAAAATTGAAAGCAAGAGTAGGCTCAATTCCATTTTCAACCGTGGACTTGAACCCAACAGATTTACTATTATACTCGGAAACTCCAACTCTGCTAAAACCTGCAGTACTTGTTCCGTCATCAATGTAATAATAACTTGGCATATTATTGTTTTATTTTATCGTACATTTTTTGAAGAACCTCAAGGGACGTATTTCCCTTAAACAAACGTCCGTAGACAATACCTTTCTTTCTGCAATTAGCAGTCCAAGAGCCATCGCTATGCAATACTAATCGCCTAAACGTATTTCCTAAAGCTGCTAAAGCTTCATCCGTGTTTTGGAATATCATATTCTTCTTCATTTGCGGAATATCCGTCTTTTGAACCAACGTTAATACCGTCTAACAGGCACTTGTAACGCTCTTCTTTTAATTCATCTTTGAGATGTTTGATGAAGTCCATACTCTTTTTTATTTTAAATGTTTTAATGTTTGTATTATAGCATGGTTTTTTAATATTGTAAAGGGGTTTTGGGGGTTTTGATGTGGATAAGTTCAAACACCTGGGCAGGAATCGAACCTGCAATCATGGGTTTGCAACCCATAGCCTTACCATTTGGCTACCAAGTGATACCTGCTCCTCGTGGAGCAGATACGTGGGTTAAGCTGCCACTGAAAAAAGGACAAGTAACATAATCGCCATTAAGAAACCAGACAGAATACCAAGAGTAAGAGCGGCAAGTGAATACGGTTGCTCTTTCTTAATTCCGATAGCACCGAATACGATTGCAAGGATTGTCATTGGGAGACAAAAAAATGACATCCAGAAAAACACTACCGATAAGATACCCAACACTAAGCCAGCAGTACATGGCTTGACCTCTTTAGACGTTTCATTGTTCATAATTTTAAATTAGTTATAAATATATAAATCAGTCATAAATCTCTGGTGGATTTACGACTTTGGTTGTATTACCGCCCTGTCCTAGGGGGAATGGTTCTTGTTTTAGAATGGGCCTAGAAGCCTCAAAATTGGCCTGTGTGCGTTCCGTGACCCTATACGCGATATTTGAGTTGTGGGAACCAATCAGAGCCTTTAGAAGTCCTTTTTGAGCCAATGCTCGCAATTTTCTTTCAACGGCACTTTGCTTGTGGGGCCTCCCAAGACTATAAAGCTCATCCATGCTTAACTGTTTGGATTTTTTAAGACTATCGTACAGTAATGTTTCTAAACTCATAAATCTATCCTTTCACGACACCCATTGGGCTTAATTTTACTAAAATATCCACTAAATCAGATTGATTGTTCATTACTTCTTCTACGTTCTTATAAGAACCGCTTGCCTCATCAAGGTCTTTCTTGCCTCTGATTGCATGCAAAATACCTTGGTCGTCAAGTTTCTTTATCTCATCTTCAAGGTTAAGAGTGGCCATGGCTTTGGTTCTGCTCATAAGCCTTCCTGCACCATGTGAACATGAATTAAATGATTCTTTACTTCCCTTGCCCTTAACGATGAACGAACTTGAACCTTGTGAGCCAGGGATTATTCCTATTGTTCCGTCTTGCGCTAACGTTGCTCCTTTTCTGTGAACCCATAAATTTTGTCCGTAATGATTTTCTTGCTTGGCATAATTGTGAGCTATATTGATTGGCGGTTCCCAACCCTTAGCAGCCAATTCTGTATGCTTGCAGAAAATATCAATTATCCTGCTCATCATTAACTGTCTATTAGCCAACGCAAACTCAACGCAATAATTCATCTCGGAAATATAATTCTGTCCTTCTTGACTGTCAACAGGCAAAAACGCTAACTGCCATTCATTAGGTACTGAGGAGTGATATTTTTCGTTTAACTCAATAGCGACTTTGTTATAATAATCAGCAACTTGCTTTCCTAAGTTTCTCGAACCCGAATGAATCATTATCCAGATATGCCCATCATCTCCTTTTTGGATTTCGATAAAATGATTACCTCCACCAAGTGTTCCAATCTGCCTTAGGGCTGACATGTACTCTCTTCCTGTTATTTCGCCACCTGCTCCTAACCCATAATTCGGCATGAGGGTAATGTCTTGGTCTGTTTTGTGGTGTTCGAATCCTACAGGAATCGTTTGTCTTATATTACCAAGAATCTTTTTTAATGTTTCTCTGTCCAATTCAGTAAGAGATGTTTTAACCGCAATCATTCCACAGTTTCCAGTAACAAATATCTTGTTATTCCTTCTAGCAACAAAATATCCAGTTTCAACAACAAAACAATACTTGTTACCGTTTGGTATCTTTATTTTTTGGGGACGACTGAATCCAACATATTCGTTTCTCGTTTGATACACGCTATATGAATCATTCCAATTTTCATTTTTATAACTTTGAAGATGTATGCCAGCCCTAACTCCATTCACGGCACATATATACTGAACAACATCGGCGTTTACTTTCTTTGTTGTGGAATACATTTTATGATTTCTTTTTTTATCAATGGTTCCATCCCAATACAAATACTCGTCAAAAACAACTTTTGCCTGATGCTGATTACATAGATATAAAGCAGTTAATTCTTTCTTACACTCCCAATCTAACTTAAAGATTATTGACTTTGTCTTATCACTGTGGTCATATTCTTTAAAACTAACTTTTGCTTTATTCAACAAAACCTTACAACGATTTATTTTTCTACTCTTTTTAAAATGCATCTCTACATTTGTATATACACTAGACTGTTTTCTAATATGACCATCAGCAGAAACCATTACCATAATAGCTATCTGCTCATCTGTTAATTTTATTCCCTTTTCATTTGTTGCGAACGTCGTTCTTACTGAATAATAATCTTGTTTTTTTAATTTTGATAATTTTTCCCTAAAGTCCTTACAAAAATAAGTATTGTTTGTTCTATCTTTTCCATACCCTTCATAAACCAACATTCTATGCTCGTCACTCAAAACCTGGTCTAATCCATATTTGCTTTTGTATTCCGTAAAATCTTCACAAGGTTTTACAATATACAACAATGGCTTGCTAAAAAAGGAAGTTTGCTTGTAATTATCATAAATTAAGACATCATCAATGTTGTTATATTTATCTATAGTAATCCATCCACTTTTAGTTAAAATCTCAGTATCCCTATCTACAGCTCCAATATCTACCCCACAAACATTGGGAATTATTACAGCTTTAGTTGCAACGACTGAACCGATTGGGCAACCGAAACCAACATGTCCGTCAGGACACAAGACAACGTGTCCGAAAGAAAAAGGCAACCTTGCCAAATTCTCGCACTGTTCAACCATAGCAACGTCAGAATAATAATCTTTTTCTGGTATCCAACTTTTGACTGGAACATTGAATCCATCTTTTTTATAGGTAAACATAAGCTATTTACTGTTATTCTTTACATACTCTTCTTCTATTTCCATGTGACGGTTAAAACACACCAAAACACATTTCTTTAATTCTTTTTTTATTTTCCGAAAAGAATTATTAACTATCATAACTGAAATCGCCTTTTCTTTATCTTTCCTGTTTTTGTGGTGGAAGGTTAAAGCTCTTATGCTTTTATCATATCCACACATACAACATTTTCCGCCAAGATAATCAACGCATCTCTGTTTCACAATCCTTTGATTGTCTCTTTTCTTTTTTAATATATACGGCCAACGCTTCACCCTTCTTTTTCTAATCAACTTATTATGGCATTCCTTACATCTTGCTCTATATTGAGGTGTTCCATTTGCATTAAACTCACTCATCCAATCGCACTTTTTTATTTCTCCACAATCCTTACAAACTCTTTCTACGTGGTGAGAAAACGAACTTTGGTCTATTGTCTTCTTTAAAAACTTTCTTTTCTCTTTTCTGTTTTTTAATGCTTGTAGGGAATTTTTCATACATTATATTCGCACACAATGCTCATGCGTGACAATCCGGCATGATTGAGATGTGTTTAACTGCAAAAGGAAGCTGTGCCAAATGGTCAATCTGCTCCATTGCACTGTCTTCAATCTCAGGACACCAACTAAAGACTGGAATTTTATAATTTTCTTTATTTATTACATTCATATTATTTATATTGCGTAAAACAACTTTTCTCTTTTGCGTCTTTGCGGCTTTGCGCCTCATCCCATCTCCAATTCTCACCAAAATACGTTCCGTCTTTTTTCTCTTCCATGTTATTCTCAACATAATTCCAATATGCACTGTCAGCACCTGCAAGGCAATCATCCAAAAGCTCTGCATTCCGCCTGTCCTCTTTTATTCTTCTACTATCCAGCTCTTCCTTGGACAACAATTCTCTTTGCTGCTGTCTTTCAATGGACTTCTGTTTTAATACTTGAACCGACACAATAGACGTACCGAGAACAACACCAACAATCAAGATTGCGATTGGCACATACAGTTTTTCTTTATTCATAAGATTTTCTCTATTTATTACGTTCGTCTTTTTTTAACTTTTTTTGTCTTTTTAGGCTCTACAATCTTAACAGGTTCTCGCTGGTCTCTGGGAATGAATGACTCATCAACTTCTAAAACATTGCTGTCTGGCTTGGCTCTCAAAAAGCCCATCCCGATTAGATAGGCCAAGAACTTAACAATCTTTCTCGCTCGACCTTCGGGGGTCTTACGCTTATCGGTTCTATTCTCAACGCCTAGAGCTATCACGTCCTGAGCATTGAATATCTTATGCTTGAACATGAACTCCAGCATCATAGGCTTGGTTACGATATCAAATCGAGTTATGTACTTCTCTCTGTCCATAGGGTTTTGTTTCTTTTAATTTTAGAGCCATCATCGCTTCTCTTATTTTTATAAGATTAGACTCAGCCTCAATAAACTTTTTCTCATTATTGTTCCTGCCTGCACTCTCGTAAACGGCAGTCCAGAATCCTTCGAACATTTGCAATGTCTTCAAGTTCATTTTTGCAATATCCGCGGTTTTGAATTTGTCATCTTGGAATAATCGTTCCATATTTTTTATCTTCCAAGTAAATACCCGCTAAATTTATCTCTCTGGGTATCTGCTTTATTGTAAGGTTCTTGTCATACATATTGCATTGGGACTGGGCTGCGTATTTATTTAAATCTCTCCTGGCCTTGCAATGGCCTCCGATTACCCAGCACCAAGCGCAATGGCTGTCCGTAAAAATGGTATCGTTTTGATGAGCAAGCTCGGTGGCTCTCATAATGGCTATCAACTCTGCTTCATTGTTCGTAAAATTAGGCTTTAAGCACTTTCCTTCCCATAAGACGTTCTTTCTTTCGTCCATTACGACATATCCTCCGCCTACTTTGCTAGGATTAGCTCCTATAGTATATCCGTCAACATATAAGTGCATAATTTATTTTTTTTCTTTATATATTTTCTCAATATGGAATTTAACTATCTCTTCCAATCGCCCTGCTATACTTTTCTTTCCTTTGGTCTTTACTAGAAAAGCATAATCTTTCAAACTAACTCTTACTCTTTTTTTAAATATACTTGTTGCATTACTTTCAAGTTTTGTTTTCTCTATTAACATATTTTTCTATTATCAAATTACAAACTATTTTTGCCATTGATATTTTTTGCCTTTTCTTTTCGACTAACAATGTTTCAAAAACCTCATCAGTTACATACACCTTTTTCTTTAAAATCAATCGTTCTTCTTTGGAATGTAACTGCATACATATTAGACAATATATTGTTTGTTTATGGAATGGCTATATATAGCTATATTACCCCCACTCCCCATACAACCATTACCGAGTTAAAATTTTATTTATAATTACTCTTTTTAAATAGATATTTATATCAATTTATATAAGAGAAATTAGCGATTTGATTTAAAAGGACTTTTGTGGTGAAACTCGTATAAAGGCAGGCTATTTAGAGCGGTTCCTGCACGCCCAAGGATTAGCTTGACATAAGCCTTTTTAAGTCCGCTTATAGAGTAGCTAGCAACTCTGGGGGAAGACTATAGTTACCTATATCCTGCTCGGAATCGGGAGGGACAGTTTGGGTCGTAGCGTTAGCGTGTGACCGTTATATCTCTTTTATTCCGAACAGGATATAAATAACAAAAAATCTCAGCTAAGATGTGTGTCAAATGTACCCGTGTTGGTACTGCCGTTTTAAAGGCAAGACACATCTTAAATGAGATTAACACACGAAACGATTTGACATCGCTTATATTGTTTAGGCACTAGAAAGTTATTTTCTGTAAGGTTAGCTTATTTTTTGCCTAATTAAATTGTAGCAGATTGAATAGATTTGTAAAGGGGTTGTTTAAGTCATTTTTGGAAATTGTGTGGATAAGTGGTAATTTGCTTTAATTTTAGTATGATTTGCTCTGCCTCGATATATAGCTTTTCAAGATTAAAATCCAACCACAATTTATCGTAACTGATTCCACCTCTCAGTAACTTATCGCGCCTCTGGTTTATCGCCTCAACTTTAACGTCGAGGAGAACCATTTGATATTCGTAACTCATTTTAGGAGATGTTTTATTTTCTTGAACTTTATCGTCTCGCTTACTGAATGATTAAGCTTGCGGCCTAACTTTTTGCATTTCTTGGCAAGCTCGATTATGGCATCCTCGAATGTAGGACATGAAACGTCTAGTCTGTAATCGTGAGAAAAGCAACTATACTTCTCGTTCCAACTGCCCGTGTTCAATTCAACGTAAACATTGGTTCCTTTTGGGGTCGTCTCACTGCTGACCATTATATCGAAATTGCCGAATCCGAAAAGTCCAGCTATCTCGGGCGGATTAAAGTATTTAAGACTTTCAAGATATCGCCATGCTTTTAGGAATTTATCTTTTTTTAATTTGTTTGTCATAAGCTTTCATGCGTTTGCCTTTTAGGCAAGTGCAGTATTTAATTCTTATTCCCACTTTTTGGACTCGGTATTTTTTATCGCCGTAAAAATCAGGCATGGCATAACTGTCAGCTTAATAAACGCTGGCGAAACTTTTATCATAACAGTTTTTACACTTGACAGTTTTCATACAAGTCTATTTTTAATTATCTTTTTATTTCTTTTGTTTATTTCTTCTTCTAGTAAAGCTATCTCATCTTTACAAGCTTTGCATATCATAAGGTCGCCTTCTTTGTATTGCGTTGTAATGTTTCCATCGGGCAACTCAACCATAACTTTATGGCAATATTGATGATACCGCCTAATCCACTTGAGAAGCTTTTCCCCCAATTCTTTATCTGATATTGTCATAATCATTTCCCTTGATTAACTCGATTCTCTTTGGTTGTGAATTTATCGCTTTTGTCAAACTCACGACAAACTTCTTCGATATCATCAAACATACATTCGCTCCAATCAGTCCCCTTGTCTCTGATTATGGCAATGTTTTCTGCAAGTTCTCGCAATATACACGCCAATTGTTGGCCTTTTTTCATATTTTTTATTTCCCTTGATTAACGCGGTTTTCTTTTGTAATGAATTTTTCACAGCAATCTTGGCAGACATCCAGATGGCTTGACACGGCAAAATCGCACATATCAAGTCCCGGTTTTTCGTGCATTAGCCGGTAAATGTAATAGTTTAGCTTCTTCATCTCCACCCCGCAAATATCGCAAAATGTTTTTTCCATATTATTTTTTACTTGTAAGACTCTGGCTTAAACATCTCCTGCAACTTGCGCTTGTACTCGGCAATGAGTTCTTCGTTGTTCTCGGGTGGAAAGACGTTGCCGATGGAGAGGAGATAATTGTCGCTTTTGCCATTTATCCAAATCGTAGAAGCGTGTTCTCCAGCGAGGTCAAGAAAAATATATTCTCTGTTCTTCTCAGGTTTCCACGGCTCTTCGACGGGTTTAAAATTAACTTTCAGCAATTCTTCTTCTGTGTATATCTCGGATACTGCTGTTTCAAAATCATCTTCCTCGCTAATAAAGAACACTTCACCGCACTGGCCGAGTATCTTGCGCTTACCTGCAGCGTTCTTGATTATCATTCCCGCTTTGAATTTTGACATATTATTCTCCTATTAAATTTAGTATCTTAGTTAAAAACTCTTTGCGCCGGGCGTAGAACTTCAATACGTCTTGCGCCGCGGAACTGGTCTTGATGGCCTTATCCATCTCGTCATTGCAGACTTGGATTTCTTTGTCTAAAAACTCTTGCTCTTCGGTCATACTATTCTCCTATTAAATTTAGTGCAAGTCAACTGAGGGAGTCGAACCCTCGTCAGCGTTCTCGATAATCATTCCCGCTTTGAATTTACTCATAAGATTTTATTTTAATTTATTTTCCAATTATTATTAGGTCAGGAATACCACTTTTCAATTGAATCAAACAACTCAGTTACCTCGCCATCGTTTATATAACCGATAAGCATATCATCAACTTCCTGATGGTCTCTGTCTGAATCAACGCCATTTCTTAGACGTATCACCTCCAAGTGTTTTTTTAATTCTGAAAGTGTCATAGGATTTTTTATTATTGAATTTTTCGACATGTTATAATTACAAATCTTTGTCTAATTGGGATATCGCTTTCAATCTCACTAATTTCTCCATAATTGACACCCTCTGTTTCATTAACTATTCTTTCGAGTTCATCCATAACAAATTGATGGCGTTCGTTTGAAATTTCTCCATTAAAGGTTGGCTTGTTAGAAAGTAACATTGCCTCATCTGGAATTTGAATTTCCGCGCTTCTAAATCCAGTTTCTCCACTTTGTGAAACTCTATCAAAAAATTCAATTTTCAATTTAATCATATTTTTTTATTCAATGTGGTGGTGCAAGGAATTGTTTGGACATTGTTGTTTGTTGGTAGGAGCCAGTTCTGTAGAGTAAAGTTATTTTGCAGGCTGTTGAGGAATCGAGTTAATTTCCTCTCCCCCGGCCTCCAAGTTTGCGGCATGAAGGTGGGCTAGTCAAGTATAATGAGCATTACGACACCAACAGACAAAGAACCCACTAGAGCGATCGGGATTATTAACCAAAGCGGTACGTTATACGCAAGCATGCTGCCAGTGGTTACTGCCGAGAACGCGGCACAAACCAGTGAGGGGATATGTGTTTTAAGTTTCATAAATTTAATCAGGCGGTTTTGGCCTGCTCCGCCAACAGGTCTGGATTTTAACCGTTACCGGAATCGTAACCGTCACCGGAACCGTCACCGTCACCGGAACCGTCACCGTCACCGTCACCGTAACCGTAACCGGAACCGTCACCGTAACCGTCACCGTAACCGTCATCGTCCCCGTAACCGTAACCGTCACCGGAACCGTCACCGTAACCGTCACCGTAACCGGAACCGGAACCGGTTCCGGCACCGTAACCGTAACCGGAACCGTCACCGTCACCGTCACCGTAACCGTAACCGTCACCGGAACCGGAACCGGAACCGTCATTTATTCTTTCCATATTTTTACGGCGTTAATTGAGTCTTGAGCTTTTTTTGTTACATCCAAAATTTCAATAATCTGCGTCAATTCGATTGCGTCCACTTCGCACGGAAATTTACATTCTGTCGGTTTCGAAGTTCCTTCCATTGCCAATTGAGACAGACTGGCCGCTCCAGCCCAATACCACAATCTGCGAGCCTTCAGTAAAACTCCTTCTAGGCCGTTCCTACTCTTTAAATATCCAGCAAAAACGCCTGCCGAATAAGTTCTTGCTATTACATATTTCAAACCTTCAAACTTCTCCGCAACTGAACTCTTGGGAACATACTCAATTCCATTGACTGTTAGTTCTTCATTCATACTTTTTTATATTATTTAGTTATTTCAAAAGCATTCTTTCGTTATATTGTTCTTGCGTTAATTCTGCATAGCTAACGCTTTTTAGGCCTGCCATTAGTTCTCCCGATTCCATTTTGCTGATTTCTTCTAAGACTTTTTTGTTTTCTTCTATCTTTTCTTCTGATTCTTTTATTTCTTGAATTTTTTTCTTTTTTGCCTTACCCAATTCAAGATTAAATTCTTCTTGTGTGGCGGGGAAAATAGTAAAGTCTTTTTCTCCTCTAATAATTTTATAATCCACTTCCAAGGAGTTCCATGAATATCTGTATTCTACTGCCTCAATTACCGTTTTTTCTCCGTCATTATGGACTTTTTTGACAATTCCGTAATAAACCCTATCATCATAAGATTCGTCAAATCTTTTATACAGATCGCCAGCAGAGATAGATGTTATTCGCACTACATTCGCACTTGCTTGAATTGCTTGTTTTGTTTGCATACTGTTTTATGTTAGTTAGTTAAGTTCTTACTCCTCAATAATAATACCTAAGGTTTTTAACAACTCCGCTTTTTGCGCAATTTTAATTTTGGCTCTGCACAGGTCGGCTCTGCACAGGTTGGCTCCGCTTTGATTGTGATTTTCATATGTTTAGTACAGTTAAAGTTTTTTTAGCCCCTGATATGACAGGGGCGTGTGAGGATTAAATAACGTCAAGCGTCCAGTACCCGGCGCACTCGCCATAGAGCAAGTCCAGTCGGGCTTGCATTGTGAGCAACAGCCACGCCTGCCACGATAACTTGATAGCCATGTTACGCCTCCTTTTCTTTCAAGAGTTCATCAACCACTTCCGTCTTAAACTCATCACCGTGCTTTTTCAGTAACCAGCCAAGAAAGACGCTTTGACCGTCAGTTGTTAGTATCCCATCTCCATTGGTTATCTCCGCTTTGCGGAAAGATTTTTCAGGCTCTTTTAAAAACACTTGCACGAACTTTTCTTTGAGATTCATAAAGTTGATATTAGAGTTAATTAGTTCTAAAACACCATTCTTGCTACTTGCACTAACTTCACCACTAGAATTAATTTCACATATCCAACATTTTTTAGACCCGTGTTCTTTGCATTGAAGGCCATTGAAATTCCACTCATTTGATTCAAGGTACAAACAATCATCATGAATGCACCCAGCCACACCCTCTTTGCCATTATCACTATCTCCGGGAATATTAAGTCTCACTTTGTCGCCTACTTTAAATTCATTTAGTTTTGGCATATTATTGAAAATAATTCTCCACCTCACGCCTCATGTCTTCGTATTCGCCCTTGCCTGCAATGACCAGTAAGTCGTATCTTATTCTCTGGGCGAAAAATCTTAAAGCGTGTTCCAGAACGTATTCTTCTTGCGGACTAAGCGCGGTTTCTTCTTTTGTTATTTTGATTGTTTCTGAAATTAAATCGTTGGTCATATTATTATACCGCCCCACCCCGTCTCCGCACCGGTGGACTGATTGTGCAGTCGCATAAAAGTTGCGAAAACGGGAAAGGGGCAGTTAAAACTTCGTTTAGAAGGGAATTCCTGCCACCGTGACCGATTCCTCAGGTAACGGCTCTTCCGTTCGTCCTGGGGCATTGTAGGGGCTCACAGGGGCATTGTGGCTGGCTTCACCAAACGGGTCGCCTCCCACAAACAGCTGTTCCAAGTCAACGTTCATGCTGTCTCTCGCTTCCGCCACTACAGTGTCAAGCGGTTTCGGGGGTTTCGGAATGACGTGGTACTTTGTTTCCATTTTCTCGCCCTCACGTGTTATCTCGATGTCATAACCTTTCGGGTCGCCCCAATCCTCGCTCTTGTAGAGTTCTAGAATGGCCTGCTGAATGGTCTTCTGCGTTATCTCCATGACTTTGACGGATTGCGCGGCATAATCCCACACTGCGAACGCCCAGAAATGTTTTGACGGACGCTCGGGGTCAATTGCAGGTTGCCATTCTCGAGTACGGATAGGCTTTCGCTTGCCGTCTTTTTCCTGCCAGTCCACCCAGCCTTGAATAGAGTTCGACAGGATTCGGAACTTAGTCTTGCCCTGCTCAATCTTCAAATACTTGCTCTCGGTCGCGGGTGGCTCATAAGTACTTGGGAGGAATGTGTTTTCCATATTATTTTTTGTGCCGTGCGCCTAATTGGCGACTATTGGCTTAATTATTGGTTTTATTCTTGATGTAACAATTCTTGCAGTACGCTCCATACTTGCCCAATATAGCAGGCTCGCCACACACAGGACACTTGTCACCTAGTGCTATCGGCATGTACTTTTGAACTATCTCGCATGCAGGGCAGTAGAAGAACGCCCGATAGCCTTTGCCGTTAAGCACTCCTCCGTTGTGGAATACCTTTTCCGTTCCGCAATGTTGGCATAGTATTTTTTGGTCATCCATATGGTTATTCGTTATCAGGCATGCAATTCTCACAAACAAATTCTCCTTCGTCGTTCCCGTAACAGACAGTTCCTGCTGGCAGGTGGCGGCCGCACACCTCGCACTCGGCGTAATTGCTATTGGACTGCGACCGTTGCCAATCGCTATGGGTGGACATATTATTTATCCGCTCCTTCCTCGTAAAGCACATCGGAAGCGTTATCGTCATCGTACCTGTCCCACTCTTGCTTCGTGCCGATGTACTCCTGCTCACCCTCGGAATTCTTCCCGCAAGGAACTAATCCGCACCGTCTCGCTACGCCATCTCGTATTGCCAGGTCTTCAAGCTCCGCCAGCTCGTTCTTCCAATCGCCGCCAAACAACGAGCTTGGACTGTCGCCAACTAAGGCGATGTACTCTTTCTTTGTCATATTGTTACTGTCCTTAGGGCAACGGGAGAGGAGGCTAATCAACTAACCGCCGACTCCCCTGCCACCCAAAGGATTGATTATTGATATTGCTTAATCTCTTAATCCGCCAGACATGTGGAGCGCACCCTGCTAGGAGTTATTCCACATATCTGGCTCATTCAGAGATTAAGCTTACCGCTCTTTCCTGTCTTCCGCCTGCTATCATTGCGGTGTGGCGGTTGCGATAGGAGTAGAGCAGTGATTTTTTTAAAGGTTGCACCACATCATGTCCACGTCCTTATTCTCCAGCTTCACCAGCTCCTGTACGCTCCGCCCGGTCTTCAAGCTGATTGCGTATATTCGGTTCTTGCGCCGTCTTGCCGTTACTGACTTCTGGGCAAGCCGTATCATGTCTTTTTGCGTCATCATATAAATTGGTTATCTCCTACAACCAGTATAGCACGTTCAACGGATATTGCAAGAGGTTTTTGTGGATAAGTCTGTTTTAAGACTAAAGTTACAAGTTTAATAGTTCCTCGCACTTAGCTTTCAACGCTTTCAAAAAGTTCAGGCGTTCGGGCGTTTTTGTTTCGTCTATCTGATTGATTATCTTATCCAGAGCATTGCTCAATGACTTCTCTTCGGGTGTTATTGGTCTCATATTTTTTCGTAGCCGTTAATGGCAGGAATCCACGCGCCGTCCGCCCACTTATCGAACACAGTTCGGGCTGTACAGCCTTGTCGCAGTTCCACCCACATCGCGGAAAGTTCCATGAACAGTTGCTCGGATATTTTACCGGCCTGCAATCCTTGCTCTTCGAACCGCTTGCGGAACTCGACCGTGTCGAGAGTTTTTATTTTTTCTATCGCTTCGATTGTGATTTTCATAGATTAAAATTTTATATTATTTAGAAGTTCTCCGATTATTATATCCTCTGATTTTGTAGAAGTTCCAAATTTCCAAGCATACTTTTCGTCTTCATAATCTCCTTTGTCGGCGTTCCATATCGCTTTATATGTCCCTTCTCCGTTTGGATTGCGAACTTTGGGAATCATAAAGTGAGTAATAAATTTCTTTTCAATTATTCTGTCGCCCAACTGCTCCGTTGCGTTTGCTTTGTCCGAGGAACGTTCACGCCATAAGTTGATAACATAGTTTGCATTTTGCGGAATTGCCACGGAGTCTTTGAAGCTATCAATACCCGGCTTTTTCCCCTCCAACTTTTTGTAATGTACAATCAATATCATCGAAGCCCCGGTTTTATTAAGCAATGTTTTTAACCTAACCATTATTTTTTCCACATAATCCGCTTTGCTGTCTTCTTTGGACGACATATCAAAGTAATGCAAATGGTCAACCAGAAATAATTTTATCCCTTTGCTTATCTGGTCGTAAACCAAAGTTTCCAGTAAGTCTATACTCATCATCTCGTTTACTTTGGCGAAAAATATATTGTCGTTTTTCAAGCTGGCTCTAGCTTCCTCCAAATACCTGGGATATTGAATATCTCGTATCTCGTTCAATCTAAAATCGTTCCACCAGTATCCCTTAGAGCCTGCTTCGTAATTCTTTTTTATTTTATTCACTTCGTAAAATAAAGCCTTAATGCCGTAATCGGGCAATCTATCTTCCAGAGCATAAATCCCGCATTTAACCTTTTTGCTGGCTTTGTAAATGATGTTAGTGGCCAATGCTGTTTTACCCGTCCCCGATTCTCCACCTAGCACTACCAGTTCTGACGGGAAAATTCCAACCAGTTTATCATCAAGCCAACTGTATCCGAACGAGATAACTTGATTCGCGTTCGTTGCAACAAGCTCTTTATAACCCATTTCTACAATATCACTCATTGTTACGAACTCCACTCCGTCTTTTTTTATTGCTGAAATAGTTTTCGTTTCTTGCTGTACCAGTTTCTGATAATTCAAACCATATTCTCGACAAATCCATTTATACGCATCGCTATAAGTAATATTCAGTATTTCCGCTATTGCCGTAATTCTGTTGCCTTTGAATGGTTCATGCGAAGACGAAGCCAAATAATCGCGATTACCTTGTCTGCCAAGAAATGTTCCTGTTGTTTTTCCTATTGGGTCAATGAGATGTCCACTAACGTCAAATGTTACAGGACGACCAATTGAAGAAAAAGCACGCATAACCATTTCCTTGAAATCCAATCGTTCAATCTCCCTAAATACAGGATTGTCTCCTGTATGCTCCGGGATTCCCGGTAAAACTTTCAATTCCTTGAACGGAAAAATTATCTCGAGGCCGGCTAAATTATATTTTTTAACGGATTGATAAATCACTTCGCAAGCGTACGGCTCCTCTTTCATGTGGTCATAACCTGGTACTCTTAAAATCCTAGAAATGTCATAGACGTTGTCCGCCTTACAACCGTGCTGTTTACTCCACGCCACAAGCCCTTTTAATACTCGCACATATCTTTCTTTGTTTTCTGTAGTAGGTTCTCCGGCTACTAGTTCCCATAATGGCTGTAATCCGTTAGACGTATCAATTACCATTGTCGGCTCGCACTTGGCTATAATTTCCTTGAGTAGTGCCTGCTTTTTAGCTTGGCGTTCTTCTCGAGTTTGGCCGTCTCCGGCTTTACCAATATCAAGGTCGCCGTAAACATAGCGTAACCTAGTGCAATTCTCAGTCTTGCGATCGCCCGCAAATTCGTTGACGGAAAAGTACACACCCCAACCTTGAGCATTAAGCGTTTTAAATTCTTGTTCGTTTTTGTTTAGATAAGTTTTTGCGCCCGGAACTTTCTTGGTGTCATCTAGCAAGCAGTAGATGGTTCCCATAGATTTTTACTTGTTTACAAATTTTAAATATCCGTTCTTTTGAGTTATAAAGTCAAACATTGAAAACCGGTGATGGCAATAATCGTTAAGAGGATTTCTATTGGCAATTTCTAAAATATACGCACGTACCGCACGCTCCCATTCTTCTTGAGAAGGAACTTGTTTATCCCACATTTTTGCCAGACTTGTTGTTTCTTTCCTGCATTGTGGCAAGAGTTTTTTTATGGCGGTATTGTTTATTGGATTTCCATTTGCGGGGTTCCATGCTTGTCTGGCATTCCAGTATTCAATTCCTAATCCCAAAGAGTATTCATTCTTACATTCTTTACATTCTTTACATTCTTGTATGTGGTTGCTGGCTGGTTGCTGGCTGGTTGTTTGTTGGTTGTTTTGCTGGTTGTTTGCTTGGTAGCTATCCCAGTTTGTTATCTTAATTAAGCTAAATTTGTTAGTTGTTTTGCTGGTTATTCTGCTGGTTGATTTTAGGTATGTAATACAATTTCTGTACTTCTGAGCTGATATGTGGTGTAACTCTTTTAATGCTTCGGTTCTACCCGTTATAAATTCCCCGGGGAGGATTTCGATGTCCTCTCCGTTAAAGGGAAATTTGTGTGGTTCGTGGTTCGCTTTTAAAAGACACCAACTCCAGACATACCAGATATTGGGGTTTTCGAAAACTGAACTGTTCATAGATTTTCGGTACAAACGTACCCAGCCTGTTGACATAACAAAAAATTCTCAGGAGCTTACAATGTATCCACACCTATGACAGGTGCTACCGATTTTACGGTATCATTGCAAGCTCTTGAGAACTTTGTTATCGTCATATTTTGGATATTTACTATTTCATTATACACTCCGCCACAAATCTTGTCTACTAGGAAGTTATCCACACCTGTGTATTGTTGTATAATAATAGATGCTGTATAATGTAATCAGACAAGAGCAATGGCCACGCACAACATACTTGCACTCTTAACGAGAGCAGGAAAGCGAGGTTGGGTGCCGTGTTCCGCTCTATCTACAACTATCGGCCTCGCTTCGTAAAATATGATTGCAACATATTTTCATCAAAACGACTAACTCTTTACGGAGTTTTTTTTGTATATGGACGACTACGACAAAGCCAAGCGCCAAGCTGACGATAAGCTCCCGAGGAGTGTCAATCTTGCTGATTTATTAAGTTCTGAAGACATAAAAAAATTAAAAGAGGCCGGGTATCAAGTGCCCGGGTATTGAACAATATGCCATTAAATCTTAAGAAGCGGTATAGAATGTGGAAGCAGAATACGGCAGATGAGAAAAATTATTATAAGAATTTGATGCGGTATTATCCGGCTATTCCGATGACTAAAGATAATTACAATCAAGTGTCTAAACAAATTAAATCCTCGATAAAAGCCGGAAAGGGTGGAGAGTGGGGTATTCTTAAGCAAGCTCTTCAAGCAAAACACGAACAGTATTTGTCGGATTCAAATTACACGGGATACTTTAAAGACCAACTAAGTAAAATCAAGTAGTATGGAAAAGCTAATGATATTCACCGTAGAAAAGAAGCAGGAACCCAATACGTTCATCATGAATCAGCAAAAGCAAGTAACGGTAGCCATCGGGCAAGATGAACAAAGTGTTATAGGCAAGATTGCGGCGGACAACAACATGAATGTGGATATCGGACACGTGGCTTCCATTCCAATGGAGTTGGTGAATTTAGTCATAGCACAGCATAAAATAAATATAACCAAGTGGACTCCTTCAATTCCTATAACTCCCGAGAAAGAAATCGAAAAGAAAGAAGAGCTTCCACCTTTAAATATTCAATACTCGCCGGAGCGTAGTTTCGTTAATATGATAACAATGGTTTTAGAGGACGATAACTCTAAAGAATTACGCCAGAAGCTTTCTAAGCTCGATATCGCTAATTTAACTAAAATAACAAAAAAACTATGCAACTCAGTCTAAATGCCATTGCAGTATTGAAGCACGTGCTCACTTATGACGGCAAGAAGGAAATTGTTAAAGACAACCAAGGCAAGGAGCAAGAAGTAAGCTCAGCCAGGAAGCTTAATGTTCTGGAGTCTGTTCAGCGGAGATTCTTCTTCAAGAATGTTGAGGCTCCAATCAAAGAAGCCTCAGAGGAAATCGAACAAGCGGTTAAAGTTCACAATACCTTGAGAGATTCTAAAAAGGAAGAATTGGAAAAAAGCGGCAAAAAGAAAGATATTGATAAAGCGCTATCAGAAGATAAGGAGATTCAAGCCAGTCTGAAACTATTAGAGGATTTAAATAAACAACTTAACGCTAAAAAAATAGAGTTTCAACTCGAGCCCAAAACAAAAGAAGTCGTCAATAAGTATTTCCAAGAATACGCTAACGAGGTAGGCTTCGCCGCCGGCGACGACCCAAGTGTTTCGGAACTCGAAGACGCTCTAAAATAAACGTATGGCAAAAGTATCAATAGGTCTCCCGAGAATAAAAAAACCAATGCCGCTCCCTAAAAGCAAGAAAGGTGCTCTTCTACCAACACCAGTATCCAAACCGCCCGCAAAAGGGAATGTTACACTTTATTCCAACAAGGTGCTTCCTAAGACTACTTCCACTAAGAGTTGGTATAAATAACATGTAAATTTAGTGTAAAATTACAATAAAATAAAGGAGTTAATATGGGAAGCATTGTGGGAAGGAAAACAATGGTCGAGGAATTGCTTCGCGCTAAGGTGATTGGCAAGTGCTGGGTTCATATTGATAAGATAATGGACGGCACCAGTGAGAAGACTAAGACCATGATAGCACTCAAGATTTGCTCCAGGACGATTCCTCAAGAGATGGACGTAACAAGCGGCGGCGATAAGCTAACCACCCTAGAGATAACTTTAAGGAAACTATCCAATGAGCGAGAAGATGCAAAAACTAGTAGCGAGTCTTTACAAGGACGAGGAGCGGAGGCCGATCAAGTTGACTCCCAATCAGGCACTGATATTCGAGCTGATATTCAAGAGGCTTTAAAAACATTGTGAAGCCTTTTACAGAAGAGCACAAAAGAAAATGTAGATTTTGTGGAAAAACCGAAGGAAGTCGAAAGTTGGAAGTTCACCATATAGACTACGAGAAGAAAAATTGCCGAGAGGACAATTTAATATCATTGTGTAGAAGTTGCCATCAAAAGACTACCAGCGGAAATCGTCAATTCTGGACTGCAACTTGCATAATAAGCGATATTTTCTATGAGTGATATAAAAGTCCAGAAAATGGTTGCGGCAATGTATAAAGACGAAGAACGTAAGCCAATTCAATTATCCGCAGGACAACAAGATATTTTTAGGCTTATATTTGGAAGAGTTCACCCAAGGAATTGGCTGGCTGCGCATACGCGCTATGGGAAATCTTTAACCGTAGCGTTGGCTGTTCTTACTAGGGTAGCGACCTTTCCTGAGAAGTGGGCGATTGTGGCACCTAGTGAGAAGAAGGCTAAGATTATCATGAGCTACATCATTGACCATGCCTTTGACAATGACTACACCAAGCAGAAACTGGACATAGCGAAGGGTGAAAGTCTTGAGCACTTGAGAAGAGAGCGCAGCAAGAGCCGATTGACATTTAAGCACACTGACGGTTCGATGGGTGAGGTCTACATCTTGTCGGCGGATTCCAGAAACAAGCAAACTGCCGGCGAAGCGTTGATGGGGTTTGGGGCAAGCAATGTTGTACTGGACGAAGCGGCTCTGATTGATGATGACATTGAGGCGAAGATATTCCGAATGTTAGGGGATAAGATGGATAACTTTTACTTCAAGATTGGCAATCCATTTAAAAGGAATCATTTCTTGAAGGACTACAGAGACCCGAAGTTTTATAAACTTAATATTGATTACAAGATAGGACTTGACGAAGGCCGGCTTAATGAAGAATACATTGAGGAGTGCCGCAAGAAGCCATTCTTCGATGTGTTATACGAGAATAAGTTTCCTGAAGCATCAGCGATAGATGACAAAGGCTGGAGTAATTTGATAACAGACAGGGAATACGATAGTGCTTTGGTGGATAAGAAGGATGTCGCGGAGTTCGGGACAAGGAATATCGGGCATGATATAGCCAGAGGCGGTGGGAACTTCAACGTTTGGGTTAAGCGCAGTGAGAATTTCGCAACAATCCTAGCTAAGAACTCTGATAACGATTTGATGAGCACCGTAGGCACTACGATAAGATTGGCGGTGGAGAATAAGGTGGATTGGCAGAATGTCAGTCTTGACGATACAGGAATGGGTGGCGGTTGTACTGACAGGCTTAAGGAGCAGGGTTTTAGAGTCAACGCTGTTAAGCTGGGCGGGCAAGCTAAGGAGCAGACGAAGTTCATCAATCGGCGTGCTGAGAACTATTGGAAGCTGAAGAAGTGGATAAACAATGGCGGCAAACTCGACAAAGATGGTGATTGGAGCGAGTTATTGGATATTAAGTACAAAACAGATTCTTCGGGACGACTGCAGATTATGAGCAAAGATGAGATGCGGCGCAATGGAATAGAGAGTCCTGACGTGGCGGACGCATTGATGATGTCATTCGATTCGACTTATGTGAGGATGTTCGAGCGGCCGCTGCAAAAGAAAAAGAAACATAAAAACATTTACGCTACACGAATGGTATGAGCTACGAAATACGGTGCGAACAATGCAAAGCCAAGTTGTGTGAGGTGGAGCGTAATCCTGACGAAGTGAAGTATCAAGTGTCGATAAAGTGCAAGCGATGTAAGCGAGTGAACAAGGTTTAAATAATTTAAGCATAGATGAAGCTCTTGAAGCTCTAGCAATAGAGCTTTTTTTTATATGGAAAATCAAGTAGACCCAATAGTATCGGAAGTTTATAAAGCATACCAAGAGATGCGCGATATCCAGAATGGCGGATTTCGTGAGTTTAATTATTCAGAATCTAAGGAGCGCGACAGAACCTTGAAGGAATACCTTGACGACTGCCAGAAGCGCGCCAATGGGTACACTCCAAGCCGGGAGAGCCAAGGCAAGGAGCAGTGGCAGGCTAATATCTTCACCAACTACACAAGGCGTAAGATTAAGGCTCATATAGCAACAATCGCTAAGGAGCCGCCGCCGATTAAGATAACAGCTACTAATGAGGCCAACACTATTTCCATTGAGCGGTCGGATATAATGTCCAAACTGGTTAGGGCTTCAGAGCTGGAGTATGGCGGCAATCCTGAGAAGCTCATCTACATTGATTCATGGAACTGCGCCATTAACGGTACAATTGTTAAGTATGTAGGCTATTTAAAGACTAAGGAAACTCCTAAGATTATCACTAGCTACGATCTGGCTACTGGAAAGATAGAGTATGAGGATGGCGAGGAGGTTATCACAGAGGACAGGGTGATAGAGGTTAATGTTCCATTGCAGAACTTGTTTATCCGCGACCCATATATAGCGGACATTCAGCAACAGCCTGATATGATTTGGGTGAGTTATCAAGGCGAGGGTGAGTTCAAGAAAGAATTTGGCAAGTATAAAAACGCCAGTAAAGTAAAGCAGGCGGGATTCAAGTTTGAGGCGGGCGAGAACATCTTGTTTTTTGGTGAGCAATGGAACGACCGCGTAGAGAAGAAGAAAATTGAGGTTGTTAGGTATTACAATAAGAATGATAATCAATATCGAATAGTGGCTAATGGGGTGTTATTACTTGATACGATAATGTTATGGGGCAAGAAGCGCAAAGTGTACCCATTTGCTAAGAGCGTATATGAGCCATTTGCCAATGTGGAGTTCTTCTACGGTAATTCTCTGCCGAATATCTTAATGGCTAGCCAGGATGTTTCCAATGCGTTTATCAATTCAATGGCGGATAAGGTGTATCGAACACTTAACACGCCAATGCTCGTTGGAATGGTAAATAAGGATTCATTGGAGTTGGAGGACGAGTATGTTACCGGTGATACAAGGATTTATGTGGAAGATGTTAGTCAAGTTCAGCCGATGCCGATGCAGACAATTCAGCAGGGTGAGATGAAGATGTTGGAGTTCACGACGAGAGGAATCGATGAAGACTCAACTGATAGCTTGCAAAGTGGTTACGGTGGTTCGGGGAGCACTGCTAGAGAGATAGTTCTGGCTAATGAGCGTGCTGAGGAGCTTAAGGGGCTGTTCTTTATTCTAATGAAGGATTTGTATGTTCAGAAGACAAGATTAAGGATTTACAATATCGTTGCCAACTACGCGAATCCGCTTAAGACCAAAGCAATAGTGGGCGCTGACGGCGATGAGGTTTTTATCAATGAATACAAGTCGTTTAATGTGCCAGGGACATTGTCCACTGGTGAAACGGGTACGCTTCAGATAGGAGTGGCTGAGCAAGCTACAGTTGACCAAATGAATCGGCCGATTGGGGTTATGCCGAGCGGTAAGCAATTTAACGAATTGGATGTAAGGGCAGAGATGGCAAGAATCCAAGGCAAGCCAATAGAAACAATCATGATAAGCTCAGATTTCTTGGATGACTGGGAGTATGATTTAACAGTAGAGACGGATAACTTCTATCAGAAGTCTAGAGCATTGGACAAGGCAATGATGTCAGAAAACATTCAGTTCATTGCAACGGCGTTTCCGGAGATATTTGCCGCTAATCAGCAAGAGTTGTTCAAGGAGTACATGAAAATTAATGGAAAGAGCGCGGATAAGTATTTGGAGAACATAGTTAAGCAGCAAATGAGCCAGATGCAAGCGATGACGCAACAACCTCAAGAGAGTCAGCAGGGAGCACCAGGGCAGGTGAGCCAACAAATAACAGCGCCAACAAAGAGTCTTCCGGCTTTAGTTGGCGGAGTATAAGCGGAGTATAATATGATTTATTGGTTATTAGAAAAGTTGTTTGGCAACAGGGATTATTCGGGAATAGACAAGGATAAAATGCAGGAGTGGCTGTTAGCCAATTCATTGGATATGGGATTTATAGGCTACTTTAAATACCGCGATTTGGCGATATTGAAGCAAATGGGGCAGGGATTGCGGCAGGAGGAGTATTGGAAGCTAGTAGGGCAGCGACATGAGTTGTTGCTATTGGCCGGTAAGGTGAAGGAGGCAAAGGATTTGGCGGAGAGAAAGAAGAAAGTGGAATTGACATATAAAACATAAAAGCTGGTGACCGAGCCAGTTGAAACAAGCGGTTTAAAACTTTATGTTTGAGCACTTAAAAGAATCGCAACAAGCGCAAGAAGAGATTGACGACCAAGAAAGCTCAGAGGATACCAATGAAGAAAATGAGGAATCTAAGGGTGGTGAAGGCGGTGGGTCTAGCGGATCAGATGAATTGGACGATGATATTGCGAAGTTGCGTGAGGAGAATGAGACATTAAGGCGTGACCGCGACAACTACAAAGAGGGTTTGTTGGCGGTTAAGAAGCGCAAGTTAGAAGAGAAGCCTGAGCCTCAGCCTTATGAGGAGGAAATCCGCACTAAGGTTGATGAAGTCTTGCAAGAAAAGAACGAGCAACAGGTTTTAAAGGATGTAATCAATCCGAAGTCTTCTAACTACATGCCTGAATTGGTGAAGGAATCGCAGTATCAGGACATCTTGCAGTATCTGCCTCGCAAGATTGACAGAACGAGCCAGGAGGGGGTTGTGAAGGCGCTTAGAATCGCTGTCAGCGGTTGGAAACAGGCTACAGGCTTCAAAGATAAGGCGAAGGATAAAGCGTCAGAGCTGGCGACATCGCATTCTGTCCCTTCAGGCAGGACGAACAATGAGGTTAGCAGTCCTGATAGGAAGCGAGTTATCCCGAAACAGACCGGTCCGGACGGCTGGTATAAGTAAATTTAAGAATTAACATCTAAAATGTATGTTCGAACCAATGACTAAGTGTGACGGCAAAGAGATGGAGCTGAAAGGCACGGACGCTACTACATTCGTCAAGAACAAGCTGGTGAAGTTTTCTTCAGGCTATCTTGTGAATGCCGCAGCTGCCGATGATAAAGCCGAGTATCTTTGCCTTGAGAGTAAATTGACAACATCGACAGGCGAACTTGTGAAGGTTCTGCCGCTGGATCAGACGATTGTATTCCGTGCTTTGACCTCTATTACTCCGGTGCAAGCTACGCATGTCGGCAATGAGTATGATTTGACTGACGACGCGACAGTTGATTTGGGTAATACCACAGACAAGGTTTTCCATGTTGATCGTATCGTCGATGCGACCAATAAGATTGTTGAGGGCAGATTCATGCCACGAGAGTAGTTTAAGAATTAACACTATAAGAATATGGCGATACGAACAACAGACTTTGCCGCCCTTACAGACGATCTTCAGGAGATTTTCAATGAGGTGGCCAAGACAAGTGTTTCAGACATGACAGGTTTTAAGTTGTTTAACATCAAGGATACCGACCGCAGAACTTATGACTATCTGATTCTGCATGGTATGGATGTGATTAAGAAGGTTGCTGAAGGCGCTGACTTGCCGCAAGCTACTGTGGTTCAGGGCGACTCCATTACTGCCACACAGTCGAGATACGGCGGTATCGTTTCCGTCACTAAGGATATGCGTTTGTTTGACCTTTACGACCAGATTGACGGATTGGTGCGTTCCGCTACTGAAGACGCGTTCCAGAAGGTTGACCAGTCTTTGGCTGACGTGTTATTGAATGGCTTCTCCGCTTCTAATTACACAGATGTGTATGGTGAAAGCGTAGGCGCGACCGGGCCGGATGGACTTGCGTTGTTCTCAGCTTCGCATACCAACAACATCAATTCTGAGACGTTCCGAAACATCATTCGTTACAACAGCGCCAATAATCCGGTTGTTTCACGTGAGGCGATTGTGAAGGCTAGAGTTGACGCAATGATTTACAAAGACCCTACAGGCCATAACCGCCCGATTAATCTGGATACGATTTACGTAGCTCCAGAAAAAGAAGATGAGGTATTGAGGATTGTCAATTCCGATAAGATTTCAGGTTCATTTGATAACGACCCGAATCCATTGAAAGGCAAGGTTAAGGTGGTGACTTGGGAGAAATTGCAGACGCGCACGGGTGGTACTGATACCTCGGCGTATTGGTTCATGTGCGATTCCAAGCGCGCTAAGAACTCCTTGCAAGCATTGTTTAGAGAGAGGCCGGCATTGGACGCTCCTGAGCAAGTGTACAAGAACAAGAACTGGGATTACAGTATTGATTTCTACTACGCTATTCTGCGAGGCTTCCCGGCTTTCGTGTTCGGGTCGAACGGTACAGGTTCTTAATTAACGAGGGCGGACGTCCACGCCCTCTCTTTCAAACTATATGCCGCCAAATTGGTCAGCTTTGTACGAGAGGGGTAGATGTAAGTTCATTGGAGTTCCTTGGAATGATGAGGAGCTGAATGCGATTTACGCATTGAAAATCCCTTATGAGTATGTTCGGCTTGGACATTTAACGGTCGTTTCGTATCAAGAGGCGCTGAATGCGACAGATGAAGTCGTGAAAGCGACAGGAAAAAGGCCTATTGATGTAATGAAGAAAGCGGATTTGCAGGCGGAAGCTCGTGAACTCGGACTAAACTTCACTGATGAAGCGACACGACTAGATTTAATTCAGTTGATTAAACAAGCCTTAATTGCCAAACAGGAACAGGCTCCTGCGTTGGAGAGCTAAGGCTTTAATAGTATGCCTATAGCAAATGGAAAGAAAAGCTCTGGCATTCCCGGCATCAAGCTCATTGCGCGTGATGTCGTAAGGGATGCTATCCTTCAATTTGATGATGTGGTGGAAGCGCCAACAACGGCTACCGGATATTTCTATCTGTACGTTGATAACGGTGTTCTTTACTACGACAACGGTTCTTCAGCGGTCGCGTTGGGGCAAGGCGGCGGTTCTACGCCTACATGGGATACCATCTACAACATTGACAAGACCTTGACCTTGGATTCCACGACCTTAACTTTCGCGCTTGAGCATGCAACCAATAATGGCTTGACCATTACGGGATCTGCCGGGTCGGCCGGTCATTGTCTGGTTATCTCGAATGCCGGTACTGGTTATGATGTGTACGGTACTTCCGGTACTTGGTACATCACTAAGGCCGGTGTCGCTGTATTCACTACGGGATCAACTTTAGCAGGTACGACATTGTTCGGGTCAGGCTCCGCCACGGGAACAATTACGTCTAACGGCGCTTATGACCTGGTATTGGAGACCAATAGCGGAACAAACTCGTCTAAGATTACCATTACGGATGCAGCCAATGGCGCGATTACGTTGGCGATGAACGGCACTGGAAGCACTGTTATTTCGGGCACTACCACTCATAACACAGCTTTGACTGTTTCAGCGGGTGATATGGAATTGACATTGGGTAATTTCTACATCATTTCTGATTGGAACACTGAAGCGTCTTTGTCGGTGGTTAATGATACGGCCACTACGGTTGGCGCGGCTGCTGATTTGGGCGTTGTGCAGATTTCATCTGAGTCATTGACGACTGGTATTCTATTGAATCTTTCAGTTGATGAAACAGGAATGAATGGCGGATACTTCTTTAGGTGCTGGAGTCAGGATGCTGGCGCTTACGCGTTCAGGATCGGTGAGCTTGGCATTACCAACATCGCAGGCTCGGCTGGAAACAACACCTTCACCATTACGGCTGGAGATGTGGTTTGGTCTGATGGTTCTTTGGCGATTACGGATGCTGACAACGCCGCTTCGTTGACTGTAACCAATAGCACAGCCACCTCGGCTTCTGTTGTTGTGTTGGTTGGTGCTGGCGCGTTTACAGGCAGTACCACTTCATCTTGGATGACCGTTACACCTTCTGGTTTGACGACCGGTACGGCTGTCTATCTTCCGCTCGCGGCATTGACTGAAGGCAAGGGGTTGCATATTACAGCGGGTGTTTCAGTAACAACGGGCAATCTGCTTTATGTTCAAGATACCGGCGCTAACTCAGCTTTGACCAGTGGCTCTTTGGTTACATTCGACCACACAGCTACGGCTATTACGGGAACGGTGAATAAGACAGGCGCGTTGCTCAACCTTACCTCGTCAAGAACAGTAACCACAGGCACAGTGGCTGATGACTTTGATGGAGTAAGCATTGTAAGAACGGCTATCATCAATGGTGCAGGCGCAATGACTTCGGCTGGCTCTTGTCTGTATATTCAAACAGTGGTTACCAATACTTCAGGAACTATCACTTCTACGACAAATGGAATTGAGATTGTCATGGACGCTGATGGCTCGGGGGACGGAATCAGCTTGACGCACTCGGCTATTACCGGGAAGGCGATTAACATCATTTCTTCAGGTACGACTGCGGCTGGAATTTTCAAGTTGACGGCCAACTCATTGACTACCGGCCAAATGATGTATTTGACTACCTCTGCTACGGCAATGACTTCTGTTGGTAGAATTTTCTTGTCTGAGCATTCCGGTGCTACGGGCACATCAACGGTATTGAATGAGTTCAAGTCAACAGCGACTGACGAAACGGTTGTTATGCAGGTAACGGCTTCAGGCACGTTGATTGGCGGTGTAGCGGCGAAGATTAGCGTAGCTGCAATGACGACAGGCGTGGCGTTGACTATCAATGACGCTAACGCATTGACGACAGGTTCTATCGCTTCATTGGTGTCTAACTCAGCTGATGCTACGGCAAGAAACTTGGTCTTGGTTCACAATGACCATGCCTCGGCTGTAGGTGCTGTGCCGTTGGCGATAAGGAATGACGCTGTTACAGGTACGGGGTCGAAGTTTGTTAAGTTGTGGAGCGGTTCTGACGGATCTAAGACGGTTGCTTGCTGGTTATCCATTGACGCGACCACGCCTAACGGTAATCTTACCGGCACGGCTGGTGATGTCTGCTTGAATGGCCCATCAAGTGTCCCCTTTTATTGTACCGGAACTACGAACTGGTCGGCACTGGCATAAACTATTGACATAAAATAACACAATAAAGTATAATGAATGTAATAATTCATAAATACTTAGTTATGTTGCTAACTTGTCAAAATTGTAATTGCCGGTTTAAGAGTAAGAGTTATTCTAAAAAGCAGAAGTATTGTTCAGTGAAATGTTTTACTGTGAGAAGAAGCGAGAGCGAAAAGTGGTTGGAGCATTGTAGGACTGTCAATCTCGGTAAGCGTAGATCGCCGGGGACAGAATTTACCACTCAACGGACATCGAGAGAAAAAAACATAAACTGGCGTGGTGGAAGATATATTTCTAGCCAGGGGTATGTGATGGTTCTTGCACCTGAACATTTATTGGCAAATGTTCGAGGATATGTTCCTGAACAGATACTTGTGGCAGAACGAATGTTAGGAAGGTTGTTGATTAAAGGAGAGATTGTTCATCATAGAAATAGGAGGAAAATAGACAACAATCCTACAAATCTGCTTGTTTTTAAGAATAGAAGTGAACATGCCAAATTTCATTTGGCTGAAAGAATAAGAAATAAAGAAGGACAATTTAGGAATTGACTTCTCACTCTCCTCCTCTGTTGCTCACGCTACACAGGAGGGGAGGACTGAGAGGCTTATAAAAATATGGGACGAATGATAAATCTAATATCAATTGACGCATTCAGAAAGGTAGTTACCACGTCCGGTACACCGGAAAATCTTGCTCCTAAATATGCGGCTTCAACGATAGCCTTTGTAAGGAGCACTGTGATTGGAGTTAATGACACGATTACAGATTCAGCCGCGCAATTCTTGGTTGAAGGATTTAAGGCTGGCGACAAGCTGGTTATCACCGGAACGGTAAGTAATAACATTGAGGTTACCATTGAGGCAGTTGTTGCCGGTACGATTACCATCACTCGGCAAGGAGCGCTTACGGATGAAAGCGCGGGTACCGCGTTTACGCTTGTTCCTAAGAACGGCAAACCCGTAGCCGATGGTGTTTCGGTGGTAATCAAGGCGAAGAACGCCAATACCGGGACTATTACATTGGCCGGTACAGCTGCGAGAGCTTTGAATACTAATACCGCCTATGAGTCCTATTTTACTCTGCTTGCTAATCAATCAGTTGAAGTCCAAGTCAAAAATCTCAATCAGATATGGATGGATGCGACGGTTAGCGGTGAAGGAGTGGAGATAGCATTTGAAGCATAAACCATATGAAATTCAAAGATTCATTTCGTGGGACAAGTTTGTCTGTAGTTGACTTAACGGTAACGGGTGATTTAACCGTTAATGGAAGCTTTAATTTCGGCAACGCTTCAGTTGATATCTTCACCATCGCTGGCTACATTCAAGGTTCTGCGTCAGGCAAAACCTTTGTTTCGGTAGGCAATGTTACAACGGCGCACTCACTTGCGGCAACGAATGATTTAGCTATTGCCGGAAAACTCGAAGTGCAGGGAGTGTCTTGGTTGGACGGTCTGGCGACTTTAACAAAAAGCTCATTAGGCACAACTACTTCAGCAATGCTTTCACTGGTAACAGACACAGCCGCAACTGTTGGCGCTCAGCAAGTTTCGCCAGCAATAATGTGGACTGCGCGAGGTTGGGAAACTACAGGAGGTACTTCACAAACAGTCGGCTGGCAGATGTATGTATTGCCTGTTCAGGGAGCAAGTAATTCTCCATCTTTAATTTTTCAAGCAAAAGCATCTACTGCAGGCGCGTATGTTGATAGGCTTACAATTTCCGGTGCTGGTAGCGCAACATTTACAGGGACGGTATCAGCGAATAATAAATTTACAGCTGCGAGTGTTGCTGTGGTTATTCTTGAAGGCAGAATAGCAGACGGAGCAAGTGCAATTGCAATTAAGTTTCAATGCGCCTCTGCCTTATCAACTGCAGGCGCGAAGATTGCTTCGTTCTATAATGACAATGGAACGACTGAAAAAGCATACATTGATTTGTATGGCGGTTATATTACCCTCGGCGGCTCAATTCAGTCCAGACAAGGTACTGACATCGCTTCTGCCACAAACATCGTGATTCCATCAGACGGCGATGTGTTTGAGTTGACCGGCACGACCAAGGTTGATTTGATTGCCAGTACCGGTCGTCAAAATGGCGCAACGGTTGTGCTTGTAGCTAATGAGAGCGTTGTAATTGACCACGGCACAGCTACCAGTGGTTCTAATATAACCATTCTGCTTAACGGCGCGGGTGATTTCTCAATGACGGCCAATGACACATTGACTCTTTGTCTATGCGAAACTACAGCAGGCGGTCAGGCGTGGAGGGAGGTCGCTCGAAGTGTAATATAATATGCCTACAATAAAAGGATTTACAACTAAGAAGGATATAATTCAGCAACTATCGGATGCCGGGATAGAATTCAAACTGCCTTTTTCTGTTAATACGGATATGGAAGTTGAAACCGATCCATTCAATGGCGAAAAGGTAAATGGATTTGATGACAAGCCTGTAGATATAGTCAAAGTTAAGCAAGACGCTGTGAAGCCGGCAGATAAAGAATTAAAAGATAAGTTGGAACAAGCAAGAGAATTTGAATACCTAGGCGTTGTCTAGGTTAAATAACCATATAGGGGAGTATGGAACAAGAAAGCACACATAGCAAAGTCAATACAGACATCATCTTGGAGCGGTTGACCAATCTTATCACGGTCAATTCCAAGGAGCATGAAGTCATAGAGAAGACGCGCGATGATTATCGCGTTGAATTGCTCGGCGCGGTGAGTGATGTTAAGGCGGCCGTGATAGGGCTGGACGCAAGAGTACTGAAGCTGGAGAAATGGCAGATAGGGTTCGTTGCCAAGTTCTCAACGTATTCCGCGCTGGCGTTATTTCTAGGCAGTGTTCTGGCCAATATAGCGATTTCGTTCGTTTCACGATATTTATAAAGGAGGAAGGTAAATGAGTTTAGACGATGTTCTGCAGCCGATTACTAAAACCATTCGGTACACGAGCATGCGCAAGAAGAGGTGCGCTAATTGCAATCGCGAGGTACTTCATGAACTGGCTGAAACTGATACTTATAGTGCTTCCTATTGCCTTGCTTGCAAGTTTGAAACACTGGTTTGGAAGAAAGCGAGGAAAGGAGATGTGCGACCGTGACCAACAGCTCAGGCGGTTTCGGCAGTTTCTGTCGGCCAGCTTTAAAGATATTGGGATATTTAACACGCTTGCATCTCCGCGCTATCGCAACGAAAAGCAAGCGTGCAATCAAGCTGGCGTATCACAAGCTTCAATGGATGTGGCCGTAAACGAGGCCAGAAAGGAGTACCGGGATAGGATAGTGAAGCGTCAAAATGTTTAACCCTTTAACGCCCACCTCATGTCCCTAAACAGCGAGTCGTCAAACTGGGTGCTACCCGCCACAATCTCCTCATGTAAGGGGCTAGCCAAGTCTAGCCCCTATCTCAAGTAGTAAGTCCTTTCAATAACTATTTCTACTATCCGTTTCGAGTGGAATACCGCTCGGGCGGACGGTATGTCAACTACGGTACATCTGCGGACGGGTGGGGGTTTCAAAACCCTCGGCGAGGGTTCGACTCCCTCAGTTGACTTGCAACGTAGCTCAGTTGGTAGAGCATTTGCCTTCTTAAAAGGTTGATGTCGTGGGTTCAAGTCCCACCTCTGCTATGTGGCGATAATGATTCAATGGTTAGAATGTCAGTAAATGATGACTATCAGGGTTCGAGTCCCTGTTATCGCCTTGTGAAATCTCATGTGGGAGTTAGTTGCTTGCTCTTTCGATTAACGAGAGGGCAGGATACTGGCTAGGAACGCCCACTTAACTAGCGAACTTACGGGAATGCGGCTCTTATCCGTATTTAGGGGCGACAGCCCTACTGGCCGTCAGCAAGGGGCGCAGAGTGGCCTAGAGGGGTATGCCTCGATGGTTGGGCAGGCCTGCACTTGCTGGATATAATTCAGAAAAATATACCATATACTGTTTATAGTAAATACTAAACCCTAAACTATGGCTTACGTTTTATACGCGACAAATAAAGACGGTGATGGCCACGTTCAAGTGGTGGGCAGGTTTGAGAACATTGAAGACATAATCATTCGGGTGGGGATGTACGCCGATGACGTGGTGCTGGAGTTAACGCATGAATACGAAAAGGAAGATGACAGCGACGATTATTGGGAGCCGAAAGAAGAGAGCGAAACGCCCATAAAGGCGGGGGCAAAAGAAGAAAAATAAATATATGATAAAACTAACCTTGCCTCTCGATCCACAGAAGTTCCCTATCTCGCAGTGGTTCGGGCCGCCCAATTCTCCGGTAACGGCGAAGTTCTACGTTGAGCTTGGGCTTGCCGGTCACAATGGGATTGATTTCTCGTGTAAGGTGGGAACGGATATTCACGCTTGTCATGATGGTGTTATCAGTAACAGGGTAGGCGGCGATGGTGGGATTTACTGTTATGTCATCAATAAGGAATTGGGAATCCAGACGATGTATTATCATTTAAGCCAGCACAAATTGGCAGATGGCAAGTCGGTCAAGGCCGGTGGTGTGATTGCTCTCTCGGGCAATACGGGTCGGTACACCACGGGTCCGCATCTGCATTTTGGGCTGTATTTGATAGACAAGAATGGCGTTAAGCAGAACACGAATAACGGGTACGATGGCGCGATTGACCCGGCCGCGTGGCTGGCGGAACCCTTGGCTGATGGCGAATTGATAAAGAATCCATGGGACCCGGCTGTGTACCTTATACGCAATCAGAAGCGGTATTGGATAGATTCCGAGCGCACATTTCAAATAATATTCGGATACACGATAGACAAAGCCAAAGTAAGAAGTGTTGACCTCTTAACTTTGAATAATCTTAAGTACGATGGCGTAACGTCAGTCACCAATCCGAATAAATAATATGTTACCTAAGTTGCGGCTATTCTGGAGCGACTTGAAATATGTTTTTAAAGACATAACCAATAAACTATATGGACAAGGAGTTAATATTAAAAGGGGGCTTACTCGGGGCGGCTATTACTACAATGGGGCTTGGACAGCTTTTGATACTCACACCGGGCAAGGAGTTGTATGGAATGATACTTTTCTTGACTGGCTTAGTCGCCATTGGCGCAAGAGAATACGCAAAGATAATAATTAAGAAATAATTGTTTTCTATCGCTTCCATGCGGTTGCTGGGGGCGTTATGAAGATAATTATAAAAAACTATGGCTTACGAAAAACCTCGGATAGTTAGGGCTATTAACAGAACAATTCAAATCGCTCACTTGGAACAACTGGAGAAGCTACAGTCGTATTTGACCACCGAATCAGCCGCCAGTGATACTTCGATAAGTGTTGCTGATAATAATGGATTTGCCGACACAAACCTTGTTTTATTTGGCCAAGTAGGCTCTGCTAAAACCGAAATCAAGCAGATAACCAGCGTGGTTACTTATGGCACAACAATAGCATGTTCAGCACTCACCTTTCCACACCCTCTCAACTGCGTTGTACGGAAGGTTTTGTTCAATCAGTGGAAAGTGTACGGAAACACCACCAACACGTCCGTAGGGGCAGTTTTACTGGCCACAATAGCCATGCAAGTCGACGCTGAACTTACGACTTGGGTCAATACGGGGACAGAATACGCTTATTACTTCGTTTTGCCGTATGACAGCTTTAATTCTTTAGATGGAGATGCGTATTCTGATGGAATTACTGCTTCCACAGGTTACGGCTATGATACGGTCGCAAGTCTTATAAGAACCGCCTTGAAACAGTCTAAAGCTGTGATTGATGAACAAGTCACTACAGAGTTCCTTAAGGATGAGATAAATGCCTGCTTGCGGTTTATTTCAGGAAAACTAAAGCACTGGTCGCCGCTCCAATCATTCAATTACTCGTTAGGTTACTCGCAACGCGGTTCTTATGAGTTCTCAATGCCAACAGATATTGAAGACAAGAACACCAATAAGTCTATTTTGGATGTCAGACTGGGCAATTTGAATACGCTTATCTATCAAGATAAGAAAGAGTGGATTAATCAGCAGAATAAAGTTGCTAAGACACAGGTTAGAACACAAGCCACAGCTGGCGATACTACACTTGAGATTGATAACTCTTATGATTTTGCCGACTCAGGCACAGTTAAAGTTTACATTTCAGGTACGCAATACACAATTTCCTATACGGGAGTTACCAGAAGTCAGACGGCAGGTGTATTGACAGGCGTGCCTGCAACCGGTGATGGCTCGATAACGGTTACCATTGCTGTAGATACCAATGTTTGGCAGAATGAATCAGAGGGAATCCCGACTTACTTTACCGTTTATGAGGCAAATTTATTGATTTGGCCGCTTCCTGATTCCGCTCACGACAATTTTAATTTATCAATGGATTACTATTCACAAAGGACTGCTGTGACAACTGATTCGGACGTGATTGAGTTTCCTCGTTATGATGCCGTTAAGCACTGGCTCATTTGGAAGATACGCTCAACCAATAACTCAGCCGGGTCACTGGATTTTGAAGACGGAGACTACAAGATGTTCAATACGATTCTTATTGACATGATTAAGAAAGAATTGACAGGCCAGAAGTACAAATGGCAACCAAAAATAAACAAAATTACGTACTAACATATGGGACAAAGATTAAGTCCACAATTTGTATTCCAAGACCAATCGACAGGTGTGATACAAAAGGTGTCGCACAAGATTGCACCATTGAATTCCGTCAAGCATGCCGTCAATATGGTATTCGATGAGGAGTTCGGGTTTTCAGTTGTGCGCAAAGGCTGTACGGCCATTGGCAGTCAAATCACGTCAGGCAAGACCATCAATGGATTGTATCAGTTTGTGGACTCCGAAGCCGGTGCTAACTCCCATCTCTTGGCAACGCTTAATGCTGTCGGTGACGCTACGGCTGTGACATATTACTTCAACGGCACAACTTGGGTTAGTACTTTGACAGGCGATACGGCCAGTCTTAAGACCAGGTTTGTTACTTTTTTAGATTCCGTGGCTAGACTAAACGGAACGGACGCCGTTAAGTCTTGGAATGGGACAGGCTCGTGGACAACCTCAGGCGGAGCTTTAGATGTGACTAATTTCCCAAAGGGTAAGTTTGGCTGTGTGTACAAAGCTCAAATTGTAGTTGCCGGCGTTTCAGGCAGTCCTGACAGTCTTTACATCTCATCAGTTCCAGACTCAGGCGGAACGCAAATCTCATGGACAGTTGATAACCGTGAGATAGTGGTCAATCCTGCAGACAACTCTAATATTACAGGAATGGGCGTTGTGGCCAACTTATTAATAGTGTTTAAGAATGGAGCGATGTATCGCTGGAATAATAGTTCCATCGAGGCTGATGTTGTAACTCCTGTAGGTTGCTCCTCTCATGACAGCATTGCCACAGGCGCGGGAATGTTGTTCTTCTTTAATGATAAAGGGATTTGGATGACAACTGGTGAAATGCCTCAACTTATCTCAAGAGCGGTTCAAAAGTTCATTGATGCCATTGACCCAACTTTCTACTCAAGTGTTTCCGGTTATTGTGATAACGAGCATTACTATTGTTCGGTAGGCGATTGCACAGTTGATGGTCGGGTATTCAGCAATGTGGTTTTAAGATATACGATTGCCACTAAGGAGTTTACCGTCTTCAGTTACGCCAATCAGTTCAGGCGTTTTACTCAATACATAGATTCGGGCGAGGTCAAGGCTGTAGGAGGTGATACGAACGGCAATATTATTCAAATTGAGAGTTCCGCTTTGACTGATTGCGGAACGAATATAGCATTTGAAATCGAATCGCAGGATCAAGACTTAGGGTCGTTGGGTATAATCAAGGAAATCAATGAGCGAATAATGATGTACGGTTTCAATACGGTTGCCGTAAATTTGTCCGTGCAAATTGACGGACTCAAGATATATAACATGGGAACGGCAAATAAAGACTTCGCCAATTTGAAGTTAGCGAATAATTTAAAAGGCCATTACTTTAATTTCATTATTACGGGAACAAGTTCCACGGCTCGATATATTTTTAAAGGCTTGGAACTGCCTAACACTTCACCACTGGATTATGCCTGAACCATATAGCATTTGGGACGCTCAAATAGGAATGAATCGGTGGTTGACTAAACCGCCTCTTCTTTCTGTTGCTCCTACGCAGTCCTTGGGTAATCCGATAACCAATCCGATTGTTCCCGGCTCAATTATACCGGGTGAGAACGCAACTTTGACTTGCGTTGCCAAAAAGAACTTTCAGGATACGACTGAGGGCAAGATTGAGGGCTACGACCGCGATGGCAAGTACAAATGGCTGATAGGAAACTCAACTTACTCTATAGACTGGGGTGTAACGACTGCCGGTATTTTGACGATTGTGGGCTCCATTACGGCCACTTCAGGCAGGATAGCGAATTGGTATATCAATACTAATACCTTAAGCTCAGGTTCTGTTGAGGCAACTTCAAGTGTGCTTATTGATTCTGCCAATTCATTGATAAGAGTAGGTTCTACAAGTGGAAATTACATTACGATAGACGGTGCGAATTTAAGAATAAGAAGTTCTAATTATGTTTCAGGTGTAGCGGGAGCAGGATTTACTTTGGAGCCTGATTTATTGGAAGTTGGAAATATCTCGGCACGAGGAATGATTCGCACTTCTGTATTTCAGAAAGATGTAGTTTCAGCTATGTCAGGTAGTTTCGTAATTGCACCATCAAGTGATGTTTTGTCTGTAGATATGACGGCGGCAGATAATTCTACACTAACAATTAAGGGTACGGTTACTTTTGCAGTCAATGACAGACTAAGAATAAAAGATGGTACGGACGACGAATGGTTTTTAGTAACAAATATCGCTTCAGCCCCTACTTATATCGTTACTCGTGATCAGGCTTCGGCTTACGGAGCTAATGCTAATCCTGCGTGGAAAAAAGGGGCTTGTGTTACAAACTACGGTCAATCAGGACAGGGTCTGTTATATTTGACGGCTTCCGATACGAACAATCCATTTTTAAGCATATTCACTCATGCTGGCAGTCCGTGGTCAACAACGACGGAAAAGGTGAGGCTTGGCAATTTGGCTGGATTAACCAATCCTTATGACGGGGCGGCTCTTTCAGGTTATGGGCTTTGGACGAATAATGTGTATTTGAGCGGAGTGGTTGCGTCCTCACAGGGATATTTTGGCAGTTCAACGAATGGCGTTATAGTTGATAGTTCTGGATTATATACTATTGGAACAGGTTCAATCAGAACAGCAACGAGCGGCTCACGGATAGTCTTGGATAGTAGCGGTATGGATGTTTATTGGACTGGAGTGACAAATCCCATAGCAAGTGTCAATCAAACAGTGTCTTCAAGAAATTGTATATTTGGTACTATTATACCAGCGTCACTGTCTGGTACGTATTTAACTTCATACTCCGCATATGACGTTTGCTCTAACAATGTTTTATACATACAAAATCCAGTTGCGAATACTTCAGCAATATCATCTTGTTCGATAATTGATCATTCTATTTCGGTTGGCAATGGGGGTAGTTATCAATCAACTGGAAACGTTTTAACTTTATTGTACAATACTAATTTCTCTCCTGCCATTACGCCAGTTAAGACTGGTTCATTGTCATTGCAAATAAATACATTTGATTATGGTTCAACGACTAGTCGCACTTATAAGATAGAAATAGATGGAACTGGAACTCCTAATACTTTTAAATGGTCTGATAATGGGGGCAGCACATGGAATGCTACGGGTGTTCCTGTTAGTAGCGGTTCAATAACACTAAATTATAGAGTTACTGTTTATTTTACAGGAGGGACTACGGGTGGTGTAATGGGGGATTATTGGACATTCACGACTGGAAAAGTAGATCCAAATTATAGTTCTGTTTTAACACTACAACAGAATAGTTACAGTAATGCCGCTCCTACATTAAACATTACAAATTACGGAACAGGAGCTTCGATAAATATAGCAACGCAATCTTCGTCCGTTTATGATATTCTGGGAACCACTAGTAGTTGGTATGTTAGAGCCGATGGAAAAGCGTTGTTCGGAAATGGAGTTGTGGTAATTGGAGATCCTGGGATGCCAAGTCTTTCTGGAGACGTTCTTACTGTAACAGGAATCTATGACATTACGGCTAATGACGTAGGAGTCGGAACTATTTTGTTTAAGGGGACGACAAACAGAGATAGTGCCGGATTCATTAAGATTTATATTGAAAATACTGCTTACTATGTTCCGGTATTTAGTGCGATAACTGGTTAATATGAAACTTTTTATCCCTTTGTTATTACTGTTTATCTTGAATGGAGGAACCATAGAACAATCTTTGATATTGAAGAAATGGCAACCCTTCTTTAATGGCAATCAAACAATATACTTGGAGAATATTCCATGCAACAACAAAAAGGCTGAAGGTTGTATTTACTTTGATACTGATAGAATAGAAATTAAAAAGGACTCTCCTTATTTTGAGCACGTATTGGTTCATGAATTATTGCACTGGAAAACTCGCAGCGTAAATGAAGAATACATTGATTGGCTTACAGGAAACTTAATCGATTGGCGAAATAATTTATTATAATATGACAACTGGCGAACAAAAACTATTAGAGATACTGAAAGACCCAGCTACTTATTCAGGGACAGGCCAAAGCCCATATTCGGTGGTTTCCGATTGGTATTCCAAGCAACAAGATGAGTTTAACAGTAAGATAGGCGATTCAATGGCTTCTGCAATAAACAACGCCATCAATTCTAATTGGAAAGGATTAACGAGCGGACAAAGTGTTGACGTGGGTAATGGCTACAAAATGCAAGTAGTGGAAGTTGTTAATAATGGAACAGGTTGGAATCATTATCAATTAATTAATCCTTCAGGGGCTACTATCTATGACACTACAAACAGGGGGGACTTCAGGAATCTATCTAGGTATGCAGCAGGAGCTGAGCAGGGGTATCTAGTCGGAATTTCACGCTGGGATACTTTAAGTGGTGCTTTTTCTAAAGTGGCAAAAGATGCTGGATTTACCACTACCGATTTAAGTAAATGGAAAACTACAGCTTATGATGATTGGAGAAAAATCCAGGACGCTGGGTTAAAGGACTACGGTACGTTCATCAATAACGCAGGCCAGAAAACTGTTGCTACGTCTTTGGATATGCTGAAGAGTTTTAAGACATTGGGCTTTCCTCAAGTATCGCCAGGGAAAGACAGCTTAACAGCCGATGAGCAAAAACAGATGGATACGGTAAAAGCTCCGGCTCCCGAGTTTCAACGAAATGATTTGCAGTTAATCGCAGACGGCAAGGCTACAACGGTTGATGAAGCTAACACGATGATTAATCAAGCTAATCCTAATTTTAATGCCGGGCCGGTAACGGTTACGCCTAATCCTACAGTCCAGCAACCTTCCGCTCCAGCAGAAGACCCTTTGGTTTGGGTGCAAAAAGGAGTAAACAAGTTGCAAATGACTAAGAGTGCAGCTGACGCGCTGGTCGCCAAAGGCGAGGGCACGATAATTGACGCGCCAAGTCAAGAGGAGATAACACAACCAACCGCCCCAGTTACAACAGTGCCGCCGGTTGCTACCACTCCTGCAGCAACACCTGAATCAAAATCTACAGCACCTGATATAAAATCTACCGCTATTTATACTCAAAATCCACCATGGAATCCGGGAATTATGTATTCGGGTGTACAACCGCCGACAGGCACAAAGTGGGCGTTTACTGAATCAGGAGAAAGAGTAGCCGTTCCTAACTCTACAACATTAACAGACCCAGGAACACTTGCCGCCACGTTGTATGGACCAAACAACACAAAGAAAGTAGTAAAAACAGGAAGCACTCAGGCATCTGATTTGCAATCACAAGGCTGGGGATTAACTAGTGGCAGTTACAAAGCGCCAACCACGCCTGAAGCCCCTGTAGCGCCTCCAGTCGTGCCACAACCCACAACCCCGACAATTGAACCGCCAACATCCTCATTACCTGCTAAATACGTATATAAGTCGAATGGGAATTACGTTGACCAAGACGGAAACTATTTAGGAACAATGGCGCAAGTTTCTGCAGCAGTAAGTGCTGGCGCTAAAGATTACGGTGATAATCCGCCGGCAGGAGTGACTGCGCCCAATCAAACCTTAGCTCCACAACCTGCACAGCCTGTAACGCAACCAATAAATTCTCCTCCGACAGCACCGACTACACAGCCCGTGACAACTCCAACAACCACCACTCCAACTGAAACCACTCCTACACCAAATTCAAACATTGACACCTTTATTCCTTTTAGGACAGGATTAACGGACGCTCAAAAGCAGTCTATAATTGCACTTACAAATAAGCCATCTTCTTCGTGGTCAGACACAGATCGCTCTAATTGGAATTGGGCTACAAACTCTGCTCCGCTTCCAACAACAACACCAGTCGCAAGTCCAACTGTTCCTACTACTCCTGTTGCGCCAGCCGTAGGCGGTGATACAATGATACCATTTAGAGATGGGCTTAGTGATGCTCAAAAACAAAGCATAATAGATTTATATAATAAACCGCCCGAACAATGGTCAGGAACAGATACGCTTAATTGGAAGTGGGCAACTAATAATGCTCCAGCACCAACAGCGCCAGTAGCACCTACTGCCCCATCTGCACCAACAGCTCCTGCTGCTGGAAGTGACACTCTAATCCCATTTAGGGATGGATTAAATGATTCTCAGCGTCAAAGCATTGTTGATTTATACAACAAACCCGCTGCTGATTGGTCGGAAACTGACAAACTAAACTGGAATTGGGCTACTAATAGCGCACCGATGCCTACCGCTCCAACTGCACCTGTCGTGCCTGAAACTGAGGGCGACCTTAATTATGATGGAATATCTGCTGACGCGCTGGCTATAATCAAGCGTTATGACCCCGACCAACAGAAGGTATTGATTGACCAATACAATGCTATCGCCTTAGCAAATACGCTTAAAGGACAGGAGGCGGCTAAAGCGTTGGATGAGGCGGTAAAGACAGCCGATCCGTGGTGGAGAAGCCAGTTATTGATGGCTAGAGACGAGGTGACCAACGCATTAGCTTCAAATGAGCAAGATGTATTGTCAAGCATAGGCCAATACCAGACGAAAATAAACCAGATAAATCAAGACCTTGCTTATGGAAGGGAGACTTTAACATTGGATCAGCAAGCTCAAATGTCGGATTTGTTAAGGACTTATAAAGCGAATTTGACTGATTTATCACAACAGGCCGCAGAGCAAGGCTTGGCGTTTTCCAGTCCTCGGAAATTAGCAGAACAAAGACTAAGTGAAGCTAATCAATCTCAAGCTCAGGCGTTAAGTTCAGCGGCTGCCAAATCGCTAAGAGAGCTGGAAACAACCGGGCTTAGAGGCATTCAAACGGCGGAACAAGGCATTCAAGACACTACTAGGCAGGGTGCTGAGGCGGCAACGAGTATCTGGCGAAAGGCTGAGGGAGCTATGGGAACGGCGAATCTTCCTACGGGTGCGCCAAGCCTTGGAACGCAAGCCACTCCTGTAGTCGGCTCGCTTGAAGACCAGAGACAACAAAAGATACTGGACTTGCAGAATACATTGATAAATCAGCAAGACCCATTTAAATTCACAACATAATATGGCATTACAATTTTACAGAGTCGGAAAGGACATTTTTGAAGCCAACACAAACAGGCACATCGGCCCTACGGAGTGGCAAAAGTCTTGGACTGGCAAAGCGCAAGAAGTTTCAGCCCCAAATCAAAAAGCTCCAGTGGAAAGCGGTTCTCTTGAAGGCACTCTTCCTTCAATGAATCGTTCGCTTCCCGGTGATGTGCCTGCTGAGGGCAATGATTTTGCTTTAGCTATGAAGCAGATAGCGAGGTCGGCTTACGGCAATCGGACGGGTGCTGACACAATGCAGCAGTACCAGCAAGCCGGATTGAATATCCAGAATCCGACTTTAATTTCAAATGCCATTAGCAGTGAAACAGAGCGTCGTTCCGGGACGGTGGTGGATATTTACAATTCCACAATGAGCATGATTAAGGAGCAAGAAACTCAACGCGCCGCCAAAGAGAAAGAGATGCGAGCCATAGGCAGTGGAATACTGCAGAATATGTTAGCCACGCCATTTGCTTCTCAATTAACAGGCAAGGATTTTGAGGACATTGTTAATGGCGGAATGTCTGATGAGCTTCTTGTTAAATGGGGTGAGTATCTCAAAACCACTCCGAATGACGGCAAAGCCCCAACAATGGAAGATATTGATGGAGATGGTCAATTAGAGCAATGGGATACCAGTACAAGGACTTGGATTAAGCCTCAAAGTGGAGATGTTGGGAGTTCTGCTGATTTCAATAAATGGTTGTCTGATTGGGGTGTTGAGCCAATACAAAGCTATGATACCCCTGTTTCGTATTTTAAAGACGGCAGGAAAACACATGGTGGATATGACATAACTGGAACTCTTAATTCACCTGTAACATCTCCTATATCAGGCAAGGTTGTGGAAGCGCAAAGTACTCCAGGCTGGGGAACTACTGTCGTTATTGAAGACGCAAATGGAAATAAGTGGAGAATGGCGCATTTCAATGATGTTAATGTCAAAATGGGCGAATCTGTAACTTCAGGTCAAAAGATAGGTTTAATGGGTAATACTGGTTATGTGCTAAAAGGTGATGGCACAGCACCATCGGCTGAAGAATTGGCTGCGGGGCGAGGAGTGCATTTGCATTTAGAAGTTAAAGATAAAAACGGCAACTTAATAGATCCTAAGACTTTTCAACACAACGCGACTGACATAGCGGACAATAGCGAGGCGATGGTTTGGGCTAGACAAGTTGTGGATAAAGAACTGACAATGGCGCAAGTTATGGATGAAATAGGAAAGAACTCTAAAATGAAGATTGATGTCATGAATGCGGTAGCCAAACTGAAAGGAACTTCAGCATCCAATCTTGAGGCTACAATGGCATTTCAAGATAAATTAGGATTAATTGATGAGATTGAAGATAATAAAAAAGGACTATTGGGGTCTGTCGGAACGTATGCTTTGAAACGATGGTCGCCGGTAACAATAGATAAATCCGAAAGAATGGCTTTTAAAGCTTCCGTACACAGATTGACAGATAAGGAGACATTAGACGCTTTGCTTAATTTAAAAAAAGCAGGCGGGACATTGGGGGCTTTATCTGATACGGAAAGATTGATGTTACAAAATTCGGCTACAAAATTAAAGGATTGGGAGATTAAAGATGATAAAGGCAATGGCATTGGACGATGGGAGGTCTCACGCGAGATATTTATGGAGGAAGTTAATAGAATAAAAAAGATAGCACAAAGTGCCTTAATTGCCGCAGGTGGCGATGATGGAATAATCAGTGTATTGGAACAAACGCTCAGTGATAATCCGCAATTAATTAATGAGTACAATGCTTTGGCGGCACTCAATCCGGGGATTTCTGAAGAAGACATGATTCAATTATTAGGAATTAAATAATCAATATGCTTACACCAGAACAAATAGCGGAAATCAGAGCCGGAGCTGGATTATCTCCTGCCCCCGGATTTTCAAATTCATTGCTTGTTGATAAAAACAAGGTGGCGGCCGGTAAATATGACTACTTAAAAGAAAAAAATGACAAAAAGTACGGGGTGCTTGATTACTTGCCAGCGTTCTTGAATCCGTCAAAGCAAAAACAATACACAGAAGAAGCTGCTACTACTTTGGCTGACTCGTTGGGTAAGAGAGTTGACCGTATTAAGAGTATTTATGACAGGACGGCTCCAATACAAGGAGGAGGTAATGAAAATCAAACGCAAGGAGCCGCTAGGAGCGGACTGCAGCTGGTTGGCGAAGTGACTGGCGGTGTTGGCGATCTAATTTTTGAAGGACTTAAGTTTGCCGCCAAGAAACTCACGCCTGAGGTAGTACAAGATTATTTAGGTGCAAAGGCGCAACAAGCAATAGAACAGCCTAAAATAAGAGAGGGGTTAATGTATCTGTCTAAGGGGGTTGAGAAATACAACGAATGGGAAGAAGCCAATCCGCAAACTGCAGCTGACCTTAGGGGGTTGTTAGGTGTTGTTGATATTGTGACTACTATAGTTGGTGCTGGGCCAATCGCCAAAGGCGTTGAGGGTGCCGCATTAAAGGCTGCGGAAGCTACAGGGTCTGCTGGTAATAAAGCTTTGTTGGCGATTGCAAGAGGAGGGTCTGAGCTTGCTTCGGCAGTCCCTGATATGTCCGCCGCTTCGGGGCTTCTACAAACCGGAAAAGATTTTCTGGGTAGAATCCCGAGGGTGGCTCAAAGAATTGGCGAGGGACTAGAAACCGCATCGGTAAGGGCTGCGAAAATAAAAGAGTCTTCGCCTGCAGCTAAACGCGCCATGGAGTCAAACTTAGACGAGAGGATAATAAATACGGTAATTGAAGCAGATGAGCCGACAGTCGGAGCTTATAGGCAAGTATTGGATTTGGCTGATAATCCGCCCAAAACGATTGGTGCAATAACTCAGCCGTCAAAGATCAGCGGTGACTTAGCCGTTAAGCAGTTCAGCTTTATAAGCAAAGAGAAGAAGCGAGTGGGGTCTGCAATAGGAGATTTAATTAAAGGCCTATCCAAGACAGAGAAGATAGACATGATGGATAGCTTTTTAGAGGTAAGAAAAGTTTTATCTGATCAAGGTATCGAGGTGGGAGCGAAAGGAAAGCTTAAATTTAAAGTTACTAATTTAAAGCCATCAGAAAGATCCGCTATTCAACAATTATTTGATATGGCATCGGAAGGAGGTAAAAATTTAAGTCCTTTAGATATCAAAAAGAAGGATCAATTATTCAGTAAACTGCAGAGAGAAGCCAGAATGGCAGATGTAGGAGAAATCATAATAGAAACACCTGAAGGAAGTAAGAGTATCTTTAGTGTATTTAGAGATATTTTTTCTAAAAAACTAGACGACATTTCGCCTGAAGTTAAAGCGTTAAATAAACAGTATCGTGATTTGGTCTTAATTACGGACGACATCGAGGACAGCATATTCAGAACGCCCAATTTCAATGTTACCAAGTCGGCAGACGGAGCTGAATTTGCAAAAGTAAATCTTCGCAGGATATTTGGCGAAGCTCAGAGTTCGCCTGTTTTTGAGGCAGTAGCTGATAAAATGGACGAATTGGCACGGCAGTTAGGTTACGCAGATGCTACACCTAAGCAAGTAGCAGCTTTTGCTCAAGAATTAAGAAAGTTGTACCCTGACACTATTCCTAAAACAGGTTTTTCTGGAGGAATAAGAGCTGGCATTCCCGAGTTAATTGAGTATGTATCTAAGGCAGGGGTGCCAAACGCAATAGATCAACGTAAAGCTTTGCGTGAATTACTGGACGAGTTGTTCCCAAAAGCTGAGGCAGTTGTGCCACAAACAACACCTCAGAGCCTCAAAACTGCCCCAGGTGAGGCGATAGCGCCCAAGGCTGGCAATCTTACCGCGGTGGAGGCCAAAGCGTCAGGACTGTCTTTTGACGAGTGGGTGAAGGGGCAGGGCGAGACTTTGTATCACGGAGGAGAAAACTTAAAAGAGGTTGGAAATATGCGTAGCAAGTGGGGCGCTTTCTATATGACAGAAAATCCAACCTATGCAAAATCTTATGGAGGAAAAAGTTCTACACTTAACGAGATTTCTCTTTCAAAAAATGCAAAGATTGCTGATTTGCGGAAACCAAGTAGAGATTTAATTAAACAAATAGATGAAATTATCTCTCCAAAAGAAACAGGTAAGACAATTATTATTACAAAACCAGACGGTACTAAATTGACTATATCGGAAAAGACAGGCGGTTTGTCAAATCCTGTTCATAGCTCTACTGATATTATTCAAGGAATAAAAGATGGTAAAGCATATTTTGCAGAAATGCCAGAAGTAAAAAAAGCACTAAAAAAACTTGGCTATGACGGAATGATTACACAAGAAAGCAAGTTTGGTGCTAATTACGGAGTATGGAATAAGAATGTAATCAAAACCCGCTCGCAACTAAAAGCAGAGTGGGACAAAGTAAAATAAACAAACAAAAAAGAGGCGGAACGAATCCGTTCTCTTTTTATTATTTACATCCGACCAATAAAAAAAGTAAAGAGCAAGAAAATCGATACTCCGAAACAGCATAGCACGAAAGCAGGCAGTGAATTTATAAACTTATTTAATGATTTTAACGATGAACAAATGTTATCTTGTGCTTTTTTGTTTTCCTTGATTGAGCGGTAGAGCCAAAATAGACCGCACCCAACCCAATAAATAAAAGCACCGCTAAGCCAGATAATATACGGTAGAGCGCAAACGAATAAGATAGCCAGAACGATTGTCCAGAACATAAGTTTGGTTGTTAGACTTTATTCAACTCGTCGAAATTCTCATAAACGTAAAGAATGGCGTGCCACAACAGCACAGTCGCAATCGCCACAACCGCCAACAGTATCGCTGTGGCTGGGATAACGCAGGCCAGCCAGACGGCTGTTTCCCAAATTGGAGGATAGTCTGATAGAAATTCCATATTACTTTAAGCCGTGTGTACCGGCTTGGTTGCATTTAACGCATTGATATTCCGCCCATTCGCTATTAAACATTCTCTTATATCCGCTGAACTGCTTAGCGGGCTGGATGTTGACCTTTCCGAATTGCGCCTCGAACGGCTCGCGCCAACCGGTGGAGTGCGGAATTACCCTGTCGGGGTGGTTGAGCAACAACTTCTTTCCGCACTTGCAGACAAGTACCAGCGTTCTCATATTTTAGCGGCTTGCTCCAGCCTGACGGTTAGCTTATCAGCCTCAACGTAGAGCTTATTCAAACCTTGGCTTTTCCACAAGTCATCTTCGCTGGTGAATACCGCCAGCATTTTGCGGAACTTTTTTATTTCCTGCAGTTTCTTGTAAAGCAGAAACCGAATGAATGATTTGGAGTTCATACGTATTCCAAGCTAACTCTCACGATTAAGAACGTTACCGCGATAGCGAATAGGATTGCCATAGAGATATTTGGTTAATAATTATTACGACTTTCGTTGGACGCGACTTCAAGTAAAGTTCTTATGGCTGATAACTTGTGTTCGTAGCTCTTCATTTTGGCTTTCAGTTCCATTAACTTCAAACCCTCATCGGTCAGTTCCCACGAACGCTCCACGGACGCGTCGCTTTTATGCTCCGGGCGGTGTGCTTTATAATACGCGGCGTGGACGCGCATGAGAGCGACCGCCTGCTCACCAGCCTTGGCGTAGTAATCGGCTATCTTCATTCGTTCTTCCGCCCAGTAGCGTGGGTCAAGTGAGTTGGTTTGTTCAATCATATTTTCTTTTTAAGTTTCCTCATTTTGGGGTGATTATTCCCTTGATATACTACAGTCAACTTAACTATGATGACCCCAACTATCTGTTTTTTTGTGACATTCTCTGCAAAGTGTAACGCCATTTCTTATATCAAAAGCCAATCCTGGATGTTCTTTAAATGATTTTATATGATGTGGATTAAGCTCAATTGTTTTTCCATATCCTTTTGAGTTCTTTATTCCACACTTCCTACAGGTAAAGTTGTCTCTAATAAAAACTGCTTCGCGCCACTTTATCCAAGATTTACTAGTTCTTATTCTTTTGTATTCAGGTGTCAATGGGTTGATTTTTCTTCTTCCAGTGTTAGCTTTCGAAATTTTTTCTATTGTTTCGTTAGATCTCTTTTTATCTTTCATCCATTTACCGTAACCATGGCTAATAGCTATCTGTTTCATTTTTTCTTTATATTCTGGATTATTAAAAAACGACTTATCGGCTAATTTGTATTGTTCTTTTGTTCTTAAGGCTTTGTGTCCTTTTTGGAAACCGCAGTGTATTGGCATTTTTATACCTTTATTCCACGGAACATTACCTTTTGCAAATAACATATTTTTTCATTTTCCTTAATTTAGGGTGCTTCCCTTGATACACTACTGTTATCTTAACATTTTCTTTTCCTGAATACAATGCTTCGAAAATTTTGAACTTTAATACCCAAACCTTAGTTATGGGATAACCTTTTGTTTCAACATATTCGATAGTGTCGTCATTGTGGAATATCACGAAGTCTATTCTGTACTGACAGACTACGTAACCATTAACAATGAGGTCTAAGTTTTGTTGAGTGGCATATCCCTTTATATCTTTTGCTTTCAGTCTAAGTTCTAGTTCTTGAGCATAACCTGATTCAAATTTGCTGTCATAGAGGTGGCCGTTAAACTCTTGTTTTTTAGCTGTAGTCCACTTGTTGCTAGTTGTATACATATTTTTATTTTCATAAATAAAGGAACACGCCGGGCGCGGCGATTCGCACCCAAACTGAAGTTATATTTGTTTTACGCCTGTTGCGATGAGTAACGCCAAATGCCTCAATTTTCAGGCGCGGTTTTTTAAAAAGTCAATCAATTCCAGCCACTCTTTCTCATAACGAACCTCGCCGAACTTCCTATGCCTGTCCAGTTCTTCACTGATTATCCTGATTGCCGTTTCCAGTTGACCCTCGTTGAACTCCTTGGCGTTATCGCGCACCCAGTCGCAAACGCAACCCACGCCATACGAGCCTGACCCGACCATGTACCGAATGGCGGAGAACGTAACCACCGCTTTATTGCAGTCCATGTAGTTTTCTCTGTTTAATTATCTTTTTATTCCTTCTGTTTATTTCCGCCTCGAGTAAAGCTATCTCGTCTTTACACGCTTTGCATATCACAATATCGCCTTCTTTGTATTGTGTTGTAATGCTTCCATTTGGTAACTCAACCATAACTTTATGGCAATATTGATGATACCGCCTAATCCACTTGAGAAGTTTTTTCCCCAATTCTTCATCTGATATTGTCATAAGCCTTGATTAACGCGATTCTCTTTGGTTGTGAATTTATCGCTTTTGTCAAACTCACGACAAACTTCTTCGATATCATCAAACATACATTCGCTCCAATCAGTCCCCTTGTCTCTGATTATGGCAATGTTTTCTGCAAGTT